GGGATATGCGGGACGGACCACCTCCCCGAAATCGGGCCGTGGGGTCTGCCGTTTTTTTGGACCGCCCCCCCAATCCACGAAGGGCGGGAAAAAGGAACGGCAAACAATAAGCGAACCGAAAAAAGAATGCTTATTTTCCATTTAAATTGTTGATTATCAATGATATAAATCAATATTTTAATATACATTTACATTTGATTAGTTTTATTATATATAATCGTTGAATTTTTATTGTAAAATATTTGTTTGGAAATAAAACATATATTATATTTGCAATGTGAGATAACAATATTAACAAACAAGGCGTGCTAGGTGCCTATATAAGTCCCTAGGGCAAGGGCGATTTAATATGAAAGCAAAAGATTTGAATCGAGTACAAAATGCAGTGAAAAAGTCTGAATCTGAAACTTTGACGGGTGCGATAAAATCTTGGTGCAGATTGTTTAATAGCAAAAAAGATGTTATGGATATTATCAAAGAAAACAATATTGAAGTTTCAAAAGATGTTATCCCGTCTTTAGTCGCTTTGGCTAAAGATAAAGAATTGGTTATTACTATTTGTAAAGAAATTCTTGCAAATATAGATGGCGTATTTTGCCAATATATAGAAATAGAAAAGATTTACAATGATGAAAATGAATCAGCCAACAATAAAATAATGTTAGCTGAAAAACAAGCTCAGAAAATTCTTTTGGGCACAACACATAAAGCTTTTGGCTATTGTGCCCCTATTAAATACTCTGAGGATAAAAGCGGTTATTTCGTTATTTACAATAACGAAAGATATAAATCTACTCGAATGGCTACTAAAATAACGAATTTTTCGTTTTCATTGATAGCCAAATGTATCACCTATTATCTTACTCACGATAAAAATGTAAGATAATATTAAGATGTCCTTATATCTTTATATATAGGGGCATTATGGTGGCGATATCTGTACGTTCACGCCGTGCCACTGATTTAGACTAAACAGATAAGATATTTAACATATTGATACATAGATATGCGAATCGGTAGGGTATCGAGAGTTCGTATAAATAGGTTGCCGACTAATAGTGTGATCAGGCATTCTCCTAGTTCAGGGGCGTGCCGTTATTCTTGGCTATGTATCAAGGCTGGTTAATACGTCCGGTCAACCGGATAGGCCATGTAAAAACATGGGGCATATTGGTGTATATACGCATGTATAGGGCGTATGTCCATGTGTAGCGAGAGCAGCACGCATGGAGTGCATTACGGGGTTATAACCGTACCAATATATCAATGCAATAACATATAGGGTTGCTTAAATACTTGTATGTTATATGTATTAATTAAAATAACAACCCTTACAAGGGTATTTTGTGCGGTTAAATTGACGGACAAAGTGCGCCTTGTCGGTACGTATCACGGGCAACGTATGTACGTATTTGGCTTCGTTCGTTCGGGGCAAAGGGACAAAACCAAAGGGAATCGGGCGGGTGTGGTGCGTCCGGCTGGCCGTTTTGATAACGGCGGCTTTGTGACTTCATAGCCATGCCGTATTCTTATTGGTGTAATTAAATTAATATATTATGTACAAAAAGAAATTCGATAATTTGAATAGGAAACTATCTATTCAAAAAGAAAAGGCTTTAGAGGCTGTAAGAAAGTCTCAAATGGAGTTTTATATTGAGCTTACCAAAGATCTATACAAGTCTAATAAATTAGATTGTAGTAGAGATTCTGATAAATGTAGGCGGAAACGTGTTAGTTATATGGCAAACAAATTACGACAATAGATCGTTTGTTTTTATTTGATTTTAAAGTTTGTGCCCTTCTGTACTGTAGTGATATAGGACGGAAGGGCTTTTTTGTGTCTAATTTTACAAAATGACAGCATAATCATATGTTTTGCTTACACATAAAAGTGTTGAGGCGGTAAATTTTAAGCCTTAATTATAAATATGTAAGTAAAATACTTTATTATGTATCATTTTGTATATGTCTATATCCATACGGGCGAGTGAATTGTACCCTTATGCATGGATTTGCGCTTGAATCGATCCTAAAAGGTATATAATAGGCGGTACTTATTGTATATTTTTTATCTATATCTAGGCTTATCTTTCCTTAGAGGTAGCTCTAGGGATTGATATATATTATATTATTGATACCCAATTAATTATTTTATTTGTGTTCAATTTTAAAGTCACGGTTACTTATTGTATATTTTTATGGGAATATTGATATATTTTGTGCTTACCTTGTTTTGTTGGTATATGGCGTTTGAGTTGGGGCTGTATGTTATAGCTACGGGCGACGCTCTGCCTTTAATCATAGTTATTTTATTGGCTTTATTATCAATACATTGTATTAGGCAAGTATGTAAGGCAATCAAGAACAAAGACCTCGATATCCTAGACTGAATCAGCGTTCCACGTGGAACAAAGTAGCGGGAGGTCTTGGGTTTTCGTGGTGGTTTCGAGGGAGGTTTGGGGGTTGCGTGATGGTTTCGAGGGAGGTTTGGGGGTTGCGTGATGGGACACCAACAAACAAGGGAAACACCAACAAACAAGAAAAAAACACCAACAAACAAGAAAAACACCGACAAACAAGAAAAAACACCAACAAACAAGGGAAACACCTTTCGAGCAAGGGAAACACCTTTCGAGCAAGGAAAACGCCTTTCAAGCAAGGGGTATCTTCCGATCAAATGTAAAAGTTTGCAAGTGGTAGGAGTTTCCGGTGAAGGCAAGGCGGTTGTGAGCTATGGCGGGTAGATATTGTTTATTGGTATGGGGAGATGCGGAGGAAACCAAGGGAAACGGGAGGCGGCGATGGCGTGGGGTAGGTCCCGCTGGTCGTCCGTCCCTGTTCTCCTTTGGCGTTAGTGTAATATTAAAAATCTGATAGTGATATGACGAAAGAAGAAGCAAGAAACGTATTTGGCGGTAGTATAGTAAATAATCTGCTGTCGCTAGGGGCTGAGCCTACCAACGTGGTAAGGCAAGACGGGTTGATAGAATGGAAAAGTGATGGATATATAGAGGTAGGAGGCGTACAGGTATGGGCTTACTATTACTTTGAGGATGGAGAGGACGTTGATAGGTGCGATTGGGAGGATCATATGGAGATAGAGATAGAGGAATGTTGGATTTAAAATCGGTTGATATGAGATTCATGTATTTAATGGAGCTTAGTGGAAAGGATATATACGTAGGCGACAAGAAGTGCAAGAGCGTAAAAATATATGTAGGCAGGCCGTTGAGGGATACGCCTAAAACCTATAAACGAATAGGCGGATTTGTAGCAAAAGAACTATCCAACGCTTATAACAGCGGTTGTGTTTCCATCTATGAAGCAAAGGATAAAACGCTCAGATATTCGGTTTATCGAGACGGTTGTTTCTATCCTTATTACGGGAAATTAGAGGTGGCAGAATAACACCAAGGGGAACGGGCGGCGGTGTCACGGCGTGGTAGGCTGCGGGTGTCGGCTGCCGTTCTTTCCTTTGGCGTGGTAATATAAAATACTAATAACATGGACGAGATTATAAAATTACAAGATGAGATACTGTCTTATCTTCGTAATAATATTACAAAGGACGAGGCGTATTATATCCTTACGACTGATAAGGATATGATAGAGGTTCTTATATCAGATAAGAAGGACGGAAGCAAACGTATCAAGATCCTTGATATGGAATATACTATCGAGAAGGATGATATGTTATTGCTATTCGATACTGATGGGGTAATAGACGAATGTCTTTTGGTTGCCAGCTATATAGGGGTAAATATGTATTTTCGCAGGCAAGATGTCAACGCTATTTTGTATAACATCAATAGAGAGAAAGTTATGAAATATCCTTACATAGCTATTCAGTTAGATAATATACAGACTATAGAAAAGCGTAGGGTTGTTTTTGAGATCACCGGGCATAGGATGGATGATAACAAAGAGAGAATAGATTTTATGTTTATTTATTTTATGGCAAGATTATGCGTATAAGAAGAACTGTAAAGGAAAGGGATATTATGAAGGTATGGGTATTCGGGTACGATCGGAAACTTATAAAATCGGCGGCGGATTCCGGGTTCAGAAACATGTCGGAGGTATTATCTTACGCTAATTGTATGGCAGGAGATAAGCCTGTAGATCATATTAGGGTCTCGAATGAGAATCGTGGCTGGTGTGGATCGTATACTATATATGGTAGGGAGATAGATTAGTTTGATCGTGAACAACAAAGGAGGTGCGTATGAATAATGTTATAACAAACGCCAATGGCGTGAAGGTAAAAGTAAGGGTGTATGATATTGGCGATGGGGAGATAGATAGATACACGATAATATGTGTAAGTGATAAGGGTAAAGATAGTAATGGGTTGGTATATTATCCTGTGTTTGCATGCAGCGAAAATCCATTTCATCCACAAGGGATAGGAATATATGTTGGTGATTATTATCCATATAGGAGACATTCATACGATTTCGGTAAAAGAGTTAAGAATCTAGCATCCTTACCAAAAGAGGTGATTAAGTACATAAAAATAATAACAACATGAACGAAATAGTTTACAACAATTACGATTTAGTGGCTTTTGAACAAGATGGAGAAGTGGTAGTGGCCGTAACATTTTACAGATATTACAAGAAGAAAGCTAAGGGCGAGGTTAATTATAGATGGAGAACCAGATGCCCGGAGTTGGTGGATAAGATTGTAAGACACCGTACCAAGGTGTTTACCGGCCAGCTTATTCAGTTAGCGAAGGCGTATGGGGAGAAAAGGGTCATTAAATATCAAAAACAGGAGGAAGAGGTATGTCAAAATACGACAGGGACGCTATAGAAATATATATACTAGATCATATAGATACTGATAATTACAAAAAGCAGTTTAGATATGATAGGGAGTATCTGGCTTTTATGCTTAACGTGTTTAAGGATGAGTATAAAGAGCATATCAAAAGGGATGGGATTAAGAAAGCTTTCGAGGACTACATAATGAGCGTTCCGTCTATATTCAGGATTCATATAGCGGATTGCGATATCAGGTATTTATTACGTTCATGGGGAGTGGAGTTCGATGATGATGATGAGATATACATCTTGTACAAAAAGATCATAAGGGAGGTCTTCTTTAAGATGTGTAATGATATGAACATTAGATTTTAGTTTGTTAATATTGTGACCATGACCTTGGCGGGGTGGAAGGATATATCATGATCGTACGTGTGCGGATATGATCCGGGGTCGGTTCCCGGTGCCTTGACACAACTTAATTAAATAGCATATGGACAATACTTTAAAAAGAGCGGCAGCGGAATTGAAAGAAGCCGGTTGCAGGGTTTTTGCGTGGCAGGATGATACTTATAATAGAAGTTGGAGTAAGGGTGATTATATAATGTTGTATTACGCCTTCCCTGATTCACCCAACATCGGGTATCTGAGTCATGGAGAATATGGAATGAGTGTAGCATATAGTAGAGCCTATATACCGAGCCGTGGAAGTGGATCGGGGTGTTGTGTCAAGGAGGAAGCTACGTTCGATCTTGCGACGGCGTTAGACGTGCTGAACGGGCCGTTACCTAGGTGGTGTAGGTCTTATGGGGTTTATCCAAAGCAGTACGATAATATTGATAAATGGTATAATAGCGATAATCATAACAAAAAATTATTTAAGGAGATTTGATATGGAGGTAAAAGATTGGGAAAATCTGGTTTTGAATACAGAAGTAGGATCACATTGTTTTGTTACGCTGATTGATGATAAGGACATCAGTAGAGGTTATGCGCAAATCAGACGTGCGGAGCATTTCGGGTATAACATCTGTTTTACAAGGTTATACGGGAATAAGTTCTATTTCGAAAAGATAGAGGAAGGACGTACGCAACAATATATCAATAGGAGGAAATAAAATGGTAATAGAGTTTGATTTCGAGATATACAAAAACGGAGATTACGATAAGGTATATCTACGTAACGGAAAAGAGGCAAGAGTATTATGTGATAATGGGAAGGGTAATAGTCCTATGGTCGTGATGATTGAGGATGATAAAGCGGATGATTATATTATTCTTCGTTATAACGAAACTGGCAGGAGGAATATCAATGGTCAATCGGGTCTCGATCTTATGTTATCGGTAAAAGAACGGGAACCAGAATTATGGGTTGTTGTCATATCTTATATGGATAATAAGGATAAGAGACAAAAGATGGTCTTACCTAATTTTTTCTCAAGGAATATAAGAGGAAATATATATCTTCAAGGAAGCTCTAAATCAAGTGTATCATATTATGTTGATAAGCTAGAAGAAGATGGGTGCTTCGATGAGCTATGCGAGAAGATAAGGGTAAAGAGAGATCGCATTTATAACATGGAAATAATATCACTATCAGATGACGAGACGGCAGTTTAACCAGTTGATAAATGATCTGGACGGTAAAAACCCGTTTATCGTGTTGCATAGGGATGCCGTTGCGCCTAAATACGTGGGCGTGGAGGTCTCGAAAGAAGGAGTGGTATATAACTACTCGGTTATAAGCATAAATGACGAATATAAGCCTAAAAAGGCTCTTATTTCGAAGATATTGGGTATAGCTGATAATCTTAATGGCGATAGCGGCTTGAAAAAGGGATGATTGAGTGTATTTATGACCATAATAATAAAAGTTGTGTACTGATACGAATGGTATTGGACGGAGGATAAATATGGCAGTATGGTAATAGACAGGTTTATGTCTTAATATCATAATATTCTGCTATTATATCCTCTTTTTGGGTAAGGAGTATAATAAATAATATAAATATCTTGGATATGGGGGAAATTAACATAGGTGATAAGATCGTGAATAATAATTTTGATATGGATAAGATATGACAAGATACTTGCTTATGATGGCTATGGTGATACTGACACCGCCAAAAGGGAGCGGTGGCTTGCCCCACGCCCCAAGGTCTGCCGTGGTAGAGGCACGGGTATGGGATAAGCTGGCGGCCGCCCTATCTTTCGTGGAGTCAAGGAATGACGATCGGGCGTATAACGCCTCATCCGGGGCTTTAGGAAGATGGCAAATGAAAAGGGTATACGTTGATGAGGTTAATAGGATATTGTGTCTTAAACGGGAGAAAAGGAAATATAGATACGAAGATCGAGCGAATCCTGTCAAGGCTAGGGAAATGTTCGAGATATATCAATCTCACCACAATCCTAAAAAGGATATAGATCGGGCTATAAAGTTGCATAGGGGATTGCATTCTCCTATGTATGTTAAAGAGGTTAAACGTAAATTAAGGGAATAATATGAATCGTGAGGTATTAATAAATATCATTAATAGAGGTAGAATAAGGTTTATCCCAGTAAGAAGATGTTTCTTATGCAATGAATATGTAGGATATAAATTCGTTAGGATGTGTGATGGAAGTATGATACCGGTATTTTCTAGCGGATGTAGGTGTTGTGGCATAAATAATGGGACGCTATCAGAAAGGACTTGGGATGAAGTGCTTGATCTTGTCAAAACGGTACAAAATAAGCCTATGAATGAGAGAACGGAGGAAGATGAATTTATATTAAATAGTTTAATATAAGGAGGTATTGTATATGAAATGGGTGATAATAAAAGGCGTAAGGTATCCTATGTCCGTGGTGTCGGCATTCGCCGCATATTACGGGAACAATCCGTTTCTGAAGATACGGATAAGGAGCAAATATCACATAATTTATTTTGATAATTTCGATTGTTTGAATATCCAGATAAGGTATTTGACTAACAACTGTCCTGACTTCGTGCAGATAGGAAATTGGTATATATCCAAGAAGCAGGTGATGTCGTGGGGGCCCAAGGGGCAGGCCGTGGACGGATCGGGCTGGGTTATATCCTTCACCCTGTCCTTTGGTTTGGAGAACAGTACTCAAATTAAGTTCGACAAGGAAGAGGAGTATCAAAGAGCTTTAGATAGTTTAAATGAGAAGTTCAATGTAATATTATGAGTTGTATCATGAAAACCATGATACTTAGAGGAGTATTGAGACTGATAGCGATCAAGGCAAATGATGTTGTTTAATTAAAAAATAAATTGTTATGGAAATAAGAGAGCATTTATCGGTTTATCTAGAGAGTGGATATCTTTTTGACGATATGTCAGGAAAATTAAAGTGGTTTGAGATTGATAAGATCTTGATCAGTTTTACATATGGAGTAGTTAGATATGTAGGAACATGGGGAGGATGTAGGACTGAGAAGACATTAGATGGGAAATTATTTTATTCGTCCGAAGAATGTTTTAAAAAGGGCAAGAGCATCCCCAAGACAAAACTATCAATATATGATGTTTTTGAGTCATTATATGGGTTCGTTCCAATAGGTGATGTGTGGAAATACAAAAACGGAAGAGCTGTCAAGGGTGAGTTGGAATATTTTGATGTTGAAATAGATAATAAAGGAAAAATTTATTGTAAGGAAACATATTACAGAACATGTGAAGATGTGTATAAATTCAATGACTTGACTGTAGTTGACAAGAATGGAGACATGAGATTAGTAAAATCTTCAAAAAGTAAATTAATGCTTACTGATGATCAATTAGATGTTGTGGAGAGAATGAAAGGCGTCATTGATGACATGGTTAGGTTAAAGATGATTATGTATATTGATCAAGACTATAATCTTTGTTTTCTGCCGGGAGATAAAATAGAAGATTTGACAATGGATGAGACAGATGGATTTGTGGATACCACCGGTATAGTGACATCTATAAAATCTAAGGGTGTAGTGGAGTTTTATGTAGAAAATCCTTTTGTGAAGATAAAGGATGAGTGATATCTGAATCTGGATTGTGGTGGTTCGTGAGAATAGCCACAATCATATCTCTAAACGTGAACATAAGGAGGTACGTATGTCATTCGATTGACGTTAGGGATCTAGTTATATTAAAAGAGGAGGGATTATGAAAGAGATTGTATTAAAACTGTATGAGTTTGATGAGCTGTCAAAAGATTCACAAGAAAGGATCATAGAGCGTGAGCGCTGGAATATAATGGATTGTTGCATGGAAGATTATGGTGCTGATTATATAAGCACCATGAAGTCTTTTGGGGATCTGACAAATACTGAGGCTTATGGCTGGGAAGTTGGATATACGAGGTATGATTTTAGATTCAAATTCAAGTACAATGATCCTATATACTGTCATCCAACTGATTATGATAAGGATATATATCCTAATAACTTATGTGGCAAATTACTGTTCAGGTATATCAACAACAACATTATGCCACGTATTATCAAGGGCAGGTATTTCTCCACGCCATGTAAATATGTTGATGGGAAATACGAGTACAAGCACAAATATAGTAGGGTGATGTTTGACTATGGAGATAATTTCCCATTGACAGGGATGTGTTATGATTTATATCTCCTGAAACCTATAATTGATTATTACAATGCATGGTGTACTTATCCGGAGGGTTTTTCTTTAGAGGATCTGATGGTACAATGTTATGATAACTTCTTCAAGTCATGGCATGAGGAATATGAACATTGGGCTGACGATGAAGATGCGATACGTGAGGAGCTTCATCATAACCAGTATGAGGGTCAGCTTTATTATGAGAATGGGGAAGCGTATGCCGGTCCATTGAATAAAATAGAATGAAAAGGTAGTAATTGTAAATTGATAAAGTTATGAATATAGAGATAATAAGATATAGGCTTCCGATTTATTGGATTGGGGCTTTGATTAATGGTGACTACACTGGAATATCTAACGAGGAAGCGCAAGAAGTTGATGACTTTGTAAAACATGCAGATGGTTGTCCAGTTGGTGTGGATTGGGGAACAGAAGGTTTTTATTCGTATAATGACGCAAACGCTATTGGCGGAACTTGTGTCGATGTTATTTTTAGCAAGTATAATCAATAATTAACACTCAAAACTTAATAGATATGAACAACTCTATGGTCGCTCATTTGTGGGCAAACGAAAAGAAAGAATCCGCAAGAGGTAGTAATCTTTTCTTTGAAGGTAGAAGTATTTATTCTTATGGTTATCATTTTGAGGTTGGAAGAATCGTAAGAAATAAGTGTGGTGAAAAGGCGTATTTGCTTAACGATAAGTATTATTCTTCTTCTACCTGTAAACATCAACATTGTGTTCGTAGTGCAATACCAACTGGTTCAAAGGTATTTTCTGTTGGATATAATATGTCTGATGATGGCAGCATGGCTTTTATCACCAGTCAATTGGAGCTTATCAAAGAGGTTATCGAGAAATACAAGAAGGTTAGAACAAGCCTGTCTTATAGGGATGTTTGGGGAGTATTTAGAAATCTAATGGATTATATTGAGTTCTTTAATATGGGTACTCCCAAGAGCCTTCTTAAAAAGAGTGCAAACACCTGGATCGGAACTAAACATGAGTTATCTTATGAATCGGATAAGATTAAAAGTGAATATGTCCATGAGTTAAAGCGTGTGTTTGAGGTATTGCTAAATCATCAAGCGTTAGAAACTTTAGGAACGACCAATGTGATAGTAGATGAGATTTGTGGTGAAGGAACGTGGGCTGAGTATGTGGCCAGATGTCAGAGATGGGAAGACAGTAAGGCGAAAAAAGAGGCTTTAATTTTTGAAAAAAGAAGAAAAGAAAAAGAAGATCGCAAGAAAAAATTTGAAGAACAGATCGAGATGTGGAAGTCTGGCAAGATTCTGGAATTATATCTACATTATTATTTGGAGGATGACCAGCCTAACGTATGGCTTCGCATCAAGAATGGCATAATTGAGACTAGTAAGAATATCAAGATAGGACGAGCTGAGGCTGAGAGACTTTGGAAATTGATAAAGTTCTTCCATAATGGCAGTAAATTCCAACACGATATGGTATTGGATACAACCGGTCACAAATGGAAGATCAATAGCTATAAGAATGATATATTGGTTGCTGGATGTCATAGGATCGCATATAGCGAGATGGAGGGTGTTGCGAGACAATTAGGATGGGATTAAACAGATATCAACTAACATTTGAGAGCTATGGCAATCACTATCAGATTTACGGGAGAAACATCCAAGATGTCATGGGTGGCGTTACCGGTGGAGCCGGCGTATATGGGTAGGCGGTCGGGGAAGACAAGGCGCAGCCCTTGCTCGTTGGCTTGGTTGAGTAATAAAATAACATATAAATACGTAAGAAAATATGAGTATTAAAGAAGGAGATATGGTATCTATAAGACAGGATTTTATCAATCGATATAAAAATGTGCAAGAATCCATCATAAAGGCAATGGATAAGGCATTGGAGCGGGCAATAGGGAACAAGGTAATAGATTTCGAGAAGTGTGAAGACAATTATTTGGACGTCTATCCTCTTATTGGGGCGGTCTTACAGAAGGAGGTAAGGAGAGTACTTGGCGAAAATGCGAATAAGGATATATACCGGAATATGAAAATAAAGGCGACCAAGTACAGAAATGATTACAGGGTATGGTTAGACTATGCCGGGGATTACAGAAACGAAAATATAGAATAACATGAAATATCAAAATTTTATATGTCCTTATGAGCTTGCGCTAAAGTTGCATGAGTTGGGCGTAAATTCGGAGTCGGAATTTTATTTTGTGAAAGAGATGAAAGGAGGGGAAACCCAGATAGATTCAGTTGTGCAAAATACAATGAGGTATTCATATAGAAAAGAAGGCGACCTCATACCGGCTTATATGAGTCATGAACTTGGAGAGATACTACCAAGTATGATAAATGTCAGTAAATCAAAAATATGGGATGACTGGTTGCAGTTGACACAATATTTCCCGAATAAGGATAGCGAATATTACGAAACTGCCTATGTTCGATACAATGCTTACGATTCACAAACAGAAGTGTATAGTGGATTTGGAGATACAGAGGTAGAGTCGAGAGCGATGCTACTTATTGATCTATTGGATAAAAAGGTATTAACATTAAGTGATTTAAACTTAAATTAGATTAGATGGGAAATCACTGAAATTAAATAGATATATAATTACATTACCTAAATTAAATAGGTAATTATATTAGAAGAAATGGAGGGAAAAGATCATGGAGAAAGCAGTTAAAACAGATATGGAGTATAGGGAGATATTGGAGAAATCATTATCAGCTATTCAATATCTAAGGATACATGGATTCTCGACATACATGGAATCGGAGGGGATTGTAAATAGGATAATGATGTTCAAGGATAAGAATGAGATGAGAGATCAAAAGATCAGATCAATTTAATAGAACTAATTATGACAGTAGAGTATAAGTGTATTGATGTTTACAAGAAGCCGGAGAATCCAATGGAATGGTTGCCGTGTCCACGATGCGGCCTCCGGCCTCTGGTCTGGGAGTTCGATAACGGGAGATTCACGGCGTGCGGGTGCGGAACAGACTGTTATAGTCATTGGAGCGTGCGAGCGGAAAGTATTATGTCGGTCATAAAAAGATCTGATAACGGTAAGTCGGCTGAGGTGTATGATATTGATGAACTTAAAAATAACTGGAATCATTGGGTGAGGACAGGGGAGATACTGTTTACGCCAGGGAATGGGAAATGGTAATATGATTAATAATTTAAGATATGGATCATTATTTGGCTATAATTCAAACGATATTGGATAGATGTGAGAACGACAATACATCTCCTGATATCCATGACATGGAGATAATAAAAATAAATCTATGTAGAATAATTCAGACTCGTTACGGATTAACTCAGTTATGGTTCATTCCGTTGATAGAGAGAATACAGAATGCTTGTTGTAAACATCACAATGACGTTGACATGTCATGGGAAGATTTTGTTAAAAAAATGAGTGAATAGGAGGGATAAATATGGATGAGAACGAAAGAAAGAAGGGCATGAACCAAGGGATATGGCTGGCGGTTCAGGAGCTAGCCCACGCCGGGCGATGGACGCAGGCCGCAGAGGAACTGGTGTCTTCTTGTGGATTGACCGAGGATGAATGTAGGAAGCTGCAAGAAGAAAGCGAATCATTCAATGATGAGATGATTAAGTTTATTGACAATATGTTTGGACGTGAGAATATGATAAGTGAAGGCAGTACTATAAGTGAAAACGATACTATATGTATAAATATTAAGTATCATAAAATAGGGGAAGTCTTTAACTATAAAGTTGGTATGTCTGAAATGACATTAAGAGTAGATAAGTGTGATAGATGTTCGGGATGCGCTTTTGAAAATTATATATATGATTGCGTAAAATCAGGTTGCTTGGGATGCGAAAGGGAAGATGGGGAGAGTGTTAGATATACAATAGTTAATACATAATTTACAAAGCATCATGAATGGAGAAAATATAATACCCAAGATAACGGATAAGCGTGGGATGTCATGGAATCAACCTCATAGGAGGTACATAGAAATCGATGAAGAGTATGCCTTAATGACCAAACAAACCTTTGAGGGTCTTAGGGAATATTCATTGACAATCCCATCAGGGAAATATGAAGGGAAGATGTGGAAGGCTAATAGAGGAGGTACATGGTATCTATATTGGTATGATCATGACGATAATCCGGAGATGATCAAAATAGAACGAAGAGAAATATTGTTACTTAATTAATACAAAATAATATGAGAGATAGAGTGCAAGAGGCTAAGGAAGAAGGCATAAGACAAGGAATATGGTTATGCATACAAAGATTGGTACATATGGAGCAATACGATATGGCAAAATATTTTATAAAGTTATTAGGATTTGATAGAAATGAGTGTGAGATGCTATTGGACAAGAATGGTTCGGATGATAAAATGGAATCATTTATTATTCAGATGGTATTTAATAAAGACGATAAGATAATCTTGGATGATATAGGATATCATAAGATAGGATCTATATTTAAATACAATATCGATTCGAAAGAAGTAGAACTGGAGGTGGTTGAATCCAGTGACGCTAGTTGTGAAGGATGCGCATTTAATAATAGTAAGAATTATTACTGTAAGGATACCCATTGTATTGATGTAGATAGGAAAGATGATATAGACGTTATATATAAAAAGGTAAAAAGATCATGAGTTTAATAGATAAATTAGAGGATTTGGTGGTTAAGGTAGACACCGAATACCAAGAGAAGATGGAGGCGGTGATCCGGGAGATAGTCCCGGGGATGCCGGAAGGGAATGTACGTCATGCCGCCGAGCTGATGTGCACGGACAGGATGGGGAATATGATGGACATAGATCTTTACATACTACATGAAGAGAATAGACCTTATAAATGCCCTTATCTAAAAGAACTGCTAGAAGATAGAATAGCCAGAGTGACTAAGATGCATGAGAATAAAAGCTATGCATACGATACGGATGATAATTATTGGTGCGCTACTTGCGGGTCTCATTCTCATAAAGAGGATTCCAAAACAGGATATTGTTGGCATTGCGATACGGACAATTGGATTAAAGAATATGGAGCAGATGTTGGAATATAATCACCCAGTTATATAATAAGGAGAAACAAACATGAGAATAGATATTAATACAAGGAAGATCGTAGAAGAGACAGCGGGGAAACAGATTGTCGCGGAAATAGCAAAAGTTATTAACGCTCACTGGAAAAGTTGCCCAAACCTCTCTAGGGATAATGATCAGATGTGCAATCATTCATTTGACTGTGATCAGAATTGCGAGTATATGAAGTCTTTTATTAAATTACTAGAGAAGATAAAAGTGAATCAAGGGAAAGACAAGTCTATTAAAAAAGTGCTTGAGGAGATAGAGAATAAGGCTATTGAATCTTCATATACAAATATGTATGATTGGCAGCGCAGGGATCTTTCAAAAGAAGATCTGTTTGAGTATGCGGAGGAGATGAGGAAATGTCTTGATAAGATATTTGATTTGGCAATTGATGAAAGGCTTAAATAATTCAACACAAAATCATATAAGATGATAACTTCTATAAGGATAGACGACAACAAGAAGACTCCATTTAAATATACCCCAAAGATAAAAGCGTTCAAAAATGACTCTGAGTTTATATTCAAGCCTGGTGTGAATGTGATTGTAGGCAAGAACGGAAGCGGGAAATCAACCCTCCTGAATATGATATCGAAGTACATGTTGTGCGAGAAAAAGATGTGTTCTGAATTACCGTCAGAAGCATTGTATTTCCCGGATATATTTGATGATGACAAGGTGCTTGACGGGATCAGTATCAAGTCGGATTATATTGGGAAAGTCTTCCATCTCCTACAGCAAACTGAAATGGGAAAGGATGATATATTGGATAATATCAATAATTTAAATTTGTATATGAATGGGGCATCTAGGTCCTCTGGGGAGAAGAACCTTCATGCCATGAACTCGCTTTTTGATTTTGTGTTTAACCAAGATGGGTATGCGTTTCCGATACAGGAGCTTGCGGAATTTAAGAAAAAGTCAAATGAGTTCTGGGCAAAAAGGATCGACAATCTTTTAAAATACTACAAAGACAATCATGTGGTATTAATGGAAAAGGATTTTGAGTATACGATCCTTATGGATGAGCCAGACAGGAATCTGGATATTGACAATATCATGGATCTATACAATGTATTGTCATTTCATAAACCACAAACACAAATTATAGCCGTAATTCATAACCCGGCTTTGATTTACAAGTTGAGCAGGCTGGATTGCGTGAACTTTATTGAGATGACAAAAGGGTATTTGAAGAAAATTACTGGTTTTATGAATAAAAAATAAGAAAGGAAATGAGAGAAGAATTGAGAACAATAGGTTCAAAAGGACGCCATGTGTTTACAGCAACCTTTGTTAGATTTGGATTTAGGAATGGATACATTGGGTCTGTAAAAACGATACTTTTACAAGATGTGACACTTGATAGCAAAATAGTATCAGATCATTTGTGGTTCGATTTAACAAAAGGATTCAGTGGCGCTGATTTATCGCCAGGCGATGTGGTTGAGTTTTGCGCAAGGGTCAGTGCTTACGAGAAAGGATACAAGGGGCACAAAGATGATGTACTTAATAGACCGATAGAAAGAGACTATCGATTATCAAGACCGACAAAAATTAAAAAGATTGGGAAGAAATTAATATTAAAAGATGAAGGGAAATAATACATGATAATTATATACCTAAAAAATTTATAATTTATTAAAATATAATGATATGAAAATTCAAGTAGAGTTAAATTTGGAAGATGTATTCGATGAAGCTATATACAACGAAGTGACATTGAAGGAGGAGTTTACTAGATCAGTCAGGTTAGATGTAATACGTGAACTTAAAGAAAAGTTCAAGAATGAGTTGATGGGGAAAATATCCAATCCGATATCAGGAAAGCTTGAGGATATAGCGAGAGAATCAATAATCGATCTCATCAAGAACGCCAGCGAGAAGAAATATAAATTCAGGATAGATTATATGGAAGAGGAACTGACAGTAGATGAGCTTATAAGAGGTAGGATCAAGAAGATCGTAGACGACAACATTGAGACGATGATAAGCTCAAGAGCAAAATCTTTTGTCGATGAGTTAAGGAAGAGGTATGATATGGCGTTCGCTACCTTCATCGTGGATAATATGAGAAAGCAAAATATGTTGAAGGAAGATAAGATAGCTGAGCTGTTAAAGGATAATCCAAATGAGAAGTAGGGAAGATGCCAAAGAAAGGAGGCGATCGGTGCTCATAACGCCGCCCGCGCCGGAGAAGGTCAGGGTATTGTCCCCGGCATGGTATAGGGCGGCGGTGGAGTTTCAAGGCAGGCCGGAGCAGGAGCGACTAGCCTTTTGCTCGTGGTGTTGTTGTTATGGAGGGTGTAATTTGTGCGCGGATATAAGCAAATACAACATAAAAGGACTTAAGATATATGGAGGATAATAATATGGAGATGGAGGAGCTTAAAAATAAATATAGTTTTTCCGATGGGTTGATGGAGAAAATAAAACACTCCATTGAGGTACTAAGAAAAGGGGAAGAATTTGCCCTAAGATTTTACGATAAGGGATATTATCTAGCTTTCAGCGGAGGTAAGGATAGTCAGGCTCTTTACCATATAGCTAAATTAGCCGGCGTTAAATTCGAGGCTCATATGAATATGACTACAGTGGATCCGGCGAACATAGTATCTTTCGTGAAGAACAATTATCCAGACGTGATAAGGCATGTTCCGGATATCAATTTTTACCAACTTATAAGAAAAAAAGAAATGTCTTCCATCAAAAACGCAAAGATATTGCTGTGAAGTCCTCAAGGAGAGAGGAGGTGGAGGCACGGTGACTTTAGTAGGGATAAGAGCGGAGGAATCCAAGACAAGATCTAAAAGGAATGAGATCGGAACCAGTAAAAGAAAGTATGATATATCATTTGATTAGTTTGATGAGCATAAGGAAAAGATGGTCTCTTGTGTTGGCGGAAAGGATAAAGTGATAATATCACCAATATTAGCATGGACGGACAAAGATGTATGGGAGTTCTTGAACAAGATGAATATCAAGTATTGCGACTTATACGACAAAGGGGCGAAAAGAATAGGATGTATATTATGCCCGATGTCAAATATCGGAGAGATGATGAAATATCCGTTTGATTATCCTCATCAGACAAAGAAGTTCTTGAATGAGATAGAAATACTTGTAAAAAATGGTCACTATCAAGAGCTAGGAGAAAATCCAAATATGGTATTAGCATGGTATTTATCAAAGAGAACAGTGGATGATTTTAAGGGACTGGTGAGAAGAGTACAATCCGGAAAATTCAAGCCTAATAAAAAGAATAGAGAGCTATGGGATAGATTCATAGATTATTTTGATATAAAAAATGTAAAATTTTAAATATGACAAAAAGAGAGGCCATGATATTGGCGTTAGAGGTATTCGCTCAAAGCGTTGATATTTTAATAGAATCGGATAAGGTAAGTAGATCGATACGGACCACGGAAGATTATGACTTGGTAAATATAGCTTTCTATGATTTAGCGGAAAGCCTTCAGAAAAAAGCTGATGGAATGAAAAAAGTCAATTAACTATTAATAATTATTATTTAATTTAATTCAAAAACAAAATGTCTACTTTTGTAGACACATAAAAATTGCATATATGAAAAAGAGTGAGTTTGTAAAGGAGTTAGAGAAGATCATCGATATGGTTAAGACCGAAGATGATGGTTTCGAGTATGGTGGCAAAGTCATTTTCTATAAAGAAGATGATAGTAACTATGAAGTCTCGGTAATGAACATTGAGATGAATTTGGAAGTAGAAGCCGATGTTATGGCTGGTATGGATGATATAGATTTTACCTGCCTTATGAGTGAGGTTTATAAACAAAAGGCGATAAAGGCTATAATGATGGAGAAGGATGACGATGAAGACAATTAATGAGATGACCGATCAGGAGATATATGATCTTACTGACGAGCAGATAGATAGATTGATCATAACAAGATGCGCTAAGGAGGGTGTTAGGTTTGTGGACGAACCTCCAGTTATGAAGACATACGACTACAAACCTATTTCTCCATCTAATTTCTTCTACCTTTTAGAAGGATTGAGCATAGCTGTTTTTAATCAGGATGATGCTATTAAAATAGCTAAGTTCTTAAGTAAGTTTGATTTATACAAGACTACATACGATTTCACTATATCCAATGATAAGATATATAATAAGTTGGATATAATCAATATCAAACATATTCCAATGTTTGATACGAAAGATGAGGAATCCTACAAATCTATAAAGGACAAGAATAATAAGATTGAGGAGGAGTATAAAGATCAGGTAGATAAATACAAGAAGGATATAAAAAGAATGAGTGAAATCCATGCCGAGATCTGGTCGAAGGTAATCGATGTAAGAAATAAGATTGATCATATGAATCATCTTAGATTCCTTTTTGTAAAGGAATATCTTCCGTTGGTGGATCATGATACGAATACGGCTATGACGTTTTTTAAGAAAGCTTATGACGTGGATGATGATACGGAAAGATATATTCGTGAAGGGATAAAGGATTACCCATTGTTTAACAACAACATAGATTAATAAGATGCACAATTGGTTTAAATGTACGGTTTCTTATGAGACCGATGCCGAGAACGGCATGAAGAAGAAGGTAAAGGAAGAGTATTTAGTGGATGCCCTTTCTTATACAGAGTGTGAGGCTAGAATTATAGAGGAGATGAGACCGTTTATCTCCGGTGAGTTTAGTGTTGATATCAAACGATTCCGGATAGCGGAATTATTCGCCATGGATGGAGACCGGTTCTATAAGGTCACGGCTGATTATATTACGATAGACGAGAAATCGGGCAATGAGAAACGCAAGGCGTTTAACTACATCGTTCGGGCCAATGACCTTGATCATGCCAAAAAGAATTTCGAGGAAGGCATGAAAGGAACCATATCAGATTTCGTTGTCACTTGTATCAAGGAAGAGAAGAAACTGATGGACTTCTACGAGTTTGATGGTAAGATCAGGAATCCGGAGAAACATGAGAATAATAAGCAATAAAGCTAGCTATGAGACCACATCATCCGTCGCCGAGAAGTTGATGGAGATAAGCAAGATGGAGGGTACGATTTATCGTATCCTCACATTGTCTAACAAAACTTATCTAGCTTCTAAATTAGGATATAGCAGATCGGGGTTCTATAAGAAGATACAAAACAGGAGTTTTAATATCCGGGAACTAGCTCAGATATTCGACACGATCATCAATTTCAAGGAACAGGATTGGGCGGAGAGTAAGATAGATAGGCTTAAAAGATATAGGGCCATAAGCCTTATGGAGTTCAATAAGAATTATAAACGAAAGAAAGCATGAGAGGTAGGATGTTGCCGTGTGAGAGATGCGGGAGGATGGTAGCTGTCAGAAGCAAAGGGTTATGCCAAGTATGCAGGGCCAAGGAGCTACCGCCAAAGGGAAGGACGGCGATACGGGCGAAGGCCAAGCCCAGGGGTAGGAGCCTAGCCGTGTTCTTTGGCGCCCATGTGACTAGATTGAGTATGACAAGGAGATCTGCTACCGGCGCATATATACCATGTCCTGGGGTAAGTAACATCTGTCACTTATACCCTAAACGGAAATATAAATCGGTCGCCGAGGATAATGATAACATTATCTACTTGACGGCTGATGAGCATACAAGATTCGATTATCTATTAGATACGATGGATTTTAGCCGGCTCTTGGATGAGTTTGGTAACGTATGGCTGTTGGCGGCCAGAAGGATGAGGGATCTCGCACCTAGAGTCGAGGAGGATGGTAAATTAAAAACCAGATTATTATCATGGATAGAAGAAAACAAAGATTACTTTTAGGCCTAGGATATAAGGCTATAAGTGACACGATATATAGTTATGGGACGATCATGGAGGTCATAAGCGATCAAGAACTGTTTGATGACATGAGAGTCCGTTTATCCGAGAGACACAATGTGGTTATCGAGGATAATGGAGAGATAGGAGGATCGGGTTTAGGCAAGATAAAGGACGTGTGTCCATCATACTACTGGAGATCATCACTTCCAATATTAAGAGCATATCATACAGATCCTAAATTTACCGCATTCTTTGGCATATTAGACGTTTTATCAACGGTTCCGAAGGAAGATATCTATGAGGAAGAAAAGCCTGTTGACGAGCCTAAAAAAGAACCTGATGAGGAGATAGAAATTGAGTATGATCTGGAGACTGAGCAACAGTATTATGCCGCTGAATGGATCAAGGATATCCCGACACCAGTCTTATACAGAATGACCGTGGCTGGCAAGCGTGTTTATTATGAAATGGGAGCTGATGGATACCCTATCATATATGATGGGGCTACCAATAATATTGCGAATGGGTATTGTGATACTTCCGGGGCATTAGAAAAATGGAAAAATGAGATGAGACTCAAGGGTAAGGACCCAGACGAGTATGCCAACTACCGGGCTGACTTAGGAACTATCATGCATTATCTGTTTGGGTTATATCTGACGGGAGTTAAGATAAAACTGATTCCAACATGGATAAGAAAAGCTGTTAAGGAAGCTAAGTTGAGAATAGACAAGTATAGGATGGAGCGGATATTAGTGGATAACATTGATGAGCTAATAGAGGATCTAATATCATTTGCCATATTCTGCAAGGAAAGACATGTAAAACCTGTATTGATCGAGAAGATGTTGAGGTCAAGCAGGTTAAAGGTAGCTTCTTCGGTGGACGCCGTGGTGGAGATGGACAGCGAGCCGGAGACAGTGGAGATAGAGGTCGAGACAGGAGAGTTCTATAAGACTGGAGCCAAGAAGGGTCAACCTAAGACAGAGAAAAAGAAGATAAAGAGATGCAGGAGGATATTCGCTATATTGGACTTCAAATCAAACAGGAAAGGCAATTTCTATGATGAGTATGCTTTTCAACTTGAGTTGTATAGAAGAATGATAATGGAGAACTACGGAAAGATATTGGAGATAGAGGAGATATATAACTTCGCTCCGGGTGATCCTACCGCCAAGACAAGCCAATATAAACTGAAGAGACAAACTGATAATCCTATACTTAACATGGCTACAGTCGTATATCTCCAAGGTAAGTATAAGTTCGAGAAAACCAATTATACGGTTACATCAAGAATAGGATCTTTGGATATAGAAAGTGATTTTGAATTGAATAACTTGATAAGAAAAGAATCACTGAGAGATTATATTTATCGAATCATGAGTGAGAGGATAGGATAATGGAGTTTAGGGAATTTGACAAGAGCGTTCACAGATATGAATTGGATCATAGTAAGCCAAGAAGAAAGCTGACGTGCCCGCAATGCGGCAGGGATAGATGCTTTACGCCGTACGTAGATGTAACCACCGGACAGATAGTAGGGGAGCAGTTTGGGGTATGTGATCACAAAAATAAATGTGGTTATTTTAAATATCCAACAGGCAATGAGCTTGGGAGCAATGATCTTTTTACCGATTCTAACAAAGTGCTAAGAAGATACAGGCCTCCTGTGAACCCAGATATAGCCAACTGTATCCCAGTAAACAAGATGTTTGAGACCCTTAATCCTTTCGAGACATCCGATCTTCAAGATTATCTATCCAATATCTTCGGATCGTATCATACCAATAGGGCATTTAACTTGTATAAGGTGGGGATGATGAGATTCGGAGACTGGGGTAAGTGCTGTGTGTTCTGGCAACTGGATAAGAATTGGGTGGTGCGGACCGGGAAGATAATGGACTACGGGCCTGACGGGAAGAGGGTAAAGGTTCCCATGGATCACGTATGTTGGGTGCATATACTGGACGGTCAGGATTACCTGCTTAGGCAATGCCTGTTCGGGGAGTTCATTATCAACTTCTATCCCAATGACGCTCCGGTGTATATAGTAGAGTCAGAGAAGACAGCTGTTATCTGCAACATCGTGTACCCTAGTAGGTTGTTCATGGCCTGTGGCGGTATCCATATGTTGAAGAGGGAGATGATAGAGACATTGGGTAGGAGGCGGATAGTCCTGTACCCGGATAAGGGCGACGCTTTCAACGAATGGAGAAAGAAGGTAGACAAGGATATGAGGGGGATGAATATAGAGATAAGTGATTTTCTAGAATCAAAACCCAATATAGATGAGGGGATGGATATAGCGGATTATTTTATAATTAAACAAATTTATAATAATGGCAAAGGTAGTTGATAATTACAAGGGATTCAAGGTGCTTGAAATAACAAGACAGGAGATGATAGATAAGCTTACCAGATATGGGTGCTTAGGCATTTGTGATATGTGTAACAGACCTACGTCCGTAGGATATTATGTGGCGGTAATCAATCAATGGATGTGCAAGGACTGTTACAATGATTTCATCAAGTCAATTGACAGGTATAAGGAGGATATGGAAATAGAAAACAAGAATTTCAATAGATACTGCAGTCTATTTAATGTTAAGATGGAAGAAACGGTATGATAGAATTGTCTTTAGCCCAGAAAGCTATGTTAAACGGATCCATATGCCCGTATTGCAAGAACCCATCCACTATGATAAATACGGTAGAGGGGGAGCAAGTAGGGTGCGAGAAGTGTGGGGCTTGGATGAGATCCGATCCTTTTGGAAAGCCGATGGGGAGGCTGGCTAGGCCGGATCTTCTTAGAAGTATGGATATGGTAATGACTGAGATTAATATATTTGCGTATAGGACAAAACGGGATGTACAGGATATTTACAAAAGCCTATCTGGTGAATTGGATATACCAATAGAACATGTATCTCCATATAAGATGTCTTTGCCATCACTACTTAATACCATGAGATATATTGAAAAGTATAGCGATAATCATATACGGATATATGATAGAACCATGGTAAAGAAGGCTTGCCCTAGGCACGGAGCGGTGGCGATCGGGAGCAACGCCTGCCACGGGTGTCCGGAGTTCCTGTTCCATGTGGTAAACGACACGACCGATACGGTGGTGTGTGATATGGATATGAGTTATGGAGATCGCAAGAAGGATAAATATGAGCATTAGAGCTAATGATAATGGAACATTTGAGTATCGAATCAAATTGGATACCTTTAATAAAATAAATAATACATGTAAAATGAAGAAAATTTATTTTGTTCACAAACCAACAGGTTTTTATATTGGAGGCAATGTGAGTAGCGTAGAAGCTACAGTTTATAATAAAATGGTTAATATGGGGATGAGTAGCGAATTAGCCGATAAACTTAAAAAGGTAATAGGTACATTCCCTTGCACATGGGAGATACCAGATGAATTTGCGTCTGATCCATATTCGTATATGATTAAGCGTCTGGGATTGGAATATCCATCTTTTTTAAAGGAAGAGGATTTGGATATACAAGAGAATATAGATTTTGATGATGAGGAGGACGAAGAGGATGGGGAGATCGACTGAATATTATAGGACACATCCGGAAGCCAGAAAGAAGAAGGCTGAGACGGATAAGAAGATCAACGCCAGACCTGAGCAGAAAGCCAAGAGACGGGAGTTGGGTCGCAAGAACTACAAGACCGATAAGCTAAAGGGTAAGGCTTATCGGAAGGGGAAGGATCTATGCCATACGGCTAAGGGGTTAAGATATAAATCAAGATCAGCTAACAGAGGATCTAAATCCGATACGGCTGGCGATAGAAACGCACGAGGATGAACGATAATAGGATATGGAAGACGTCCAAGGAAATTATCATGGACGCCTATGAGAGGATAATGAAATACCAGTCGGGAGAACTTCTCCCGGCTCGTACTGGATACCCTTATCTAGACAAAGCTTTGCTGGGGGGATTTTACCCTCAACATGCGATAGCCATAGGAGCTAGACCAGGGGTTGGAAAATCCTATTTGGCGCAAAAGATCATGAACAATGTGATGAATGTCAACATCAATCCACAAGCAGATGATTATGTATGGTTAAGATGTGAGTTCGAGATGAATCCGGAAGACTTGGTATTACGTTCACTATCAAAAAAAATGAACAAAGACATAGAAGATATCCTCCTTCGTAAAATGAATGAAGAGGAGATGCTAGAAATGCAAAAATGTCTTAAACAAGAAAATTCAAACAGAATAACGTATATACCCATACCTACAACAGTTGATGAGCTTAAAGATTTTCTATGGAATGTATATATGCCGGCGAATAAGGATAAGAAAATTGTATTTGTATCCATAGACCATACAGCTCTTATACAAGGTTCGGGTGATGCCAAGAGGAATATAGATAGTTTGATGAATATGTGTAATATAGCCAAAAGAACGTTCCCAAACATCTTCTTCCTTATCGTATCGCAACTTAATCGAGAGATAGAGGGCAGACGTGATCCGAAGGATCATATGCCAAGGCAGTCTGATTTCTATCAGTCTGACTCATTGGGGCAGCTGTGTACGGCTATGGTAGTGTTGAATATCCCAAGGAGATACGGGTACTCCTCATACATGCAATTTCCGCAAGGATGGTATCCTAATCTGGAACGTTTCAAGAGCGAGTCAAGACGATCCTTCCGTGTGGATGGATTATTGTTCCATCATATCGTAAAGGTCCGTCAAAGATCATTGGAGGAGATTGACGCTATACATGTAGATATCATGAAAGGATATGAGCGATATTATCCTGATGGAGGGGTGGTGCGCCAAGAAAGACCGGGAGGCTCGGATGCCCCCGTGGGTAGCGGCAAGCCGGACACGACCGTAGTGACGCTTCCGCCCCCACCTCCCGGTGTTCCATTGGAGCAACAATATATACCGCCCAGTGATGATTTCAATGTAGTACATGACGAAACACCTTATTGACATGAGATTGAGACATAATTACTTGCTTGTAGTGATAAAGGTGCTGGAAATGTTCTTAAAGACCGTATTGTCGGTTGAGGATAAGATGGGGATAAAGGAAATTATATCCTCGTTAAAGGAAATGGCTAAATACAGCATCAGATATATCATAAATCGGGAACGGGAAAAGGAGATCATGAGTATCTGTGATGAGGTATCCAATAAAGTACAGGAGTATAAAAGGATAAATGACAACTCAATGATATTGGAATTGGAGAACCTAAAAAGGGAAGTTGTGGCGGTGGAGGATCTTCTTAGCTCATACAAGGGGGTTCTTGACGCCGAACTGGTGATAGCCGAGGATGATATCAGAATCATACGGGACAAGATCGCTATAAGCCTGAGGGAGGACGGAACATGTAAGAGCATGACTGATGCTGATAAAAGGGCTAGGGTGGACGTAAGATACGAGAGGGCGTTAGAGGATTATCGAATCCTTCTAAGATGCGCCAATACGGTTAGGGCTAAGATGTCGGTTGTAGGGCATCTTAACCAATCTATAAATCAATCTATATCAGTTGGTAGAGTTGGTATGGCTAATGAATCTTATACGGTAAAACAGTATGAAAAAGGGAAAGAGATTATCGAAAGCAGACGGCCTTAGGGTATTGATAGGAGCTTACAATGCTATAGAATGCAGACGTGAGTTAACTATGTGTGCAGCTATAACCGAAACGGCTGATATGCTTGGATTAGTGGATAGAAAAAAATGTTTTAGCGTATGAACTTATACCTGAGTTGAGGATGTTTAAGCCGATCAATAGTCGTATAGAGGAAATTTGGTTCGATTTTTCCGATAAGTATACAAGGCTATATATATTACGCACGTTGATTAACATATACAACGATACCGATCATCCTGATATAGTAGAGAAAATAGCTAGAAAGATTAGATCAATATTTTAACTCATTAGCTTATGTATATTAATTTTGAACAGATGATGACATCAGGATTAACGATGTCTGATGTTGGATATCTTTTGATGATCCGGCAAAAAGAAGAGATGGCTAACACCATTCCAAAGGAGAAAATAGATAGTTATAAAGCATCTGGTTATATTGAGCTTCAGAAGAATGGGAAGTGGAAGATAACGCCAAGGGGAGGATCGCTGCTGATGCTGATAGAGACACCCGGTCTGACACCGGAGGTCGAGGGGATCCGGGACCGTATCGTTGGGGTATATAACGATATGGGTAAGGATACAGGAGCTATCAAGGAGGTGGAGAAAAGGCTTATCTGGTTTGTGGCTAACACCAACTTCAAGGAAGAACCTATAGTAAGGGCTGTAATATCCCATATAGACCTTAAACGTGAATATACGATGAGGTTGGATAACTTGATATGGAAACCGTCAAATGTCTATAGCGTACATATGAGCTTATCGGAATCAACGTTATTCGATACGATCATAAAGATGTATGGCATGACATCCGATCTGTATCTTAGGGAGAATAAGAATAAGGAGCTGGCATGGTTGTTCGCCATAAGCCGGCTTCCGGATCCCCCAAAGAGAATGGATAAGGAATACGCTATCACAGGCGATGTTAAGATGGACATCGAAAGAATATCAAATATAAAAAAAGAATTAGGTAGAAGATTAAAAATGTCGATTTAAGAGTTATGAAAAGAAATCAAGTATTAGGAGTAGTAATAGACGCAATATTTGCGAAAACATCTGAGTTTGATGATATTGAAGACATAAAGGAAGATAGTAACCTATCGTCCGATATGGCTATGGATTCATTGGATCTTGTTGAAGTGATAATGGATATAGAAAAGATGACAGGTGAATACATACCAGACGAGGTGTTTCGCAATACCCCTTGCGATGAAATAACGGTAGGAAGTTTAACTGATATGTTGTATGTTTATTTTAAGGACAAATAATGGACTTTGGATATGACGATTGGGAAGAGGGGTTAGAAACCCCTCTTGTCGATGATTGCGATGACGATTATAACGAGGAGGACGAGTATGATTTCGGCTAAAGAACTAAGGATAGGGAATCTTGTAAAAGACAAGGCTGGCAATATATGGAGGGTAGGGTGCGTTACTGGTATGCGTAATGAAAGTAAGTCATTGATCCTTGAACGTGAGGTTGATGACGGGATAATGAAATGGTATTCCGGGGAAGACGATGTCATGCCTATTGAGATAGATGATAACCTGCTTAATACCATCGGGTTTAAGTGTGATAAAGGACGGGATGTATATCGAGGCTACGGAATATCTATAGAGTTTTTTGATGATGGGTATTATCTTGGGCTTAGGGATCTGGAAGACGATCTAAGCGATCCTATACATATCAAGAATCTCCACCATCTACAAAACCTGTCAATGGATTTATATGGACATGATATAGATAAAGACTTATGATTATACCGGAGAATAATTTGTTATGCAAGGTCATAAACGGAGAGAAGGTTCTTGCCGCATCCTATTCACAGATAGACACGTTCGTCCAATGTCCATACAAGTGGTATAAGACTTACGTGGAGGGTCATAGGTCTACGGAGAAGCATGAGGCTACGTCATATGGTACGGTTATCCACCAAACGATGGAGTATTTCTTCAAGAACGGATGCAGACCTTCTTATGAGGATATGAGCAAGGCATTCAACTACTACGCCGATATAGAGAAAATACCTTTTGATAGCGTTAAATCTCAGATCGAGTCCATGCAACATGCGGCTAGGCTAATAAGATGGATCGTAGGGTTGTTTGAGAAGGACGCGGCTGGCAATTACAAGAAATCGTGGTCGGATCTTACGCCAATGGAGAAAGTGATCCGGGGGTCGAGACCGGCCGGCGTGGAGGAGGACTTCGTCCTGCCTTATAAGCTACCCAAGCCCCTTACATTGGATGGTGTGACATACGATAAGGTACATATCATAGGATCAGTAGACTGGAGAGGTGAGTATAAGACAAAAGACAGAATAGCCATGTATACGATAGACTGGAAGTCTGGGAGAAAATTATTCGATAAGGATAAATTGCTTCACAATCTCCAGCATCCGATATACGCCTTTTACATACTCAGAAAATATAAGGTATTGCCGGATATGTGCAGCTATTTCTTTACCCGCATGCTGGACAATCAAAACGTGAAGGTAGATAAGGAGAAAGTAGAGAGATCGGTCAAGGAACTTAACGATATTCTCCTTGACATGTATGATTTCGAGACAAATAAAATCAATAGCTATCAAGCTCACGTTTGGGACGACGCCAAACAGGGGTATAAGTACGAGAAGCGCTACCTCATGGGACGCCAGCCGGCCTGCCTTGAACCCCGCCCCAATCCTTTGTGTTTTTGGTGCGATTTCTCAATCCATAAACAAGGGACATGCAGGTATTCATCGGACTGGGATGAGTCAAAAAGAAAGAATAAAAAAGATTAACTTTATTAAAAAGCCTAGGTAAATATCTAGGCTTTAATTATATTTGTGTCAATAAATAATTGGTTATGGATAGAAACGAAAGAGAAAAACAGGTATTGGATCTTCTGATGTCTAGAAAGGATATCAGGAAATTGGTAGAGAAATCAAATGAATGTTATTCTAAGATGGATTTCGTTGGCGCCATGAAATACCGGCAGGAGATAAAGGATATCGTAGACCGGGAATCGAAGATCATGTTGACAAAAAGCGAGTCTTTGGTGAGTTTGATGAATAACGCTGATAATGAATATAAATTCAATATGCTGGTATGGCTACATTCCATGATGTGTATGGCGGATGTATTTAACGGGATATTGGAGGATTTCAAGGATGGGGTAAGGAAAGCCAACGGCAACTCCAAGTTCGTTAAGTTCGATAATCTGGATCGGTTAATGACAGAATGTAAAAAGGAGATTGATTACCTGATGAAAGGCACAAGTAAATCGTTCCAAATATCTTTCGCCGTAAGAAGCGATGAGCTAAGGGAGATGATAGAGAATATGGTTGGAGACAATATCCGGGAAGGGTATGACATATTCAAGGAAGAGGCTGAGATGGTGAATGAGACAGATAGGAGCAAGATAGAGGAATTTAATAAGAAACTAGATCATGATTAAATGCGATATAAAGGTAGGTGATATAGTCCATACCCAGGTGGGCACGGGAGAGGTGATAGCTATAAGTAAGACGATGGATACATTGATGGTAAAAATGTTTGACGATCGTGAATGCCCAGTGAAATTAAAATACGTAAAGGCTGTTTTTGATAACTATAAATCCAAATGATATATAAACTAAGACCATATCAAGAGGATTGCGTTAAAAGCATCTCTGATTACATAAACTCTGATAGACATGATCCGGTATTGATCGTAGGGCCTGTAGGTTGCGGTAAATCGATCCTCATAGCAGAAGCGGCTAGATTGATGGGAGATAAGACGCTGATTTTACAACCATCAAAAGAATTGCTGCAACAGAACCACGATAAGATCACATCTTACGGGATACCGGCAACCATCTACTCCGCGTCATGCGGTAAGAAGGAGTTATCCAATATGATATACGCGACCTTAGGATCTATCAAGAAGGTTGTTGGTCAGCTTAAGGAGATGGGAATCAGAAATGTATTGATAGATGAGGCTCATGCCGGATACAGTCCTGAGGACGGCAGTGAGTTCATGACATTCATGAATGAGCTGAAGCCTAACAAGGTGATAGGGTTTACAGCCACGCCATGTAGACTTAAAAACATGTCGATAGGACAGACATCATATTCCCAGCTTAATTTCATCACTCGTATGAGACCGGTATATTTCAAGAACCTGATTCACGTGATACAGGTAGAGGAGATGATAAGGCAAGGATTTTGGACACCTCTTAAATATGAGACATGGGATTTCAATGGAGATGCCCTTAAACTCAATTCTAACGGCTCCGAATATACGGCTGAGTCAATTAGTGAGGCGGTGAGAAAAAATGGCTTAAACAACCTTATTTTACGTCGGTTGATGGTATTAAAAGACATCTGTAGATCTATACTGGTGTTTATGGATTCTGTTGAGAGCTGCAATACTGCCGCCGAATGGATGAACGCCAAGATATGTGCCGGCATTGCGGAGGTGGTTCACGGAGGCACGCCAAAGAAGCAGCGGGAGGCTATAGTTGAGAGGTTCAAGTCGGGTAAGACGAAGGTAGTGTTCAACTATTCCGCCCTCGGTACGGGATTCGATCATCCGGGTCTGGATTGTGTGATAGTAGGAAGACCAACATTCTCATTCTCGTCGTTTTATCAGTGGCTTGGGAGAGCTGTCAGGATAAAGGACGGTAAGGATAGCGCATTGGTCGTTGATTGTTGCAATAACTCGTCAAGGTTCGGTGATATAAGAGAACTTAGTATAGAGAACTACAAAGGATATGGATGGGGGATGTTTATCGGCGATAAACTAATTACCAATATCCCGATGGGGGATAAGGTAACGAAAACAGATCTGGATATCAAAGCCGCCAAGAAAGATCGTAGGAGGGGGCTGGCGCAGGGCGTAACCGCCGCCCCTGTTCCCGGGAGACCGGATCATCCCCTTGGCTCTACGTTAATGGCATTCGGCAAGTATTGTGGATGGATGTTGCATTCAATTCCGGTATCGTACTTCAAATTCATAAACGAGACATTTGATTGGGATAACGGTCGAAACAAGGAGATAAAAGAGTACATAGATTTTTTAATTAAAAACAATAGATTATAAATATGGGTATAGATGGGATAAAAAATATTGGTGTTCTAATTACGATAAATGGCGTAGATATATTAAAAAAAAATTAAATCAAATCATTGCATGATGATGGTATTAGCGTCAGCCCAAATAGATAATATCTTATCTAAGAAGGAAGATGGTGATCATGATAATGACGATGATAAAAATATTATCATGGGTCGTATCAGTGTGATAGAATATGAATTGAAACAAATAAAAAAATTATTATGATTGGGTGTATATATCATGAGGCTGATCTTGACGGAGTAATGTCAGCGGCTATAGTGAAAAAGTATTTCAAAGGGGACATTGATCTTCTTCCTTACAATTACGGCAAGGAAATACCTGACGTGAATAAATATGATAAGGTATTTGTAGTTGACGTGTCATTTGGGAGCAGAACGAGATTCCTTTTCGATGAGTGGAAAGAGAAAGGTATAGATGTCGTATGGATAGACCATCATAAGACAGCCATAGACGATATGAGGGATTACGAGGTAAAGGGCAAGAGGCGTATAGGGGCGGCGGCCTGTGAGCTTACGTGGGAATATCTTTTCGATGACATCAAAACTCCTAATGTGGTAGAATTATTGAGTGCTTATGATGTATGGGATCACGACCGGTTCGAGTGGAGTGATGTCATGGCGTTCCAGTACGGGATGAGGGGATATTGCGGTCTTGATGTAAACATTGTTAAGGATGTACTAGATAAAGCCGATAACAACTTAGTGAATGATATGATAAATAACGGGGAGGCTATAATAGAGTATATAGTAGAGAAAAACAGAGGGGAGATGAATATGTTCTCATTCGAGGCTGATGTATTTGGGTACAAGGCTATATGTATGAATACCACGGAGTTTAACTCTACTACATTTGAATCTATGTATAACCCTAAGAGACATGATCTGATGATGCCATTTTGCTGGAACGGAAGATTCTTTAGATGTTCATTCTATACCACCAAAGAGGAGGTGGATGTCTCGGCGCTGGCACGTAAAGCCTATCCCGGGGGAGGAGGCCATAAGGCGGCGGCAGGCTTCCAGCTTAGTGCAGAGGATATGATGGAGTTTTTGAAAACAAGGGAAATGTTATGATTGGATTAGGATCTACCTTTATAATAATGGCGTGTTCTATCTATTTGATAGTAGAAGGAAATGAAAAGAATGATTCGACTAAATTTTATGGAGGGATAATAGCAACGATCTTATCTATCTTTTTGATGTGTTTAGTAATACAAAATATAAAAATACAGAAAATATGGGGAAAATATACAAATTCAAGAGACTTAACGAAATGAAGCTAGACGATTACGGCTTCGGTTTGTTCGAGTACAATGGTGCTCTTTATTTCAAGGAGGCAGATGAAGGGAAATGCTTTGATGTAAGGAGCGGGAATGAGGTTATTATCGGGAAAGATAAGATTATAATGACTTTGGAGGATTAATATGAGGAAACTTGACAACACCAACAGGACGAGAAAGAAAAACGTACGACACTCGTGGGTAAAGGCAGGGCCGGGGATCCAACGCTACGCTATTTGCGGGATTACGAAGCGAAGCGAGTGGAGGGACGGGAAGACATCGCATTGCGTATATCTATCATCTGGTGAGCTTTATTCCATAACAGGTGAGACACCGGAATGTAGGGATCTTAGCGAATTTTATTAATCTAAAACATGAAAATATGACATGGTATGATACTTACGAGGAAATAAAGACCAAATATCCGGATACTGTTTTTGAGGAATATTGGTTAACGAAAGATGATGCTGATAAACTAAAGAGATATGAACCGATTAAAAAGGGATGGGTTACAATTGAAAATAATCCTGATACAAGCGGTTTTATTATATCTAGTGACAAATGTGTTATCAATGGCTTTAAAGCAGAAAAGAATGATGGGGATGAGCGAAGCATATTGCTGCATATTGGAATACTGTCTCCTTTTAATGATGATCCAGTAATAATAATAAAGCAAAAAGGAATTTAAGATGAAAGAAGAATTTAGCAAATACGACAAGGTTGTTTATGACGGTGAGGTATTTGAGGTACTTGAAACCGCCGATCGTACAGGAATAATGAAATTATGCCCATTATTTAAAGCATCATATGAATATGCTTGGGCTGACGAGGAAATGGTTGTATCATTAAACAGGGCTATTAAATTAAGGATTATTGATGAGGAAACGGTCGATAATCTTACGGATTATAGCCCTATCGGCGAGGGTCTATGTAATACCAATGAGTGGGAAACGACAGACGCACCGTTCGTCGGGAAGGACGGCAGCGGGAAGAACGACCGGGTCGACGGCAAACTCCGGTGGGACCTCCTTCCTTTGGCTGAGATAGAAGACATCGTGAGGGTATATACAGAAGGTGCCAAGAAGTATGCTGATAACTCATGGCAAGATATACCTGATGGGTTCAATCGTTATCTAGGTGCACTCATGAGACACTTGGTCGCTTATACGAAAGGGGAGAGATATGACAAGGAGGGATTCATGCATCTGGCGGCAGTGTGCTGGAATGCCATAGCGTTATTATATTACGATAAACATAACAAAGGGCTTACAGAATGGAAGAGTCAGGAGAAAGAGTAGTAGATGAGAGATTAAGAGCTATTAATAAAAAAACCGGTAAATACGTTGATTTAATCAAGCGCACTATTTATGATGATACTCCATTTCCGATAGTTGAGTATCTCAATTATAGTTATGATGAATTGAATTATGATTATGTAAGGTATCTGAATTTTGATATAGACATAAATTGGGAGCATCGTAGATATCAGATTGTTAAGGATTTATTATCTAACGATTTCGATGGAAGGAAGATGTGTATAGATGAGGTAGATAATGCTATATTTACTGCTGATTTAATTATTAACAGATTAAAAACTATTTAAAAATGGTAAGAATTGATTTTTTCACGAAGAAAGACGCTGAGTACAGCGATTACATGCGATATATTATCGCCAACACATTACAGGAGTATGAGGGTGAGGTCACGTTAAACCAGATTCCGGAGAACAAGGCCGCGGAGGAGGAGATATCCAAGTACGGTATAGAGGTATATCCTACTATCATCGTCAGTGGAGATAACATGGATGGCTTTAATAAACTTGAAGGGATGGCCAGAAAAGCTGATCTTATTAACGTCATGTCGTTATACGACAAGAAATAGGCTTATGACGATAAGGGATAAATATTTTGGTTGGAAAGATATATTCTTTGACAGGTTCGTGCATTGTTGTAATGAAAAAAGTGACCAACCACAAGGAAGTAATATACCTCTAGCCAAAATAAACTTCGATAACAAGACAGGATATGTGGAGGACGGGACTATTAATATAGCCGAGCTTCTTCAATATCTTTGGATAAATAATAAGGTCTATGGGTGTGAATATGCGCCCATAGATATATCTTCTGCCTTGCAAACATTGATCAGATTGACCGAGAACGCTAAACATATGTTTGAGGATCAACCGGGTGTATATGACATGATCCCATATAGAGGTTTTTTTCTTAGAGATGATTTTTTATCCGGGAAAGATTATTCACTTGATTTGGATAAAATAGTGAGCGGGATGGGAGGATGGTATGGCGAGGATGAGGATCCTTGTTATTCGATGTTCGTCAGCCAAGACCAGATATGGAACTTGAACCCGATATTGAAGGTATTAGCTGATGAAGGGTCTATTCTAGCCAAAGAACTTGGATATGATATAAACTCATATGTCAGCGATAATGGATACACGATATACAACCCATACCTTTCATGGATCAATCATTACTATCATTATTGTCCAACATTTAACGAGGATAAATTAAAGCCTTGGGATAGGGTAGAGGATAGGGAAAATAAGTTCAAGATGACGGATAAGGTTAAGAGAGGCGCCAATAACTGGTACTATTCAGGCGGAACTATATCTTGCGTAGATAGCTTCTTGGGGAAGAAATACAGGAAGAATCTCCGAACCTTTATCTATCGTGGAATAGTATTCTTCCTTGACCGGATATGGCATACGCCTTTATTTGAGAAGATGGGTGTGAAAATGAAATACAACGCTTATTATTGTTATGCCGCTACCTCCGGTATTTGGTACAATAAAGGATTCAAGAAAAGGCTAGCCAAGAGATTTAACGAGTCTTTACGTGGCGGAGGGGATCTGTTCGGGGCTAACCTAGCCTGCATGGTCTGTGACCATAAGGATATCGATTGGGAAGCGCTTCGTCTTTGGCTTGACAAGTATGACGAGCCTAATGATAAGGGTATGGTGAATAGCCCTATCCAATTTATGTATTTATATTTATATTACTATTTTAACAAATAACTTGAAATGAAGAAGATAAATGACTGGGTTATAAGAACATTTGGGCTGAGAGGTTCATGGAGCTGGGCTAAGAAGCAGATGTTAAATGGAGCGATCATTAAACGTAAGGCCACTATAGGGACATATAAAATAGCCATTGATAATGACAAGAATAAGTTACTTGTAGCTACATGGGATCATCTAGATCAAAGTCCTGTATGGGAAAGGTGTCCGCATAGTTTATTAGATGAAGATGCGGTTGATTATTTTGTCACAGCTCATAAGGAATTATCATATGGGGGCATAAAGATCAGGATGAAAGATGAATTTAATTGTATCGATAAAATGTTGAAAGCATGAAAAAGATTACCGATAAAGACGTAGAGGCTCTTAAAGCCGGAAAGAAGGTGACAAAAGGCTTTATCCATATGCAGTTGGATGATAAGGGGATATTGAACATGTGGACTGATAACAATATAACTGACAAATATAGGGACTTTGAAATAGACGTTAACAAATTGTTTGATCATGGGATTCTTACTGAAGAATATGATAAACTTAGAATTATAAACATACATTAGCAAGATAGAAGAATATGAGAAGAAGGATGATAGGCGGTCAAACCGTTTCAAACGGTATATATATCTTACACACCAATGGCAAGTTATATACTAGTGATAAATGGAATTATTCGTGGAGAAACGACGCCGTGGGAGTGGCGTTGATAAGCGACAACAGCAGCTTCGTTATTTCAGGTATTGAGATTAAGAATCGAAGCTGGTCTAATACGACTGGATTGATCCAAGGAGTAACTACAATAACATCAAGTAATGAAGCAAAAAAAAGATTTTAATGGATTTCAAAACACACAAAGTATCGCGGAATATACGCATGCTAGTGCCGCTTATGAATGTACTGTTACTCAATTCAAGAACGGGCAAATGGGATATCTGGCATCAGTGGGAGAATGGATGGAGATCATAAATAATTTAGATGAGATTAACAGATGCATGTCTCTTATCGATGGATTAGATATAGACGAAGGCACTACAAGTTATTGGACTAGCACTCAATATAATTATGAGAAAGCATGGTTAGTGACTTATAACGGGAATGAGTTTTATCCAAATGATGAGAGAAAGGGCGTTTCCTTCTATGCTATTAGAGTAATATCACAATTAAAGTGATTATATACCTAAACGATAAATAATATGAAAGTATTATCATTATTTGACGGGATATCATGTGGGTATCTAGCGTTACGGAGGGCCGGCATACCTATAGATACTTATTACGCCTCGGAGATAGACAAGACATGCATAAAGGTAAGTCAAAAACATTTTCCGAATATCATCCAGTTAGGGGATGTCAATAACTGGAGAACATGGGATATCCCTTGGAAAGACATAGATCTGGTTATGGGAGGGTTCTGTTGCCAGAGCTTCTCTAGCTCAGGTAAGGGTAAAGGATTCATGGACGCTCGTGGAAGGCTTTTCTTTTGCTTCTCGGACATCGTAAAGCATTTAAGGAAGGAGACCAAAGGTAAGGTCCTGTTCTTGGGCGAGAACGTCCGGATGCGGGATGAGCATCGCCGAGTGATAACGGAGGAGCTGGGCGTAGAGCCGGTGGAGATCGATAGCGCCTTGGTCTCGGCACAGACCCGGCATCGTCTTTATTGGTGTAATTGGCCGGTAGAAATGCCGAAAGACAAACATATATCGTTGGATGATATTTTAGAGCATGACAAGGGCTGGAATCCGGGAGCCATAAGAGGAATATATATAGGAGTCATTGTCGGTAGAAGGATAGGAGAGGACGGACATCGAAAGGATTATGACAAGAACGTGAAAATAACGCAATGTCTGGAAGTAAGAAAAGACAAGAATACTACCTCTATTAAGAAAAGTAATTGCCTTACAACAGTCATGAAAGATAACGTGATATCATCATTACCGCCCGGAAGATATCCTAATGCCTTTGACATGAAAGATAAGTTCAGATACCTGACTCCTGTGGAGATGTGTAGGCTACAGACATTGCCGGATGATTACCTTGATGGGATAGCCCCGAATACGGCCATGTCTTTAGCTGGAAACGGATGGACAGTGGATGTGATAGCCCATTTGCTAAGAAGCATAGAGCGTAAGCAGATGAATGATATTGTAAAGGAGTTTCGCAAGATCACTGATGAGCTTATGTTCGGATCATCAGAAACGGGTACTAATGTGACATGTGATAAACATGAGCAAAATGAAGCCATACGGAAGAGTCAAAACAGTTAAGGGGTCTTCATGGAAAAAGGATATACATCCACCAAAAGGACACAAGAATTGGTGGGAGGATATATGTGATCCTATATCTAGAAGTATTATGAAATTAAATTTCAAAAAGGAAATAAACAATCAAATTTGGTATGAGCAAAAGCAGGGAAATGATTAAACAGGAATTAAATTTATCAGATCAAGAATATAACTTTCTTGAAAAATATCAATCTATGAAATTATCACAGAGGTTTGGTAATGTTTTCGATAGATTAAAAAATGATAAGTCTAAAGCAATTTACACTCATGATGGGTCAATACAGTTGTTTTATATACAAGGTAAAAGAGTAGATAAAGAAGAATGGGATAAACTTCATAGATCATGATAATTACTAAAAAATGGTCAATGCCAAATAAAGAGACATTCAGCATAAGACCGATAAGGGAACTTATAGATAAATATCGAGAAGAGGGGATGGTTATAGTGGATCCATTCGCCAGAAACAGCGATATAGGGACGATCACCAACGATCTTGATCCTGAGACTAAGGCTATGTATCATAAAGACGCCACGGACTTCTTGTGTCATCTTGATGATAATATAGCTGATATGGTATTATATGATCCACCATATTCTGCGAGACAGGTATCTGAGTCGTATAAAAGACTTGGAGGTGCTGTTAATATGCAAACAACGCAATCCAGCTACTGGGCTAGGCAGAAGAAGGAGATAGCTAGGATCACCAAGAAGGGCGGGGTGGTCATTACCTGCGCGTGGAACTCCGGCGGTATAGGGGCAGGGCTTGGTTTCGAGCAGCAGGAGATTCTTCTAGTGGCTCATGGGGGATGGCATAATGATACGATTGTTACTGTAGAGAAAAAGATCAAGGGTTAGATGAAAGAAAGGATATTCACTACAAAAGAACAGGGGAGAGTGCTGGTTGAGGCCGGCCTCCCTATCTCCACCGCCATCGGATTCAGAGACAAGTACCTTGACTCATTGCATTCTATGGAGGATGACGCTGGTCGTATAGGACTGATCGAGGCCGTTACCCCGGATATATCCAACCCTGTTTGGGATGTAGGGACGTTACTGAATTTACTCCCATATGAGATAGAGGGTTGTACATTAGAATGTTATAAGCTAAAACATGCATGGTCTGTAACGTATAGAGATATAGATGAGATTCCTATGTATTGGAGTAGCGAGAAACTTCTTGTAGACACATTGTTTTCGATGATGATGGAATTACTTAAACATAAGATTATATGAGCATAAAGCAAATAACAAAATTAAGGTACAAAACGAAAGATAAGCCTCCTATGGAAGGTGTTCCTCTTTTAGGATACAACAAAAGATATGACTGTCCGTGGACAGTAGTGTACAGAAGCAAAGACAAGTACTACACTTGTGTGAAGTACGACACCGAATTTGAAACATATCCACCGGAAGAATATGAATATCTATATCCATGAGAACATGAAACAAGTAACAAGAATAAGATACAAAACGGGGGATAATCCGCCTATGGCCAATGTCCCTCTTATAGGATACAGCAAAAAATATGACTGTTGGGTAGCGTTAGTATACAGAAAAGGGGATAACTATTACACCAACATGGAGTGCGATGTTGAATATAAGACATCTCCTCCAGATGAATACGAATACGTATATCCGTGAGAACTAGAAGGGATATATTTATATTTAAGCATGATTAATATTATTTTAATATTATTCATGCTTTTATTTTTGTTTAAATCCTATCTTTGTATAAGTATTAAAAACCAGATTTTTATGAACAAATTGATCTTGAACGATATCCAAGACCTATGGAGGTGGAGGGAGAAGATAAACATTGATGACTTCAAAGAGGATCCTATGGCTGAGGATATGCCATTATATTTCCCGTGCGCCGTCGTATGGCATGTGAATTGGGGTGAGCATGACGCTGATAATTATATATGTTATGGATTTGTTTATGTAGCAGAAATATTAGGGATATGAACATTAAAAAACAGATAATTCTTGACGATAAAGACTATGAGCAATTAGTGCACGATGCTAATCTCAGTGATGATGAGATAAAAAGCAAAATTGCCAGCGCTCTAACCACCGATATAGTGGTTAGTTTCGATTTCGATGTAAATAAAAAGGTTACGGGGAATATAAGGATCGAAAGCGCCGCCTATAATCTAGGATATAATGAATATGATAATATCGTAAGGGCTAGAGACAAGAATATTCACCATGCTGTTTATACAGCTATATATGATTATCTTGAGAAAATAAAGAGAGATAATAATGAGCTAAGCGCAAAAGATTGGATATTATTCACGTCTATAATCTTATCTGTTTTAGCGATGGGATTTGCAGGCGGATGGTTGGCATTTAATTGATTGAATTATGGGTAATTTAAAAGACATAAAACATGAATAAAAGAAAAATCAAAAAGAAACTCCATTTAAATAACAAAGGCATTGATGGGAAGATAGCTAATAATACGACATTTGATTTCGATTTCAATGTTGAAAAGAAGGAGAGCAATAAACTAAATACAGAAGATTGGGCGCTGTTCTCGCTTATGGTTTTGTTTATTTTTGCGATGGGAGTTGTAAGTGGATGGTTGGCGTTTAATTGTTTAGGCATTGGAGAAGATTAAGGAACATTTTAAAAATCAATAGATATGAAATTACTATTTTTCGATTTAGAGACAACCGGGGTTAAGTTCTGGAGAAACGGGATACACCAAATAGGAGGGATCGTGGATATCGACGGGCAGGAGGTCGAGAGGTTTGACATCCGTCTAGCCCCGAATCCTGCCGCCACGATAGAGCAAGAGGCGCTGGACGTGGCCGGCGTTACCTTGGAGCAAGTGCAGTCTTATCAGCCTATGGAAGACGGATACAGGCAGTTAGTTGGTATATTATCCAAATACGTGAATAAGTTCGATAAGAGGGATAAAATGTATTTAGTGGGGTATAACAACGCTGGATTCGATAACAGCTTCCTACGGGCTTTATTCCAGCAATGTGGGGATAAGTATTTCGGATCATGGTTCTATCCTAACTGTATGGATGTATATGTTATGGTGACACCATTCCTTATGGGCGTAAGAAATGATATGGAGAACTTTAAGTTGATGACCGTGGCTAAGACTATGGGTATTGAGATTGATGAGAATAAACTCCATGACGCTACTTATGATATTGAGCTGACTAGGGATATATTTTATAAGATAATCAACAAAATGGATGTCAAGCTATGAGAGATGTTCTAGAGGCCATACATGATTACCCGGATGAGGCTCTTGGGTTATTTTTCTTTTTGATAGTGATTGTCTGGTTATTGTCAGGTGTATTTGAGAAAAAAGATGGATGATAAACTCGATGAGATACTGGATCTCCTAAGATCTCAAAATGAGATGATTAAGGATATTCACGACTATGTGAAAGAAGTTACCAGCGAGAAATATATAGGGGAGTCTAGGATGACCAGCTTCTCTATCAATTTGGCCGCTGATATACTTACCGAAGCCATTAGCCCTAAGATAAAAGGGATGATGGTGGATTTATTAAGGAAACAGGGATGGAAAACCGAATGAGACATGGGAACATATGAGAAGAAGGTAAATCAGTTAAAAGATTTGATGGTAAGGAAATACAAATCGGCTTACAACAAATCCAAGGAAATGGACATAGATATAAGCTCGATGACATATCTTCCGAAACCAGACGCGTTTAACGTCATAAATATTGAAAAAATGCATGTTATTCTTGATCGGGTCAATAAGATCATAGATGATAACAAGGATAAGCTTAAGAATCCGACTTGCTCTACATGCGTACATCTGCATGATAATGATTGGGCGAAAAGATACGGGAAAGTATGTTGCTCTATTTGGCAAGTGTGTGACCATTATATAAACCCTAACAGTAAATATAACAGGAAGCAAAAGACTTATGTTAGACGACCAAGCAACAAAGCTTGTCCTAATTATGAGTATGGTGATGATAATTTTGAAAACAGAAGAAGATGTATAAAAGAAAAGAATACCCGATAAAGAGCTATGTGCCGATGCGCACCAACAAGGATAGGACGTGTATCTGCTGTGGCGATACGATCCCAGCCGGCAGCAGCAGGATGATATCTAGACACGCCAAGGCAAATTACGGTCTATGTTTCCCGTGCTTCAGGAAATGGAGAGATACCGGAGGAGATCTTAAGCTTATGGACAACCCCGGAGATGCGAAGAAAGAATATGTCATACATATGTCTAATATCCTGAAAGGGAATTGTGATATAATAAAAGGTCGAAAGCTTTACGTGGCTTTTAAAAAGGCGATAAATGGCGGAAAGAAGATCGTTATCAAATTTGACACTGATCAACCGATATCTATGTCAACAAGAGTCATGAATCCTTCATTCGGAGAGATTATGGATGAGTACGGCAAGGACATATTCCAAGGTAATCTCAAACTGGTAGATGTACCAAAAGGAGTTAAAGATTTGATAGTTAACTATATAGAAAAATATAGCAAGTTATGAACCTAAAGACTTTCATATTTATGATGCTGACGTTCAGGGAAATATATCAAATCCCAAGGAACATACAAACATATTTGAGTATAACGATGTGGGTGTTGATAGCATGGATGATCTATAGCTTAGTGATATTGATATGCGCGTTGATAAGATAATTGACTTGGTCATAATCTCCCATAGGGATACATGCCCGTTCTTGTCAAGGGACGGAGATAAGATGTGTAAGCATCTAAAGGATTGTGATATGGATTGTGATTACATGAGTAGTTTTATCGAGAAAATTAATAACATGAAATATGAGAATAGGTGATGTAATATATGATAATGATACCGTATTGATAGCATCAGCTAGTTTCAATAAAGAAGAACCATGCAAAGAGTGCTTCTTTTATGACGGGCATGAATGTCAATCAAATCGTTATATAGAATGCTGGGATAAGAGCATCAATAAAGATCTTATTATGATACCATTTGAAAATAATAAGGTACAGGATAGTAAGATGATGGATCATTCATCTAAAACAGTGACAAGCAAAACAGGTAAGGATCTTTTATCAGCCTTAAGTAGACTATCGTCAATTACCGGTGATGAGACTAATGATATGGCAGATACAGCATCACGAACTTTATTCAGCTCATTAAGCATGCTGGATATTAATAAAAAATTTTTGAGTCTAGGTATAAGACTAGGAGTTAAAGGAGCAGGATGATAAAGAGCTATCAGGACTGATGGGACGAGTAGTATATAAATAAACTAAGGTAATTATATATCATTTAAATTTTGAATCATGAAAAAGTGTAAATTGTTAATAACAGATTTAGATGGGACACTGATTGAGACAGTGTCAGGGGATACATTCCCTAAAGGTATATGGGATATGAAAATCAAACTCTACGTATTTGAGGCTATCAAAAATTACGCTCCTGATGATATACTAATCATATCAAATCAGGGAGGTATAGAAAAAGGCTTCGTAGACAAAGAGATGTTTGAATATAAATTCGATTATATATCAAGCGCATTGGAGGATTATACCAATATATCCGTATACAACTTTTATTGCGACAACAATGATAAAGATAACATCAATAGGAAACCAAATACGGGGATGATAGACCAGTATATGGATTATATCAAATTCATAAATGATAATGTAGATGAGGAAAATAAGATCATATACGATACTATCATGATGATCGGGGACGCTTCCGGGAAAGAAGGGCAGTTCTCCGACTCCGATAAGAAGACGGCGGGAAACTTCGGGTGTGAGTATATGGATGTGGATGATTTTGTGTATAAATATAATAACCGATAACGAAAATAAGAAGGATAGGATGATAATCGCCTATCCTTCTATTATTATGTAAATCCATTTTTGGATTACATTAATTATCAATGGTATAACTATTTATTTATACTCATCTTTCTTTCCTTGTTATCAAACATTCCACGCAAAATGCAGTTATCGTATATACAATTGTTGATCTTCCCTCAGTAGGGTTTTTACCATTTTGGGTAAAAACTTTATAATCAATATCTTTAGTGAACCTATTATCGCCAGTAAGCGCTCTAATAGCCTTGCCTTTATCAGAATAATCGCAGTGAGGGGCATCATATCGTGAACCGACCATATTTCTCAAAAACGCTCCTTTTTTTTCTTGACAATTCTTCCAGTTTAACAAATCCCTTTAATGTTATCATAACAGTCACGGCCTTAGCCTCCCAATATTCATCACCAGGATCAGATCCATATGTAACTAATCCAGAATTACGAGCGGACTGATATGCCTCTATCCTACCTCTCTCATTCCTAAAAACATATTTTAATTCCTGTAATAACGGATACATGTTCTTAATCCCGATATAATAGCCAAATTGCTCAAAATATTTTGATGATTCACGGATAAGGACACCTTCTCTTGGAATAGACCTTTTAAACATATCAATTACCGGTTCATTCTCCTTTATCGTATCTATAGCCGTATTTAATTCGGCTTGGACAATCTTCTTTTCCTCCTCGACCTTGTTCTTGGCTTCTAGTGCCAACATAGCTTCCTTCTCGGCCTTCACCTTGGCCTCATACTCATCAGCCCATGCCCTTGCAGCTTCCGCTGGATTGGAAAAGTCGGGAATACGCAAATGACTTACTTGATCATTATTCGACTTTTCCAACTTCTTTAATTCTTTTTCTTTCTCGATAAAATACCTTCTAGCTTTCTTCCCTTTATCATTATTCTCTACCATACATAGCTCTTTGGCCATATCCATCAATAGCAGGTAATCAGTCTTTGCAACTACCTGAGTATCAGACTCACCAAAATGGGGGAGTCTGTCATTCAGTAAGTTACCTAAATAATCATATTTTATCAATACAAAGTCCTGATTTTCAATAAAACCGTATTTTGATATACGATCTTTTATCCATGATGTAAAATCTCTTCTTATTTGAAGAAACGCATGAAGAAGCCTGGCGTCTACAACCTTATGATTATTATTATCTACTACCGGTATTAATGTATTTAAATCCATTTCGTTGGATTCGGACGTCAAAATTCCATTACTATTGTTCGTGGAATCATGAAAAAGATCTACATTTGTATTCATAAAATAATTACCTATTCCCATCCGTCCGGGATGGATAGATGGGAATACAAAAATAGCCAATCAAATTGTTTTAAACAATTGACCGGCTATTTTTTTGTCATACCATATCAGTTATCTTCCCCTGTCAAAATACCAATTAGCGTCCTCCCCGGACTCATCCTTATCCCTGCCTCCTAAGAAAAATCCCATCGTCATGCCGTTGGTCATCAACCAGTAGTCGGATGTCTGCTTAATATCCCTAGCCGTCTTGATATTATACCATTGCTTACCAAACGAGAACTTCATGAGCTGTCTCCACAACTTACTCTCGCCCTTGTACACACCGGTCTGGACAGTAGCGAACGGGTCCCAGTTCCGGGGATCGGTGAGATCGCCTAACTTCCGGGCCGTAACCAGCGGATCTTGCAGCATATCTATGGCGTTAAGCTCCATGAACGGGGATGTCTGGGAAGCGATCTCATTGATCGTCCTGAACCCGATATAGGTAATGAACTGCCCGAACCAGCTATCCTCATTATCCTCCCTATATCCCATCAAGGCCCTTCCTATAGCCATCATCGTGGCGAATACCGCCATATTGATAATAGATCTCTTGATATTAACCTGCTCATAAGGTGTAAGCTTATCATATTCCTCCTTAAGCACGTCATACACCTCTCCCATACGACCCTCGGACATCGTATTATAGACATTCCCCGCCAATCGCCATAATGTCCTCATATATCCTTCCTCGAACTGGTTGGTCTGGAAGTTAAACCCGGCTTTTTTGTATGCCCGTTGAATGGCAAGTATAAACCATCCACGATGAGGGAGCACCATGTTAAGGATAGCGTTCCGGCTAGCCCCCACCCGGTTCTGTTCGTTAAGGGCGCCGTTGCATATCTGCACCATACTCCTGACCCTGCTGGACAATGTAGGTATGTATCGGTCTATAATATCCTTATTAGCCTCGTTTTTAGCCACGATCTTCCCGTCCTTGACATTTACTAAGTTCCATATGGAATAATCCCTTAAACGCTCCCAATTACGTTTAGCCTCATTAGCGGACATATTCCTGTCCTTCATCATCATCTCCTTGAAATTAGAATATGACCAGAACTGACCCTCATACAGGCGAGTGTCATCCATTACCGAGATAATAACCTGCGGGTCCAAAGGAGAGTTCAAAACCTCCATCATCTTAAATGGCAGATCCCGGAATAAGGTTCTCCAGTTCTTGTTATATGCCGCCGATCGTACACGGTTGCGGACATTAAACACACCTAGGGCCTCACCGACAACATATAACTTATTGGTACGATTTATGTCCCCGATCTCAGACACGTACGTGCTTAACTGCTTCTGGGCTTCTCCATAAGCGTATTTCATGGAGTCCTTGCTTATGTACTGTCCTACCATACCTTCCAAAAGGAAGTTGGCCTGCCCGGTAAGGGCACCGGTAGCCGCCACGAACGGGGAGAAGCCTAGGTTGGATTTGGACACAAATTTGGTAAACATAAGGGCCAGCTTATTAGGATCGACCTTATAATTGCCTATATTCCATTCAGTCCGCTTATTGTTTATCCTAACGTCATAGATACTGGCGTTAACCCAGTCCTGAAACATCCTGTAGGCATGAGTGGCTTCTGGATTCTTTCCCCCATCATATTGAGTCTCAAGCATCATATTCCTATATCCCATAACATCACCCAAAGCAGCTCTCTTATACTTATAAGATGCCGCCTGAAGGGATAGCATAGAATAGGAGTACGCGAAGTCATGGGATACGTCATCGGCATTCTCTAGCTTGCTCAGATAGTACTTGGGGATCATGCGATATTTGTTATCGTTCTCATCAAGCCCTCCTAGGTCTTGTCCTTGACCATGTATGGGATCATCAACCCTCTCGCCAACGATGTCACGTACGGCGTTTCCGATGGCCGCCTTCGGGTCAACCCCGGCCTGCACCATCCTCTCCACTCCGCCCTTGGATATCTGTGGTATCTGGTAGATATTCCTGAAACGCTCATCATAATCCTCCATAGCCTTACGGCTTATGTTAAGCAATTCCTTCCTCATCTCCCACTTATCCTTGTTGATCGTGGCCTCCTCTCCTTCCTTGGTAATACCGTATTTTTTGAAGAAAGCCTCATTCTTGTACTTATCAAATCTAGGCGTATGATATCCATAACCTAGATCGGGATTATAATTAGGATTCCGGAAGGAACTCTCGAAATCAGCCTCATCTAACCATTGGTTGTTGATCGACAAATCAATCATATTAATATCGAAGCCGAAACGGGACACGCTTTCTTCCTTTGATATACCGCTTTCCATGGCATCAAAAAAATCCGACACCTTATACGTACCGTTATTTATCTTCCTGACAAAATCAGAATACCCTTTGGGAGAGTATTTTCTCATATAAGGATATAGCCGGGTTCTGGCATACTCAATAAGTATACTATTAGCCTTACCCATAGCTATATCATTAGCCAGCTTATCACTGAAATCAGGACCGTATTTTTTTCTAAGGAACGTTGTCTCCATGGATGTCCATGATGGATTCTTCTGTGACAGCTTGGCGGCCATCCTATCTACCTGACTCCGGGAGCGGGCAGACATATGTTCCTTGGCGAATTTAATCTCATCCATTCCCTTGTCGTATGTCACGGCATCCCTTAACGCATTACGGTAGGAATCTGTAACGCCACTCTCCACCGTATCGGGCATATTCATCTCAATATCCTCAGCGGAAGCGGCGGCGTTAATAACACTCTTGGCCTCGGCCAGACGGTCGTATAGCTCGTTTATCTTCCTTAATGACGATGATCCACGAAGACGATCGAAATCATACTCGCCATATCTGGTACTGTCCCGGTACTGAATAAGCAAAGGTCTTAACTGATCGTTAATCTCATTTATTGTTGCCATCGCCTCCTCTACCTTCTCTATCCTTGATGATGATACAGATTGCTCCGTGATCTTATCAACCAGATTCTCGTAATAATCACCCTCCTCGGATCCCCACATATCCTTGGAGAAGCCAAGATGACCACCGGCTAGCAGGAACTCGAACGCCGCCTTACCGCCCTCGGACCGCTCTATCCCACGCAGTATCTCCTTAAACTCGGCTGAAGCCTTACGACCCTCGTTGGTATTCCCGAACTCCTCGGCCCACGCCTCGTCCCATGCCTTGATCTCCTCGGACATCATCAACGCCTCGGACCCCGCTTCCTTTGGTGTCCCGTCGGAATACCACTCGCTCTTGGCTATAGCCCTATCACGAAGGATATCCAGATAAGATCTCCAAGCTATAGGGTCAGATTGGAAAGCGTCCCAATCGACCTTCTTGTTCTTAATAAACTTATCCATAGCCACATACCGGCTTCTACGGATACGGGTCATGAAATCGGACGTGGCTTGCGATACCCTACGACCCAGTCTTTCCTCGACCTTCTTATTAACTTTCTCGATCTTATCGTAATAAGCCTGCACCATAGGTTTCTCTTGGTTCTCATCCAACCACCTATTTATCGTATCCAGATACCGTTGCTGATCCTCGAACGTCATGTCCGAGATATCAAAATTCTGGATGGTAGGTTTGAATACATGATACACGGCCTTCGTAATAGGCTTATCCCCATCATATCCTACGATATCATCACGAGTCTTGACCTTAAGCCCCTTATCAGATAAAAGCATGTCGATAAGTTGCTTCTCGGTCTTACCCGTAACCTTTTTAAGATCATATATATCAATAATAGCTTTCGCCTGCTCTGTCCGATACAGTAAATCGTATTTGGCGAAATCACGGGACGAATCAAGGTAATCAGAGTTCTTACCGTTTATTTTCTGTATAAGATCCTCATTATCCTTTATCCCCCATCCACGCTCTTTCATCATCTTAGTCATCTTATTGATATTAGCCACACCCTCAACATGAGCGTCGTTATAAGCCTTGGCAAGACGTTGCCCTAACATGCCTAAGATAGCGTTACCACTATGCTCCAGTGTGCCAAAGAATCGGGACATGACATTGATATCCTTATGGATGTTATTTATCAACTTCTTTATCCCATTCCAATATCTTTCCGGGATATTAAACATCCGAAGCTGTCCATCCAGCCAGTCCTCATTACGATCACTTCGAAGGGCGTTTATATCGGACATGGATGTCTCAGCCATACGTAATATATCATCCATATCCTCTACCATACCAACCTTATTGACGCCATAATAATCCGCCGCCTGATTATTGACGAATCCACGAAGATTCCTGATCAGAGGAACTATCTCCCCATATACGTTATCGATAACCTGTATCGTCTCATAATCCAATCCTTTTCCGCTCTTACGTAGGCTACTGGCGACCGTAACCAAATACTCTACCTCGGCCTTGGCTGTAGCTATGACACTCTTGGTGGATAACAGGTTGTTGTTCTTACTAAGCTCACCCCCGACTTGTCTCACCTTCTCGCCTATATCACGGAGAAGGGAGATGCTTTCCCCGATCCTCTGGCTCTGGCTTGACCTCATCCTCTGTAACCTAGTGTATAGCCTCTCCAATGACCTCCCGTTCTTGATCAACTTATTAGCCACGTCAACATCCGATAATGAGTACATGAGATGGTCGCTATCCTTTAACAGAAGCACGTCAAATGCGCTTGGATCATCAGCTAACGCCGACTCCTTTATCCTATCAAGAACCTTATTCAAGTCTGATCTTTGAGTAGAGAAGAAATTCCGTATAGCCCGGATTATCCTGCCAAACAAGGAGAGCTGGGCGTCCTCGGACGAGGTCAGATCCTCCACCGCCTGTTCCATGCCCGGAACGAACCGCTGGGCCAACGTCTTGCCTAGGATCTCCCGCTTCACCATCCGGTCTAGCTCCTCTCCTTGGTACTCCTTCCCATATACCTCATAATAACGACCAGCGAATTGATTCCATAGCGGCGTGCCGACAACCGAGTCTAGAATCTCATCGATCTCCTGCTGGTTACGATAAGTATCGATCAAGAAGTGAGCCACCTCCTCATTAAGATCCTCTACCGTAGCCCCCTCAGCCAAGGCAATAACCCCATTAGCCATATCGGATAAGGCCCTAGCCGAAGGCTCGACACCATTACGCATCTTATACTTATCCATATATTCGGACATACCCATCACACGGATACCTAACGTGGATAAGATGTTGGTGATATCAGTCCTGTTCTGAAGATCCTCCGCCTTCTCGTTCTCAATAACGCCACGGACATTGCTTCCGTATAAGGCGTTATCCTCCATCATCAACGACAAGGCTAGCTCCATGAATCCATCATACTTGTTATTAAGCTCCTCAAACTTACCTTGCCTTAACATGCCCTTGATCTCCGATCTGCTTACCGTAACCTTCTCCCCCGATGTCGTGATAAGATCAAGATCATTACTTACCTCCGTATCAAAACCTATAGAACCCAATACGTTCATTTCGGAGGACTGACTTCCAAATCTATTCCTGATGCTGGATAAGGCATCCATAGCGTTATAAATCTTAAGACCATCGGAGTTGCCGGCCCCGGTAAGATAATACATATCCCCCAGCCTTATACGCTCACCGCTTAACATACCTTTCTTGATAAGGTAATTAACAAAGCCTCCACGGGTGCTTATATCAGAATCGGAGCTGATGCTAAGGACAGGGATGAATGACTCCTTGTTATTGAGAGTTATGGAAGAAGAGCCAAAGGAGATGTCCGTCGCTCCGGTAGGGATGTCGCTCTCCTCGACACTGCCGGCCAAGAACCCGGCCTCGACCCGCCCGCCGGACGAGCCTTTTATGGCGTTGGCGTAAGTATCATATACCTTGCCATCATCCGATCTAAAGAACAGGCGAGGCTCACCGGAATCATATACCAATCTTGAAGATGGAGGTGTATAATTCTCGATATCATTTAAAGGCAAGACATTACCAGAAAATATAATCTCACCATCTATATTTCCACCCTTCACCCTGATATTAGGTCGTTGCCCGGTAAAAGCGCTTTCCACGGCCTTCCATAACATACGGGCTGTCTCCTTAATATCTATATTCTCCCTGATAGCCCTTATATCATCCCATGACGCCTCTTTCAGTATCGTATCGCCAATATTATCCTCGTTTATGGAATCCAGATCCACCTCCTGTACCGTGGACGTATCTACCACAGCCATATCATTGACATCACCTACCTCTCCGGAGGTAAGATAAGCCACGACATTGTCGCTATTCCCAAGGCTTCTGGCCAACGCCGGGGCATCCATATCGCTTATGGCGGACAAGACCTTGGCTGACATAAGTTGCCCCCACTCGCTGGCGCTAAGTCTGGCGCTTATGGATCTGGCCGCCTCCTTATTCCTTGGCACGGATCTCGTCCAGTCTCCGAACTTAGACCTGAACTTATCGTTATAAATAGTCATATAAGCTTCAGCGGCCTTATTAAGGTCACTTACGGCGGCTATGCCCGCTATCTTATCGAATAAGGTAGATACCTCTCCGGAAGGGGTCAAGACACGGGTTATCTTACCCTTACTATTTCTTTTAATTACGCAACTTGACATAACTTCATGTTTTTGACAAAGATAAACAAAAAGCCCCCACAAATAAGCGGAGGCTGATATTCTTATATTTCACAAATGAATCTATATCTATTCTGTACTATTACTATAGAGAAAATCATAAGCACAACCACCAGCGAAACCAGCTATATACGCTGCGTGCTCATCCTCTCCAACCTTAAATCCAAGCGACATATTACAAAACTGACATACACTCATGGCTACATGAAATGACTCATGGCAGGTATTTTTTATCGTTATATCATCATCGCTCGAAAAGTTCCAAAGTATAGCGAATCGACCATCATCATCCCTATCCTTTACCAAATTCACAAAAGACGCTTCCTTGTTCATATCCTCCTTATTTCCCCATTCCCCATTATGCTCAGGTTCCATATTCTCGAAACGATCACACAACGTCTTATAATCTAATCCAACCGTGATAATCAAATCCAACGGATATATCACGAAATCAAATTTCTTTTCTCTCATAATCCCCTTAATTTTTCTATAACCTCAAAACACATCTTACACTCAACTCTACGATACAACTGCCTTACGCCATCTACCGTAACCCAATAACGATCACCATCACGGTGCAGGAACTCACTCATAACCTTGGTATCAGCCACATCATGTAAATCGTATGAACTGAAACATAACTTACATATATCGTCAAGATCAAAATAAGTAACCTTATTATACGACATACAACGGATTTGTCTTCCATCAGGAATCTGAACATCGAAAACATTTATCTTCTCCATATTAAAAAATAGAGGGATACCGATCCCATCACAGACCTGTATCCCTTTATAATAAATTAGCGATGAAAAGCATGGTGATGGACATGCGCCACAAATGTAATTACAAATTTTGTAAAAACAAAGCAGTTCCATGGTTAAATGTCTCTGATGAACCGCACACTATAACGGCTGCCCTTACTGCTGCCCTTCCCGGCTCCGGCTGTTACATAGCTTTCATTAAGATCCTCATATTTCTCAATCATAAATCTCTTACCTTGAGCGTTAAGGACAACGCCTATACAATCATCGGAAGGTGTGTACGTTATACTTCCATCAGGGCGAACATAAGAAATAAGGCAAGTACCGTTGCACTAACACGGAGCGTCACTCTTCAACACCCCATACACCCGATTGTCGCTAGTCAGCCACCGTTTACCGTCGCTTGTGATATAAGCCTGCCTACATCCCTCCTGATTCACCGTAAGCGTCTTCTTAACGCCTTTGGGGGTTGTTATCTCCAACTCAAGGGTACGGTCAAGACCTTTGTTCATCACCGAGCCAAAAGAAACAGCGGCGTTGCCGGTCCCGGACCCCGGGCTGATGGTCAGAGGCTGGTCCGTTACCTCACCTACCCCGTCTTTCCAATTAATATTCAAATCATTAGCCATATATATATCGTTTTTTCGTTCTATTGCAAAGATAGTAAAATAAATAAACCCCAACCGGCTTAAGTCGATCGGGGTCTGAGTAAACGAAAAGAAACTGATTATCGTCCCATCATTCTCAATACGGTTCTGGCGGCTGCTTGCGCCCAAGTCCAGCTGTCGTTAGATGTTACGTTAACCGTCTGTTGAGTACCATTTACATCCAAGTTAATAATCTCATTGTCAAGCTCGATAGTAGAGTCTCCAGCGGCTTGAGTTACCGTCACGTTGGCTGTCTGACCACCAGCGGCGGTTACTTTCAATGTAGCCGTCAGTTCATCGATCGTGACGTTGGCCGGTACGCCCGAGATCGTGATGCTCCAAACGAACTCGCCAGCGGCTCCGGGGTCGTCGGCGATAACCGCTCCGTTAGCCGTAGTCTTTCCAGCCGCCGTGTAGTTAGCCGGGAGCTGTAACGTAAGCCCGTTCTCCTCAGCCGACGTGACCGCGAACGTAAGCTTAGTACTGTTAGACTTACCGGTGATGGTAACATTACCACCTGTCTTTTGTACGGAAGCGTTAGGGCTGTCTGATCTTACCGCCTCAGCAGCCGCTGCCTGATTAACTACCAACGCCTTCTTAGCCCCGCCGTTCGTGGTGACTGTAAGGTTGATAGTGCGTTGAAGACGACCGGTGTGTTTCTCACCGGAGAAATTAACCGCCTGATCTCCTGATCCTGATACCGGGTCGACGGTTACGAAACCAAATTTTTGTGAAGCCATAATCTATTTATTTATAAATGTCATTTTATTATGCCAAAAATAACTTGTATCATATCACAAGCCAAATATAGGGGGGGGGTAGATACGACTAGCCCTGTACAACCTCAACATACAACCCTACTAAGTCCTTTAAATTATGACTAAGAGGAGTTCCACTATCCCTTGTGCATTTATACACGTCAGCGTTCTGAATGTAATATTTATCCTTAAATATCTCCATAGGAGGGAAATAAGGGATAGGATCACCTATAGTCCCGGCATGCTCCTTGTCAACAACCTTATATAAGGAGGCCGTACTGAGTCCAGGCTCCCATTCTGACGATAACGTATGAGGCTGGATAACCTCGTAAAGGATATCCGTATCCTCCTTAACTACCCTAAGACAAAATCCGGTATCCACGGATAGCCCGAACTCCGCTCCTTCTTGTCCCCATATAGGAAATAGGACCTTAACATCCAATTTCTCGTTGGATGATAAGGATAAAGATTTGTCATTAACCAACATCCTAAAAAACTCGACAGCTACTTTTTGAGGATCGAGAGCATCCTTCTCCTTCGCCTGTTGCTGGATGTACGCCGTGGTAACACTTACCTTATCAGGATAGCCGGACTGAACATCGACAGCTCTCACCTGTTCTACGGTAGTGGCTATACTGATCTGCTTTTGCTTGTCCCCTAACGCCGTTGTCAGATCGTTATCGTACTTATCCATCATCCCGATCAAGATCTTGCCTTCCGTCATATCGAACTCCAGACCCATAATCGTTATCTTACCGACTATAGCCCCATCAGCCAAAGCGCTACGTCTGTCATATTCAGGAATATAAATATCTTGATCATCCAAGAAAAACTCATGGAGATTTTCAGTCTCATAAGATCTCAGCTCCTCATATTTAGCCGATTTCTCCTCGTTAAGAATCCTCGACTCATCTAGCCTAGCTTCAATGATCTCCTTAACCGTGGCTTTAGGATTAGCTTCCTTGAACGCCAATTGCTCCTCTCCCAGCTCTATCCATGGAATCGGATTGCCATTAATATAATCATCATAGCTATTACCCTTAGCGTAATTATCATCAAGAGGTTCGTCTAAAACCAACATATTGGGATATATTTCCCTGCTTATATATGTATATGCCATAATCTATTCTTTAATCTTGTTCTTTAACGGCGATGCTATACTTGCCTGAAGCGTAACACCAGATATTTATCTCGAAAGGCTTGTTAGCTGTAGTGGTTATAGAAGTACCACTCATGCTTACATAAGCTCCTGAATTTGGTATGGCTTGAGTAAAGGCCGCAGACGGGACACACCTGATCATCAGCTCCTCTCCTATCTGCATACCTGACGCCACGGATAGGGTGGTAGCCGCTGATAGCGTGGCCGTGATACTTCTCTTGGTGATAGGCAGGTTGGCTAATGTCGTGACCGTATTAACTCCTATAAGCCTGTTCACGGTCTTCTTATCGGCGGCCGCCATCAATCCATTAGTGGATTCGTTGGCCACGGCATATGTCGTGTTAGGAGGGGTAGCCCATGTACCATCTCCACGCATAAAATCAGAGGTGCTACCATTAAGCTGTCTCAATAAGCCGTTGGCGGAAGTGGAGGCCAACCCGTACGTGGTATTGGTAGGCACGACCCATGTTCCATCGCCACGAAGAAAAGACGTCTGTTTCCCCGCTGCGGGAGCCGGGACCAATCCCGCATCACCAGCCGCTGAAGCCGTAGCTGCCTTCATATTGGCGTAAGTGGTATTAGTGTCTTTATAATAAGGGACACCACTGACAATAGGACAGGCGGTATAGCCAGAAGCGCTGGTTACCGTACTCCCGTTCTTTACCAGACCTGTAGACCCGTTAGCTCCTACAACACCATACGTCGTATTAGTGTCTGTCCAAGGCACATTAACATACATCTTTCCGCTACTATCCAGCTCTACCGGATAATTCTTGCCATTCTCCGCATATCCGATCATTACCAGCCCAAGGGTCGATGTATTGGCCTTGGCGTATGTGGTATTAGTAGGGACAACCCACGTGCCATCACCACGTAAAAAAGAGGCTTGTTTACCCGCAGCTGGAGCGGGAACTAATCCGGATGTTCCTGCCGCCGATGACGTAGCTCCACCCATGTTATTATATGTGGCGTTTGGAGGTGTCTGCCACGTTCCATCGCCACGAAGATACTTACCTTGCGCTCCAGCGGCAGGAGCGGGAACCAAACCGGCCTTTCCCGCAGCCGAGGAGGTCGCCGCCCCCATATTGGAATATGTGGTGTTGGTGTCCGTCCACGGAACGTTCACGTACATCTTGCCGCTACCGTCAAGAACAACGGGATAGTTCTTGCCATTGGCAGAGTATCCGATCTTAACAAGACCCAGATTATCGCTCGTGGCTTGGGTGTAAGTCGTGTTATTGTCAGTCCAAGGGACATTCACATACATCTTACCATTAGCATCCAAGGATACGGCATAGTTCTTCCCACTAGAGGTATAACCGATCTTAACCAATCCTAAAGTGTCAGTCGTGGCCTGATTATAGGTCGTATTATTATCTGTCCATGGAACATTAACAAAAGCGTTACCAGAAGCGTCAACCTGTAACTTATAGTTCTTGCCAGAAGTCGTGTATCCTACCTTTACGCCACCTAAGGTGGAGGCCGCCGCCGTAGGTGGAGCGAAGGTGCTAGGTTTGCCGGTCACTCCAGACCATGGCACAGATGACGCCGAACTTGCCGTATAAGGCTCGTAACCATCCTCGGTATTCAACTTACTATCATCCTTGACCAGATACATCTTATTCGTGGCCGTTACCTTAACCGTGTCCCCGACCTGAGCCGTGGCTGTAGTAAGTTTAAACCTTGCCGTATCATCAGCAACCACGACCATTCTCTCTAAGGCTGCTTTAGGCAACCTGTCTATATCAATGGTACCGGACGTGATCTTAGAGGCGTCGAAGTTCGACAATGTCGTGGAGATAGTAACATTACTTCCAAAGTCCGATGAGACACTACCGCTAACAGCCCCGGACAGCACTATAGTCCTAGCTGCCTGTAATTTTGTGGCGGTAGGAGCGTTATCCGTCTTAAGAGCGTATTTGGAAAGATCAATATCATTAGCCTTATCCAAAAGCTGCTCTATCTGCTTGCCATTGTATTTACCTTGAAAATCTTCCATATCATAATTATTTTTGCTCAAATATAGCTATATACATAAACACCAAGAAATCGAGGGGGGGAGTAGATGCGGACAGGCATTAAAAACCACCATCCCCGTGCAGGAATCCGCTACGGAATATAATAGCCTTGTCTTTAAGTTTCTGGACAGACTCCCATTCCCATTCACCTTCACAAGGCTTAATGACATACTTATTCCCCCATGTCTTAAATTTCCTCTCTATAACGAACATCTCCGGATCATTAAGGACATGGAAGATACTTCCTACCGGGAAATACTTATCCGTCCTTAATATAACACGATGATGCTTCTCGTCATATTCAGGATCACCCACGATACGAGCCTTATAAAACTGAAAATCATTTAACGTCCGATCCACAGGTTCTATCCAATAATACCCCTTACCCATTGCTATTCACGTTTATTTATCTATATTTGCGGTGTAGTAGTAACTCATAATGTTTTAAGTGATTTTCAACCAAGGGGAAGGGTGTCCGTGAGGATATCCTTTTTTTCATTCCCGCCCGCCCTACCTATGAACAAAAAGACCTACTCCTGACAAATGTAACGATAATAAGATACTTGACAAAAAAGAAACCCCATCGGTATTCTATCGCCGACAGGGTTCTCCAACGTTGTATCAAATCATATCATCTCACTCCATTTGATTGTGTCACCGACGAAGCACCGCACCGCCAGATACCTTACAAACGCCGCCCCTTCAGGGGCGTCAGGGTCTTCCAGATAAGCCAAGACAGCCTTGACTATTTTCTGGTCGCAGTCCAATACCTTAGGAAAGTAGTCGCTATAGAACATAGCGAACAGATATTGGACATCTCCCCAAGTGGCGTTATCAGGTTTCTTGGCCCCGCATTTATCGAACATCTGCTTAGCATCCTCCATCGTCCATCTTCTCTTGGATCCGTCGGCGTTAAGCATCTTATCGGCGGCCTCCCTAGCCAACTCCTTGGAAAAGTGATATCCATGGGTGTCTATATACCGCTTATAATCCGGGTCATCAGCGTCTGCTCCTCAGTAGTAACGACTTCTCCTACCTCTACGCATATAAGGTTCCGTACCATCGTACTCGTCACGGATGTCACGCTCGCCAAACCATCCCTTACGGTACATCTCATCCTCCCGCTCATGATGTCTTTGACGTTTCTCAAGCTCCCGCTCGTTACGCTCCAGTTCCCTCTCGCGTCTTTCGAGATCACGCTCACGGCGCTCAAGCTCCTCCATCATCCCGTCACGTTCCTTACCGTAATGATCATATACGCCACCATCGTAACCCATATAAGTGCCGTCGGAGCGGCGTGAGCGTCCCCTACCGCCTCTGCGGTCGTAGATCTCATCATCATATTCCTCTTGGCCGTTGCCTAAATCTATAACTCTCATCTTAACCTAATTTTTTAATTAACAACTCTTTTAACTCATCGAAAGAAGACCCCATCCTATCGACCTTCTCCTCAAGATTCTTAATCTTTCGGTCTTGATCCTTAGTCTGCTTAAAAGTAGGATTGATATCCTCCAAGATACTGTCGCATGCCTCTATGATCTCCTTATTCTTATCCACGCTATTCACGATATCCGTACTGGTTCGTTTCATGGCGTTCAGGTGGTTCATTATCGGATCCACGGAGCAGGCTAGCGTAATGCCGTTGGCCATAGCCACGTTCTGGTTCTCTGGAACTACGTATGTCATGGACTTCCCGTCCACCTCTATAGTAAGATCCATAACCCGATCTTGCAACTGCTGATACTGACCTAACTGGGACTGGGCGAACCTAGGCTCCGAGACGTTAACCACCGTACCCATAAAGAATTTAGGAACCCCTGAGGTATCCAACGTATAAACCTGATATCCTTTCTTTAAATCCTTAAACATAATAACGATCTTTTTAAATGGGAGGGAGGTTACCCTCCCTGTTCTTTCTTAGTAAATTCATGCGCTAGGGGCGGTAGCCGCCGTAGCCGTATGACCCAACATCCTGAACACGCCGGTGCATTTGTTATAATACACAAGATGCTCGGTGTAGGCCCCTACTATAGGATCACTAGAAGCCACGGGAGTCGTAATATCCTGCCCTGTCATATGTGCCCCAACCTTATCCACTATAGGTGTCTTGTTGACGATAACCCCGGCGTTGGATACCGTAACAGGAGTGGTAGTGGATAAGCCAGACGGAAGAACGATCGTGGCGGGATAACTAGCCTCTGTCTCCGTCACCGGATGACGGACTTTCCATAACAATATTCCTTCCGGAGGTAGTGAGTTCCACTGACACGGATTGATGCCAAAATCAACCGTAGGTTCGGCCGCAGAAGCGTCAGATACCTTTCCAGTAGTGGCTACTACCGGGATGCCTCCCCTGTCAAGACGAGAGGAGGCGAATGAACCGATCATATATCCTCTGAAATCAGCCATATTGTCCCCCTTTCTTATAATACGGCGTTAGTAGTGCCGCAAGCGCATCCACATTCGTTAGCCACCCTTACGGTAGGAGTATAGCAGCAACCCGGGTTCTGTACAACGTAGGCTGGAACCGGAGCCTTTGGAGCTAACTGGCTAACGATGTTCTGTGTCTGTTGTTGGGTGATGGCGGAAGTAGCCAAAGCCTGTTTCTCCTCACGAAGCTGTTGGATAGTATTCTGCATCTCACGCATCTCAAGTTGACAGAACTTGTCATTGATGATTTGAGTTTGAAGATCTATCTTAGCAGCCAACGCCTGAGTCTGGGCTTGGTTGGATTGAATAACGTTATTGAAGCCGTTAGTCAAGTTGTTCTGCAATACGTTCGTCTGACCGGTAATAGCCAACTGATTCTCATATCCCTGACGGGTGATAGCGTTCTGGATATTACATCCTACGGTGTCTAACGAATGTTGGATGTTGTTAAATCCACTAGCCATAGCGCTTTGTAAGTTGCAGCAACATGCGCTAATCTGGTTACCGATCTCACATCCTTGTTGCTGTACGGCGTTGATAACGGCCTGAGAAGTCATACCTACCTGACCGGCCACCTTATCAATAGCGCCTTGTACGTTACAGATAGCGTTTTGTAATTGAGAGGTAGAACAGTTAAGGGCGTTAGAGATCTGGTCGATAGCGCTTCTGTTACCTTGGATAGCCTGCATCAGTAACTCACGACCATAGTCGTTGTTCAATTGAGCCGGAAGACCGTTAGCGCAACATTCATTGCCATTGCCAAAGCCATTTCCGAAGCCACGTCCGCCCCACAACCAGAACAGGACGATGATCCATAACCACCAGCCGTTGGCTCCTCCGAACTGGTCTTGGTTGTTACGGCCGTTCATCAACGCCGCGACTAGATTCGGATCCATCTTATTTCCACCCAAAAGGCTGGTAAACATACCCGGAATCATAGATAATAAACCGTTAGCGGCGCTACCGCTCCCGGAACCCATGCCGTCTAACAGCACGATTTTGTCTCCACTTGTACCCATGTCTATTTATTTTTGAATTAATAATAAACCCACCTGATGGCGGGCGTTACAAAGTTCAAAAATTAATAATCCTGGGATCGTGATATATGTCACCATCAAGGCACGTCATGTCATGCAATTGGTATTAATAAGAACCGGTACAAGACAAAAAAATCCGGAACGTATCACTACGGCCCGGATTCATGCAAATTTATAAATTCAATGTTTCAATGCTCGAAAGAAAACGTCTCACGACGTCAAAGAGAGATTAATTACACGAAAAATCTCGCATCAACTTATTTGTATTAGCAGTGTATTCATTAATTATCTTACTGGATGAGGGATTATCCTCTACCCTTGATAGACGGTTATCGTCACTTCTTACCGTAACGTCACCTATCTTTCGTACCATACTATCCTGATATGATGATGGGTCCGAATATATAAAATTATCCACGAAGCTATATATCCCGCCATTAACCGTCTCACCCACCTTCTTATATAGACCAGATTGAAAAGACACGAAATCATCGTACCTCCCACGAGCCAAGAACGAACCGTCCGGTCTCGCCTCGACACCGCCGTTGACCTCCCGGAGCAGACCCGGATTCCTTTGGTATAGATATCGATAAAAACCGACATCCATCATCCTGTCCTGTCTATCCAGATAGAAAAGATCCCTCATGCTGCTGTCACTAGACTCGATAGCCACGTCAAACAAGAGATCTCTTACCTGACCATTCGGCAACGACATCTCTATGTTTTTTAACGTACCTCTGTCATGGTGGTTCAAAGATACGTTATAAAATCCATTAAAATCAAGGAAACGCAAGACATTATTATATAAATCCGATTTTTTTAACCTTTCCTTGATCTGGATTTTCCTCAACGAGATACAGGATTTGATAAAATCCCGATCCTTCCCCTGTCTAGCCTCGTATCTCCTGAACTCCCGATCAATATCGACATCATCCACCTTAGAGGTAACGGGATGTTGATATATCAATCTGGCAAGGATCATACTCTCCGTATTGGAGGATGAGATGTTATCCATAACCAACTTCTTGATATTATCCTTGACCACGCCAATATCAGATCGAGAAGCCCCATGGGGAACCACGCCTGTAGGTAAGTACGAGGGCTGGGCTATCCCGATATCAGCCAGCACCTCATAGGCCTGATCGGTGTCGGTTATCGGGGTCGTGTTATGGTATATATTTCTACCTACATACAACATGTTCCTGTCATACATATCGGAAGGAGATGTTTTCCCGGACCTTACATACACCATCCTATCCCCGGTAAAGTAAGTATCCTGAACCTCATATATCGGATTCCCTTTCCCTGTTATCCTATCAAGATCGGAAATAAAGTCATCATATACCGGATCACCATTCTGTATAGAAGATAACATGACATCCAACGATGCCATAAGGTCACGGATATCCTCCGGCCTAGATATAACCATCTCATCGCTAATCGCCTCGCTTATATCAACGCCCATATCGGAAAGATCCATGGCTATGTCATATAGACGTCCGGCAACATCCTTGATGTCCTTAAAATCGTCCATATTGATCATTTCCCCAACCTTATCCCTTAGACCTTTCATGTCCTTAGGCATACTGATATACGGTATGGTGCTATTGGAATATGAGTCGGTAATCGTATTCCCATCCTGATCCCTGACCTCCATACGGGTCATATTACGATATGTGTCATACATCCGATCGGCGTAATCCTGATCCTCCTGATACCGGAGCGCCAAGGAAGGGTATGGGACTGAGGCGAAAGCCTGATCGAACTCCCGGCGGTCGCTGATACCGCCTACCGCCCTCATGATCGTATCCCTTACCTCCATTGGATTCAAGACTCTTCTCTTTCCCAATGAATCATACACATCCTCATATATCATATAATCATCACCAAGGCCTGATTCGGAGGACAAGAAATATGTATCCTTCTCATTGAGATCCCCCTCAGACATAAAATCGACAATCCTCCTCATCATATCCCTTACCCGCTCATACTCCAATCGGTTAGTCATGATATTATCAATCTCATCAGCATCATACATCCCGGATCGTTCAAGATTATATCTGTTGATGAATATATCACCGCCGGGAAGGAAGTTAGATACGATCATATCGTTAAGATCATTGATATTATCAACGCCCAGGGAAGTAATGGTATTATTGATATCCTTAACCTCGTCAGCCATGAAATTACCCACAGCATAATTCTTTTGTTTGATAAAGGACATGACATCATCATACCTAGGCTCCCCATTGCTATCTAAGCCGTATTCTGATGGCATGGACATCCAATCGCCAAAGAAAGACACGAAGTCGGGGGAGTAGGCCGTACCCCAGACCGATAAGGCCTGCTTCTGGTCGCCAAGCACCTCCATCGCCCTTTGGTATAATCCGGATGGTTGGTCGTTCGGGGCAAGGACATTATCTACCCCACCCTCCTTATTTTTTATAACATAACAAGATCTACCCATAGCTAAATCGTTTTGTTACAAAGATATGAAAATCCCGCCTACTCTCACGAGCGGACGGGAGCCAAATAACAATAATAACAAACCTTATGTTTCTATTGAAAAGTACAAATCATTTTGCCGATCCTCACGGACAAACAAAAAACTCAATCCTAAAACTATAAAAACGAAACTTATTGTTTAGCAAAAATATTTTTATCCGATCTACTGAGAACCCTACCTTTCAACTCCAAGAACCTAGGCATCCATTCCCTAGATATCTTAGACACGATCCACTGGAATCCCTTAGGAGTCACATAGACGGTGTTAGTCCCATAGAACTCATCGTCATCACGATACCTGTAACGAGCGTAACCACGATCTATCATCCTTTGGGAAAGCAACCATCTCTTACCGGTTTTGGCGAAGAACTTATTATCCTCAAGCAATATACGAAGATTCTTCTCCGCTATATCATACCCATGAGCCTCCAGCTTTTCCCGAACCTCTCTGATCAACATATCTGTCTCTTGGGCTATTTCGGCTGTCTTAGCAAACTCAACCATAGGAACCTGTTCTTTGATGATATTATCAGATATCCTTTTGGCTTCCTCTGCCGCTTTTTCGCCTCAGCTAACGCACGCTTCTCCTTTTCCGATTTAAGTAAAGCCTCTAATGCCTCTATATAATCAGATGGAAGTTCATTCTTTGATGGCATAGAATAGGAGCCTGTTTTTCTAATAGAAGGAAGAACCTCCGATGTTACCCATTTTTTGAATTTCTTGGCAGATTCCATCTTAGATGACATAATCAAAGAATACATCCCTGATTCATTGATTAATTTGATCTCCCTAACAGCCTGATTTATAAGGGGGTTTATTTTAAACCCCATTGATTTACAATCACTTGTAAGAATGATAGAATCCTCATCATCAACAAACCTTTTTACAGCGTTCCCTAAGTTTTCATAACAAAGACATCTGGCTATGTCATTACCAACAAACCATGGATTGCTTTTCTCGTCTAATAATACTCTTACATCCCCAAAATCAGGATTCTCAAACAATTTTAAATTATCATCCATAATATAAAACAACGAGAGCCACCAGCGTCCGTTACTCCACTGATAGCTCTCATTTATCGCCTACGCCTAAGCGATATTAATATCTTCTTCTGGTCTAGCAACGGATAGACACCGCAAATATAGACACTTATTTTAAAACAACAAACAAATAGGAGATATTTTTACAAAAAACGTAATCAATTATATTTGTCTATCATATAGACGAAATATAACTATATCTATCCTCCATCATCATCACCACCTTCTTAATATCAGATAAAGTTAATTTCTTTATCTCCATATTCCTACTATCCATCCTGACGAAAGAGTCCTTGAACTCCTGCTCGGTTATGGCATCCAACCTAAATAGATTGTATTTTATAAGTAACTGGGTTACGTCAAATATCAAGATATTAAGATCAACATCATCTTTCAACTCATTAAGTAGATCGCGCATCATATCCTTAATAGCGTCAGTGTCAAGTTCCAGCTTCTCGGCTTCCCTCATCAACTTCTTAATGATGCCATTGTACTCGATTATGATATTAGCGTTATCATCATCGGTAGGCAGAAGAATATCCATCGTACATTCTATACCTATCTTATCACTAAGTCTTTTATTGAACTCCGTCATATAATCGAAAGCCTGACTTCTGCTTAAAGCGTATGTATGGTCAAGTAACTGCCTTTGTCTGTTATTGACAAAATAATGACTGGTGTATAACATCATCAAGACCTTCACTCGCTGGATGCGTAGGTCTTGCATAATTTTCCGATGTAAAAAACTATCTAACTGCATAATATAAAGAGTCCCCACCGGGGCCATCACACACCCGACAGGGACCAACTTTTAAATATCTTACTCGTCAGGTGATGGACTGACACCGCAAAGATAAATCAAGATAATTTATTTAGCAAGGATTTTCCGCTTCATTTTCTCCAGATACGACATTCCCGTCGGAAACCAAAGACTTATCCTCGGCTGCTTTCGTAGGCGAGGCGAACTCCGATTGGGAACCGGGCGGGTTGACGAACGGGGTCTCCGTATCCTCGAAGAACGTCTCATCCCTCCTAATACTCATCCTGAACTTAGGGGCTATGAAAGGATCGTTATTAAGATCGATGTTGATCGTAACGTCATTCATCAAAATATCCTCCTTGGTCCTAGAATCGCCTATCCATCCTCTTACATCAGCGGTCATAGGCATCTTACTAGCGGCTTCCTTGACAGCCTTTAACTGTCCCTTGATAACATCCACGTCTCCCGCCAACGGAATCATATATGTCTTGTTATCCAGCCCTGATCTGGCTATAGCGTTGTTAAGATCCATTATATCATCAATACTTACTCCACCACCTAGACCCTCTATAATTCTGTCAGCCATCGATCCGATCATAGATGAGAATGATGATGTATCCTGATTTTTCAATCTTACGGGGTACAGGTAATTTCTTCCATTTCCTGTCTTTATAGCTACTACCGGGATACGTGAATTTTTATAATCACCATACTTATCCCTGACGATAGCCGTACAGAACGGGAATATATTATACTTAATATCATCCCTCATCGTAACCTCCCCGTTCTCTATATATCCTACACTCTCGACCTTACCAACCGTCTCGTTGGTAAAGTCATTCTCGGATACCATCAACGTCCCATTATCATCACTTACGCTAAAATTAGGTCTTCCCGGCAAAACACTGGTGACTGTGCCTACGAACGGTATATCAATCTCGCCAGCGACAGATCCTACATTATCCCTATACAACTCAAAGGCCATACTCCTTAAATCAGCGTTACTCCCTTTTGAGTCTGGATCATTGGCTTTTAGCACCGAGACAAAATTACCGTCACCATCCACGATCTTAATAACCATATTATTAACCAAATCACTACGGGCAGACTTGGTCTCGTCAGAATTAGGATCAACGGCATAAAGGCTATTGTATTTATCATACAATTCCTTGGTATAAGGATCTAACATATCTACCTTGAACCTCACGATATCGTTCTTACGAAGACTAGCCGCAGCTTCTTGATTTATCGACTCATTATTAGAGCCAAATGCATCTCCTGTATAATAAGGAACAACAGATCCATCCTGCCCCTTGCGATACACCATGAACCAGTTGGAGGTCGATAAGGCGGTCTGCCGCCCCAGTATGACACCGGTAGCGTTCTCGAAAGCCTGAGCGTCATCCTCGCTTATCATCCATCTTGAGTGGTTATTCGACTCTATAACAGTAAATATGTCGGTTCCGTTGGTGAAATCCATCACCCTTCCATTATCAGTATCAGTGGCATCAGATCTTTTAAGCCCAAGACCGTCCATAAACCTGTCAAGTCTCATCCCTCCTACCTCATAATACATGACTCCGCCAATCTCTCTCTTCTGGGCCATCAACACTACCGGATTCTGGGCGGCATTGGCCTCCGTCCTGCCGGTGGATGTTCCGGGTTCGCTCTCCGTGAGAACATCACCCATAGGTATAGACTTATCGTAATCCTTGACAACCATACTTCCATTATCATACAGCCTCATCCATTCCACGAACTGGAGAAGAGGTTCATCAGAATAGTTATTGATAATATCAATAGCCTCATTAAGTTTATCCTGATCAACTTCATTCCCGTTGTCAATATCATTCATAAGATCATTATAAGTCTGTATAGCCTCCTTAACCTGATCCTGATCAAGACCATTAATGTTCATATCTATGATATCATCAATAGTATCCCTGATGTTATTTAAGACGTTATCGTTGGTATTTAACCTATCTATCATTGACCTAATCTTATTAAGCCTAGCTATAGGATTATCGCCAAACCCATTTACAAGATCATTGATACGATCCTTGTTATTATCATATATCTGCCTCTCCCTAGGAGATAAGATATCCTCATTACCGTTCCATATCTTTATAGCTATATTATTGATTCTATCATCAGAAGGATTTATGATATCCTCATTATCAGGTACATTCTCAACGATACCGCCCTCATCAGCCTTGATATCATTCTCCATAGATCTGGCGATCATATGATTATAGGTCTTGAACATAAATGCCTCGTCCTCTCCTATAAGACCATCTTGATAAGCCTTATCTATGGCCTGATCATTGGCATAAAGGGAGTTGGCATCAGGATCATCGGTATTCCTGAAATCATATTTACTATCATCCTCCTCATAAGTCTTTCCCCATATGTTTGACAAAACCTTCATGAACCCACGTTCCTGCGACCGTATGAATCTCCTATCACGCATACGGCGAAGGGACTCATTTATATTCTTATAAGCCACAAGATTATGACGATACTCGCTAAGTAACGCCATAGCCTCTTTATAATTATCAACCCCACGGATAGATACAGCATTCTCAAAACCAACTATAGTCTCATAAGCCGACATAAGATCGGCGGCACTGATCCTTGATTCATTCCTGTTTAATAACAGCTTAGATATATCTGTCTCTGAGTTAACTAACGTAGCTAATCTCCTCTCCAAAGCAATTCTATCCTCCGTCAATTTAAGAAGTCTATCATTCTCCTTGGCTAACTTGACCTTATCAGACTCAAGAGCTTCTTTAGACGTGATACTCTGCTGAAGCTTCAAAACATTCTTCTCCATCTTCTGTATATCATCTGTAAGCTTCCTGAGTTTCTTAAGATCCCTACTCGAATCAGGATTAAGACGAGAATATATATCTAAAGCGGGGCCTATATCCGTATTGTATATCCTTCCTAACTGATTAGCGATATCATCCAAATTATCCTTAGCCTCAAGACCGTTATAAGCCATGTTAGAGATGTAGGTGTTAAATGATCTATTGGATATACCATCGGTAAGGGAGTCGGCAAATCTACTAGCCATAGTAAAATTATCAACCTTCTTATTGAACTCGCCAACAAGATTGGACTTATACTCATTTACCTGCTCATCTGTCATATTCATATCAGAGGCTATATCGCTATTAGGTATAGACTCGATGACTGTCTTGAAATTCTCCTTGGTATCATCTAACATCCCCATTTCCTGATCATAACGAAGACGGTTGAATACGGCGTCACTAAAAGTCTTATCTACGATTCTAGAATTAGGTATATCGTCAGCGTTATTATCCGTACTCAAGCCTGATAATTGAGCGTTCAGGGCCATGCTGCCACGAATAGCACGGATAGCGGCGGTAGTCAAGGCGCCGGCATTGGTGTTGTAAGCCTCCACCATCCCCTTGTTCCGGGACATGTCTTGGCTCCATTCCTTTATACCACCAATAGTTTTTACTCCCATAACCGATCCAATAATCATACCGATGCCGATTTCCTTCCATCCCTGATTAGATCCGTAAGTCTCCTTGAACCCGTTCTTTATAGCCTCCATATAGCCTATATTCTGACGAATAGCCATAGGATTGTATCTTGATTCTACCCAATCCTCGGCGGATTTACTAGCCACTCCCTGAAGACCTTCCTCATACAGACCCTCAGATACCGGACGTTTGATAATATTGAACGTATTCCCGGCTATTTTCTGCCATTTCTTAGGCGTTATGATCCTCAATGTTCCATTATCCATCCTCTCGGCTCCTACACCAAATATATTTCGTTTTATGAACTTATCAACGCCCAGATCCATGCCAAACATATCACCGAACATAGCTATATTGGATAACGTAAGGATACCGATATTGGCAGCGAATATAGCGTTAGCGGCATCAGCATTATCAGCTCTGAACTTCATGAGTTCCTCATATGAGGCTTCTCTACCATAGGCATTCCTGTAAGCCTGCTTGAAGTTTTCCTCAGATTCCATCAACCCACTCCTTGACTCTACCGAAGCCTCCCAAAGCGTTGACGTACCGATAAAGGTCAGGTTGTCCAGCCCCTTACCTATGCCTCGTCCTATGCGGGCAGCTCTTAGCATAGCATTAAACCCGGTCTTTGTAGCAGAAACAGCCTTCCCCATACCGGCAATCGTAGCACCTATTCTAGCCCCCATACGAGCGGCATTCATAAGACCAGCTCCGGCGAAGGCGTAAGATGACAAAACGGCTCCAGCCGTAAATGCAGCTCCTGACAAAAGATCATTTGTCCAAAAATTGGTTGTAAACATACTTTTAAGAAATCCAGCATCTCGCTCCTCCTTACTGTAATAATGATTAAGCGTATAATCACCACGCTTATCCATATCATCCAACCATCTGGCAAAACTGTTATCATACATAGCTGATAACGTCCCTTTTGTAACAAGCTCCTTTAATCCATAAACAGACTGACCTACTCCACCTATTCCATACAAAGCAGACTTATAAATAGACTTACCTAATCCTCTATAAGTTTTCTCCCAACCACTTTGACTTCTCGATAGACGATCATCATTATCCACATTATTGATATAACTCTCGTATTTTGGAATCCATTCACCTGTTGACAGCCTATACCTTGAATCACGAAGGTTGATCCTACTTCCAGTTATATCATAATTACCCTTAGGAATACCCGTCTCGTTTATCATCTGAAAAAGCGGATTCCTTGCTTTTACATCATCATGATAAGATGTCTCTACGGAATTTTTTATACCCTCTACTAATGATGGAATACTCCTGCTTCCCTCTCTAGACAAAACATCATTATCCATATCCGATGAACCGCGCATGCCAACAGGTATAGGGATAGAAGAAATATTATCCTTAGAAGGCATGGGAGATGGAATTGATGGAGTAGGGACATAATATCCCTGACTCTTCATCACATTCCCTATATCGTTATTATTATTGCTCATTTTTTCCATCTATTTTATCCATAGTCTCTTTATCCAACACCGAAAGAATATTGCTAAGATCAGAGTGCTGCTCATTAATATCTCTACCCTTAACAATAACGTCTTTATTGATAGCCTCAACCACGGCTTGGGTAAGATACATCTGAGGACACATATTTATAATCTTCATGATATTATCAGCATAATCAGTATTATATTCCAACACCTTTAGAGGTGTCCCGGTCCTAGCCTGCCCGTGAAAATAGACGCCAACCTCAACACCTCCAGGAAAGCCCTTGGCTTTAACATCATACGATTTGTAATTTCTTAAAACCGTATTAATAATCCTAATAGCTCTTTTATTAAGCTCGGATGTAGCTAGTTCATTGTTCTGAATATTGTACTTATCAACCATCCTAGAAGCCTCCTCAGCCGCATTCTCGATAGTAGCGAAAGCGCCAAGTGAATTAGCTTGCGCCCATTTCTGATAAGGCCTATTGGTCGTGGCAGAAAAAGATACAGGGATGATCTTAGATTCGTAATCTTCAGATCTTACATTCCTTTCCCTTTCGTACAAACTATACCCCATACTATCTAATTCCTCTTTAGTAACTTGAACCGTAGCGATATTTTTTCCGCCAGCCATAGCTACCAAATCAAATGTATTGGGATTATCCGTAGGACGAGCATACAATATGTAATTATTAAGTCTGCTATCTTTATCCTTATTCAAGAAACCAGCTCTTGACAAAAGCAGACTCTCTAATTTAGCATGCATACGCCTATCTTCTTTAGAGGCATTGGTAGAATTAGAGAACGACCATGATCTTGGAGCAAACTCGTCATATCTTCTTTCATAGACCATTTTAGAATCCTGAATAGCCTTAGCTATATTACGACCTATATTAGATGAAGACCATTCTCTTCTAAGCGTAGGACCGTCAGCTCTAGACATATTCTTACCTAAGATCTTGATCATTTTATCCCTACTAGTCATATCGACATTATCGCTATTCATTACCGGATTGTCTACACGACTATAAGTTTTAGCTATATCATTTATATCCTCCAGAGTGAAATTTTCTCCTGAATATCTATTTAACAAATTTATATAAGATCTCATCAGCTCCGTATTAGCTATAGATCTATCCGCATAGTTGATGTTCTCGCTTATCAATCCAGCTATAGCGGAAACCTTTAAAGCATCTTCTGGTGAATACTCTTTCCCTCCAATAATAGCTCCATTCTTACCAACATCCCTCGCATTAACCATACCATTGTCAGTATATGTATCAATACCTCCAGTAACATAGTCCTGATCCCTTACAGCATCATTAAGGATATTTTCCGTAGCGACATCAAAGGCATTTGTAAGATAATCAACTTCCTCATCCATGATCTTACCATACCTATTCCTATTATCATTCGCTGCCATAAGAGCCTCGTATTTATTCACCATATTTGGGGTTGATGATAATACAGAACTTGACGCACCGCCATTATTAGTGATCCATGCCATAATATTCTCGCTATTAACACCACCAGGATATATAGAAGGATTGTTTTGTATATCGTTCTCTATGCCTCGTAGATCAACAGGATTTATGGATGATATTAAATCCTTCTCACCTGTCGATATATTATTCTCATTCTGAATATATTGATTGTCAAATATATTCTCAGGAGTAACATTAGGCTGAACCTTTTCCAGCTCAATCATAACACCTGTAGGGATATTAGAGCTATTACCAGCTTCCTTGGACATTACTTCCCTAAGCTTAAGATTCTGATCTATCTCCTTTGATTTCTGCCTCCACGAGAACTCTCTCTCCTTGAAATCAAGATCTCTCATCTTAAAGTAATAATCATCAGCGATGTAGTTCTCAGATGAGTTGTTATACGACCATCTAGCGGATACACCATCAAGAAATTCATTACGTACAATAAACTCCCCCGCTCTAGCCGGATTCATATTATTGCCAATAAAGGAAGTAGCCTCCTCCACTAACGCACGGCGCTGTTCCCGGACCTCCTGTAGTGACGCCTCAATAGCCGCCTTAGCGGAAGGGCTGGCCTCGGCCCCTTTGAGTTTGGCTAAGAGTGCGCTCTCCTCAGCGTCAAAACCGGAAACATATTTATTAACGAACTGATCAGTAGTCATGCCACTAAACATACCGGGATTAGTGGCAGCCAAATACTGACCCTCTATCTGCATCTGAGCCTTAGCGTTCTGGGATATAGATCTAGCGGCTATCGCTCTAATCTGAGATCGACTCATCTCATCAACAGTAATATCTCTCATCCTACCAGTAGGCTTGCCATCCACTACCTCAGGAACAGAAAACTTCTTTCCCTTATTAAGACTGACGAAATCCTTCATCATCTTATTCATCTCCTCATTGTAATCCGTATAAGGAGTGTAATGAATAGGATTCATCCTTGTACCAACCTGACCATCATTAACCCATTCATAAAACGGCATTAAGGCCACAGCCTCATTTATGGCACTATATTGCTTAGGATTATTAAGCTTCATATCTTCGATCTTCTGAGAGAAAGACCTATACTCCCTAGTACCGGCGATAGCGTTCAATACACGGGTATCTAAAGCCTCTCCAAGACGGGCTTGTATGCTTCTAGCTATACCATCAGAAGCTAGATTGGATTTACGATACACGTTATTCACATCCTGTATCAATCCATTTAACCTATTCTGAAGATATTCCCTATCCTGAGGTTTTATAATGTCAGAATTGATAATATAATCAGCATACTCATTTATAGCCTGCCGATTGGTATCTATCTTCTGCTGCATGTATCCCATACCCTGCATCATGACATCCATGTTGTAGGGTGATACGTACTTACCGTAATTCCTTAATATACTGTATTGTGAAGCCATTATTTATCCCTTTTTGCCTTTAGTTACTTCCTGAGCAGGATATAATCTCCTGTAACTTAATATATCTCCTTGAGGGTCTGCGATCAACTGGCCATTGGGACCAATCTTAACATCCCCAAATATAGATCTTAATGTATTCATGGTCGTAGCCGTGTTCCACTTCTGCTGAATCTCATCATTGACGCTATCGAAATACCTAGCCCAGTTCTCGTCATTTATAGCCAATCCCTGCAATATACGTTGCTGGTAAGCTTGACGTTGGGCTATATTCTTATCGTACGTATTAGCCCATGATTGAGAATTGACATTATCAGCCCAAGTTCTTTGAGCAACATTGCCCTGCTCTACCTCGTTAATATACCTACCTATATTAGAACTCATGATAGCCTGTAGGTTAGATGATAAAGCTCCTCTTTGAGAATCCGGGACATTACCCATCTGATCCAATTGTGATTGGAAAGCACGATTAGCCTCAACCATATACTGATCAGCCGATCTCAACACCGGGTCCACGGTAGGAGCGTAATGTCTTTCCAGACCTTCCGTTGTCACGGCTCCCGGAGTCATCCTGAACACCTCAGGAAAGTCAAGACCACCACCTACTATATTCCTGCCTCCATTGCCGCCGTTCGACTTACCGGCATTTGTGTTGGTCTTAGGGAGTGTATTGGGATCAATCAGCTCAGGCATATCCAGTTTAACATCAGGATTCTCCACATCACCTATATCCATAGGACCGGGAGCCACCTTATGAGGGTCAAGTATAAAATCAAGACCTTCCATTCCCTTCATGGATCTCAATGCCTGCATCTTAAGCATATCCTCGCCAAGTATCTTATTAACGACATCCTTGTTCTTATCAGAGAACAGTTGGCTAAAATGGGTGATACCGGCATCGTTAAGAGCCTTATGCTGTTCCTCTGTAACAACGTCTAGACCGATCATAGGGCGAGATGTGGTAAACAAACCTAATTTATTGTCTCTCATCCTATCATGATATGCGGCTTTCTTGTCTTCCGGGTAATTACCTTGACTATCCTCACCGCCAAAGGAAACGAGCGTCGTGTAATCCCGAAGCGCCTCGGCGTTGGCGATGATCGGGTTCTCAGCCGTAGCCAAGCCCATCCAGCTACTTGTCTGACCGTAGATAGCGTCTTGCAACGCCCTAGCCCTAGTGCCCTCTGAAGCTCCCATATAAGCATCGTAAGCGACCGGATTGAATGTCTTATAATAATTCAACCTCTCATCCGTATTAATACCTCCATAAGAGCCATCAGTTCCTTGGCGCTGATAACCGAAATAGTTAGGATCATTGTTGAACCTATTCTCGATCGGGCGGAAAGTTAATTTACGACCGAACAAAGACGTGCCTCCTATCTCCATCTTCTGGCGAATACCAGCCACTTTCTTAAGCAGCTCTTTCTTAGCCTCAGCTATATCCTCCTCCGTAAGACCGTATTCTTTCATGGATCTGGATATGATGTTATCTATCTCACCACCCTTAGCGAAATACGTATCCTCATCCTTCTTCATCTTCCGGTCTTCCTGCTCCTTGTATATGACATTAGCGAAGTCCGTAAATCTTCCCTCTAAGCCATTAACGGTATCGTTGCTATCATTTATAGCCTTAGATAATACGGAGGCGTTTAAACGCCTTGTATTCTCATCATCTATCTTATCGTTCTTCTTCAACTTCTCTAACGCCTTCTTCTGGTCATCGTAAGCCGATTTAAGACCGATCTTAGCCTTATACCTATCCATTAACGTAGCGTATGTGTCCTTAGGCGTGGCCTTAATCCCATACGTATCCCTAATGTATTTGGCGAAGTCCGGCTCTATGGTGGTATCATCGGTAATAACCTTCGTACCCTGCTCCAAAGAAACAGGCGTTCCCCCATCGGCGTGCTTCTGCCCCATGGCCTCCATCGGCGCCTCCCCGGGCTGCTCCACGTACTCGCCCTTCTCGACCTCCACGTTGGCTTGATCTTCCATCGACTTAGGTAACGGATACAGATACTCACCGGTAAGGCTTCCGCTATCAAACCTATTATTAGGTCCTAGATAAACGCCCCCGCCATCCTTGTACTGCATTTGGGATTGCCTTCTTTGCCTAGCCTCACGTTCCTGAGCTAACCTGATATTGGTACGAGTACCTTTCTCTGACGCTATCCCAGAAACCACGTTACGAGCCAACCCCATGATACCACTAATTCCCGAGGCTATGGTAGTTATCGTATTAGCTGTTTTAGCCCCGGTGGATAAATCGCCATATCCCTCGCTTCTCATACGTCCTATACCACGACCCATCTGAGTGAACCTAGATCCTATATCATCAGCACCATAGTAAGGGATAGTGGTAAAATCAAAAACATCCGTACTACCAGACTTATCAACCTTCTTATTACTGTCAACCAAAGCGCTCAAATCACTTGTATCAATGGTATTAATATCAGGCTGCTGAATATCAAATCCTATCTGGGTAGACGAAACCAAAGGCTCCACTCCAATACCCTGAAGACCAACAACATTACCGGGCATAATAGGGGTGACTTCCCCAGCCTCTTGATATTTAGGTATCTTCCTCTTGATTACATATTTGCCCATATCAAATTAATTTCGTTCTGACACAAAGATAATCTAAAAAAAACGGAGACTCACCATTTATATAACGATGAGTCTCTTTAATACTAATATTTTAAAGCCACAACAGGATTACCCCATTTCTTCTTCCATTCATGCCCAAGATAGTCTATAAGCTTATCATAAGTATCTATAAAGCCTCCATCTATAATGCCGGTAATAACATTCTCTACAGCTACTATGTCGTTTAACTGATTCTTTGTGGCCGTATTCCTTATCCCACTCTCATGCTTGTTAAAGACGATAAAATTAATAGCCTTAGCTACCCTTGATATCTTATCAGACAACTGACTCTTGTCGCTAACCAACCTGGCGACGGCCGAACTCATCTTGATATAAGCCTCGCCAGCGGCATTCCTGTCCTCTATGAATCCATCATGCAACCATATTATCACCTTGGCGTATATCTCTGGATCCAATTCCAATGCTACCATAACAAAAAAATACGGATTTACATACCATTTCTGACCCTCCCCCTTTCCTCTTCGGTAAGCCATTCCGTATTTTTTGAGATCGGTTATCTTATTGATTTTCAATTCATGGTTTTGTACCGTAAGATTTCTTACAGTACATATATCATTAATACTCAGCTCCCTAACAAGAGCTTTCATCTTTTCCTGAAATCCATTAGTAGCAAACAAATGATCAAGCCTTCTAGACTCCAACCCCATAGATTTACGTTTTTCATTCAAGGCTTCCATAACTTCCGTTATGCATACAAACCCGTCCTTGGACATAACAGAAATGTTCCTACCTAATAATTCCCTACTCTCTGATGATAAAATCAAATTACTTTTCATACCTTTACTAAAAGTTTTAAATTAATAAATGCGCCTATCCGCTCGTGATGAGTAGGTAGGCGCACAAATATAAGCAATACTAATATTATTACAAAATATAATAGCCTATATTATAGATAATAAAATCTTGAAATTTTACATATCTCAAATAATTACAAGATGCTAGATCCTTTTTACAAACAGTGATCCTATAGCTTTCACCAGATCGTAGAAGCCGGCACTACTGAACCCAACAGCTACCCCATACAGCAATGCCTCCCACCATTCACTCCCTATAAGCAATGGAGACACCTTTAGAAACCACGCTAATATACAAACCAGCATACCTATGACTACGGCGGATAGGACTTTAGCCCACTTATGGGTGTCAATATACGGCACAACCTTGGCTAACTGCGTAGCTGACATCGTGACGAAAGCCATGATGCCTGTAAAGGTAGTCAGATCAATAGTAATAGGCCCTTCTGATAGGATTACCTCTTGTGCCATCAAAGCGAATGGCGTCAATAACATAGCAAATAAAAACAACAATCTTTTCATACTAAAATATTTTTAAAAACAGACAAATATAACGAATTAATCCAATACATCATTAGCTATCCCTCCTAGAGTCACAACAGGATTAGCTATATCAAGAATATCATCCAGTCTATTTCCGATCCTACCCATCACGCTCGTATTTCTTAATATATCCATACCACCTATCAATTCAGCGGCCGCACCCGCCACCCCTAGTATATTCCAAAAATTATCATCATCCGGGTTTAATGCCATCTGAGAAGAATCAACACCTATTCCTGATACACCAGATATTTTTTGGACAGAATTACTATGGGCTATATTATTCAACAACGGATACAATCTAGCGCCTGATCTCTCTATTAACCTCAAGAATCCAGGAGACGCTGTGGCTATATCACCTATTGTAAGTAAAGTATCAGCCATAAGCTTATAGGGATAAAACCGCTCCTTCCTTTTTATCTCACTCTCTTCTGCCCCCTTTTTAACAGATTCTCCAAACGTGTCGTACATGGCTGTATCAAAAAGACTATTCAAGAGATCAACATCCTTATTTTTGCCTCCTTTTATATTATCATCCAATTTAAATATAGGAAGATTATTCATCCTCCTGAACTGATCCTCATCTATAAGACCCTGTTGAAAAGCGGATCTTGACGCATTTAGAATCTTATGCCTTTCCTTGCTTAATGCTCTTATCGCCTCTTGCTTGTCCACGACGCGTTTTCGTTGATCCTTATCATAAAACCATTTATCATCCCCAACAGGGCCTCCTTCGAATTTTATTGACGACACTCCTTTTATATTCAGCATCAACCCCGGTATCATATTAAGCACCAACTGTCTTTTCGCCTGTTCCTTACGCATACGCTCGACCTCCGCTATCTGCGCCTCTGATTGAGGATCATTCTTAATATTATTAGCGATGTCCTCTATAGCTTTCTTGTTGGCGCCGGATTGAGCTAGCATCTTATATAACAGATCTTGACCCTCCTTCTCCCACCAGCTATCTATGGAAGGGTGGGAAGCCAAAGAAGGATTGGCAGGGGCTACCGTCTCAGGGGTAGGCTGCTGACCTCCGTCCCCCATGCCCGAATCCCGCTGCCCGAACTCGTATCTCATTGGCTCGTTCTCCGGGACACCATACCTATCAGAGAACATATCGGCAAACTCAAATCTCTTCTCATTTCTTAAAGTCGATCCAAGAGGCCTGCCATACCCCTGATTCCATGCTACGGTAGCGTCCTTGTAGTTGGTAGCGTTATCAAAATCAGCCTTTGAGTACATATAATAATTATATACATTGCCTTGAGCGTCCTTATCAAAGAACTTGCCTTGATTGATGTAATTCCAACCTAACCCTGGGACCTTGCCTTGATACTCATCCACTAGATAATCCAACTGCTGTGTCAACGTCGGTTTCTTTCCATACCTGCGCTGTAGCTCCTTCTTTCTCGGTCCAAGCCATTGTTGGATGCCAAAATCACCGGCGACTCCTAGGGCTTCGGTGTCCCCTCCGGACTCGGCGGCGATGTTCGACAGGATACCGATCGCTTGTATTTGTGGTATCCCCTTCTTATCCGTCAGATAATCCCATATCTCATCATATACAGCCATTTTGCTATTTTCTGATCTACGAGGATCAATCACATACTTTCCAGAACCATAATCGCTCCCTGTATTTATACGACCTCCTTCAGCCTTGTCCTCCAACTTATTCTTAGACATAATAGCGTTACGAATAAGAGCATCTTTACCACTCTCTGGAGCAGGATTATAATCCTTGAAAGAGCCTCTCTCCTCAAACTTATCACCTATAGCATCTAATACCTTGGTAGCTATATTAATCGGGAACTCTTGATCATTACTATAAAAATCATATACATCGTAAACGCCTAACCTTCCATCCGGACGTCTATAAATAGTAAAATTACCAAACCCTGATAACGGGGTAAGCTCACCAGCAGCTTCGGGATAAAAATCGTACTCAGAAAAAACCGTAGGCTTTCCGGATCTTACCGAATTACGATTCTTCTCAAAGATATCTACCCATTCTCTAGACTTTTTCAAAAACTCCAGCCTACCATAAGCATCATCTGTAACCGGCTTATCGGAACCATATATTTCTCGCTCCGTATCACGAATCTTCTTATCTAACCTCTTTATCTCATCCTCAGTGTCACGATTAAACATCCTCTCGATATCAGCAATAATATTATCGGGGATTCTTATTTCCTTGCTATTTCCGTCAAGACTATTAGGTTGGGATAAGAATCTACCCCATAGCTGTTCACTATATTCATCAACATTAGCTTTGCCATTTCTTCCGTATATAAACTCCTTAACCTTATCGGGAAGACTGGCATTTGAGGCTACCACATCAGGTGTTACATTCTCATACAACCTCCTTCTTATGGCGTTACCTATGATCTCTTTTAAATACGAAGCTCTATCAGATACATCTTGTCTTACATACATAGGATCATTACCAGTAGGACCTCCTTCGGCTTTCCGCTCAATTTTCTCTCCCCATAGCCCATATTTCTCCCTAGGCCATATGCCGTCTATGGCATCCTCATAACCAACGGGATGCTCCCCGTCCAGACGCCGGTTCCGCCGCTCGTCCGCTGGGTACAGGGCGTTGGCCAACGGCTGCGTGATATAACCCAACCCCTTATCCTTGGAACTCGACATAGCGTCCACCACAGTCCGATATACAGGTCTTAATTTCTCAGGCAAATACAACCCCGCCTCATCAACCAGCTCGCCTATCTTCTTATTTATACCCCTAATGCTGAAATTATAATTACCCATGCCATTATTCAACGGAGACAACGCACCTCTTATCCCATTCATACCCTTAACAGCAGCTCCTCCGCTAAGGATATCAAACTCCGGGGATACGTTCCTTAAAGGACTATCATCCATACCCCTGAAATACATAGGACGCTCACCTCTTACAACACGATCAAGATCCTCCTTATACAAATCCTTTATCCATGAAGGGATTTCCTCTTTCTTGTCTTTCTTAGCCATAAATCACGTTTTCTACAAAGATATACATAATCGGATGCAGGATAAAACAATAGGCGAGTACATGATCTTAATCACCTACCCGCCTACGCTTTTCAATGCATGTGATAAGCCGCTAGAGCTTTCTTAGCCGAATCCCTCGACTTGTACTTGGCTGGCCATAACTTTCCGGTCTTGTTACTAACTACTCTCCAATCACTTCCTACTTTCTTGATGCACCCCGATTTAGGGCACTTACCTGATTTACTAACAGCAGATCTCTTTTTCACCATATCATTGCGTATTAACAGTTATGCTATAATCACCTAAATCAATAAATTTTCTCGTCATTACTAAACCATCTTACTATCATCTTGAACCGGCTCTCAATATCATTCACGAACCTTGCCAAGAACCAATCGCCACGAAGACGATCACGCCACCTCCGGTGATAATCGACAGTCCTGGGGTCGATCTCCCGGCCAATATCGTTCACGTCCTTAACCCATACCGGTAGGTTATTAGTATCGTCTTTAACCTCGTTGAAGTAGTCGTTGATATTGATCTTCTGATCAACCTCCGTCACCAGTATCTCACGGCTATCGTCGTTAGTTATAGGATATCTTAGGCGCTGGCTCATGTCGTTCCTATCGGCGATGGTCATCCTAAGCTCTCCACTGTTGTTGGTATCGTTATAGAACCATGCCTTATTAAATCCAGTTGTTCTTCTAACCTGATAATTAACCTCATCCTGATACCTTCTGGCATCCATCCGATATTGGTAGTTCGTGAGGATCTTATTCACATACTGCTCACGGACAGGTACCTCTATGACGAACGGATATAGCTTACCATAAAATACCTGATACGATTGATTGGTTAAGCCATGAGACCACAATCCCACTTCCCGACTATCACTAGAATAGTTCTTACCAGACTGGAAATAATGCTGGTGCTCGATATAATAGTCAGGGGTGTATGATAGATATGATTTCCACTCACCCTTCAAACAATTATATCCAACGGTAAAGGAGACATCCGTGAAATGGCTGGTGTCCGAAAGCTCCACCGCCTGCCCGTTCCTGTAGAACCGGCCTCCCCTGAATTGGTACTCGCTTGGATTCCCTACCGGTATGTAATCCCTCTTGGTTATCAATACCCTCTTGAAACGATTATCCCAACCCATGGACAGACCTATACCAAAGAACTTGTTATCGATATCATAATAAGACAGCTCAGCATCCGTATCGGCGTTATATATCCGGCTACGGATGATCTTCATCTGAAGATGCTCCTTAAACCAGTTTCTAAGCCCCGGTGTGACCTCCGTAAGATTCCTGCCATTAGAATCTACCTTGAATACCTGACCACGCCTTAAATCGACCCAAAAATGCCCAAATTCACAACTAATCATATCCCGGCTCTGGGTCCCGGAATATCCTAACGTCGTATTATTATACTCGATACCACGAGAGGCGAAAAGACCACCTGTCCCTAGTTCGCTATTCTCCGGGGATATTCTCTCCGCCAACACGTCTATGGCGTTGTACAACCCTACCTGATTCTCGAAGCGGGCTAATATCTGATCCGACTCTATCCCCTTCATGCTTACAAGTTTCCCGAACGAGGTCTTGAACTCATGATAATCCATAGGCTTGTACGACAGCCAAGGATCGGTCATGCCGTTCTCTGAAACGTCGGCGGTGCTCCATATGACACCGTTGGGCCTTTGGTAAGCGCAGTCCCAAAAATTGCTATCATACGTCTCTGGTAATGACCTCCCGCCTAGCGTAAAACGATTCTTGTACACAGGACTCATCTTAAACACATTATCCCTTGATATAGGGACATTACGCTCTTGGGTCCATGATATATAATCCCCTACTTCTGGATAGAATCCCTCATAAGGCTCAGGTCCAGCTATACGGAAATTACAATTAATCTCAGACTCCACTAAAAACTGAGGTATGCCATAGAAGTATAGGAAGAAACGACCACTAAGATACATATCCCCGGTCTTGCAAGCCATCTCATAAGCACTCTTACGGCTAGGGAACGAATATAGCGATCCAGTATCCGTATCAGTCTTATTAAGATAATCCTCCCCGGTATCATAATTAACAAAATAACGTGGATACCCGATATTCCTATAGTCGTAGTAAGGGAATGGTATCATATCTCCCTGACCAAACTGGGTCAAGTAAAACATAGGCATTTTCCTTTTAAGCGAGAATCTGGATATAAACACATCACCTCCAAAAACAGGTTTACGCTTATCCTCATCCATCAACCCGCACCCGCCTAACGACACCCACCTGATATCCTCTATCTGTCCGTATTGAGCTGGAGAATATTTCTTTATCCTCATATAGGGGCAGGATACGAAAGATTCACGTGTCATAAAATGAGGCGTCATACCAGCCACCTCATCGTTACGAATATTACACTCATCCTGAATACGGCTGGTATCATAACTTGAAACCAACTCCGGATATTCAAGCATATACTTATCCATACCAAATGACATGAACAACGAATGCTCACGATCGAGATTATTTACAACTATAGGCTTACCGCCTACTACTTTCCCTTGTGATGAGATATCCGTTACCGGATACAATCCGCTTTTAATATACTTAGCCGTAGATAATCCACGCAACTCTGATGCCCCTGTTTTTTGGTAAAATAGATTATAATGAGCGACAGAAGTATAATAATAAGCGTAATTCCATCTAGGTCCCCTATCTATCAAGGCCGTTAACCACTGATACCTGTACTTCCCTATATCCACGACAGACTGGGAGGTAGCCTTGGCGATACCTGTAGCCAGACGGATAGCCGTCAGCGCTATGCCGACAGGGTTGGCTAAAAAAAACACGCCTCCACCGACATATTGTTGGGACGCCGATTGATATGTATATTCAGCTATAGCGGATATTAAATTAGCCATAGCCTCCACCGTAGCCAATGACGTTGCCATACTATAAGCCTTACTTCCTAATATCGTCCATTTAGGGTGATCCTCCACCTCCCTGAATATACCGGAGGATTTACCTAATTGATAACCATCAACAAGGCACTCAGTGGGAGCATCAGGCTTGTTGAAGGCAATATCAGGGCTTAAGAATGAATACCAGATATTACCCTTCCTGTTAAACGGATGCGTTATAAAATTCTCACGATTAATATCCTTATAGATATACATATCATCAGACAAATCATTGTAAGGATAATTAGGATAAAGGTTAGCCGATCCGTCGGGATCATCGTACTTAAACATATCATAAGCCAGACCGGTACCGATAACGCTCTTATCCAATGTCCTATCGCCCCTATACAACTCATATCCTATTATGGAATCCCTTCTATCCTTATCTATAAGGCCATTCTCTACCGCTATATCCAGAAACTCATTAACGATATCGTCATCAAGCATCACCCCCATAGGATAAATATAGGAGTCAACTCCATATTGACCGGTCAGTTGAGACGGATTACCCATAAAAGGAGCGACAGAGTTATCCGGGAACTTGTAATGACGTATAGGTCTCTGACAAAATGTGGTTGACGTATTGGGATACTCAGCGTTATCTCCATTACCCGTGAAATAAGACTTACCTCCCACGGATTTAGGAGACCCATAGTATTTCGTCAAAGAATCTATTATATCCTTCCTCTTCGATCCTCCCGACGATATCCCGATCTTACTTGAATCATACAACTCAAAATTAGCCGGATACTTATTGATAGATTCCCAATAACCAAAATCACCATACTGATAAGGTCTAGGAGCACAATCAGCGGGTTTATCTCCACATGAGATGCATTTCGCCTCATATGTGACAAATCTCCTTAATTTCAGTTCTTTCGTAAAGAAGAATACGTATTTCACCTCCAGTGGCCGAATGCCAAAACAGAACGGGGCAGGGAAAATGGCGGTGCCGGCCGTATAGAATCCTGCAAGTTCCTTCATGTCCTGCCTCATGGCGAAACCGGTGAAGAACACGCATACCGCAGGCTCGATGCAAACATATATCTTATGGAAAGTAGTCTTGTCATCATTCCAGAACAAGTACTTTGGCATCATAAATATCTTATGATCCACGTAATTCACTATAACACCTTTCTTGGCATCATTAGCCAAAGGATTAGGAGCCACGGTACCTTCCTTGTCCGAGAAAAATGTTATACGAACCTTATTGTATGATGACGAGTCGCCGATCGGATAATTATAGTTACCCATCATCTCTATATACATAATACCGTTATCAGAATCGGATAAACCGCTTACGTATTTTTCGTAATCCAACTCCACCCATCTGGCGTATGAGGATACATGTGGATAGAACTTGAAATAAGTCAAGTTGCTTCTACCGAACCAATTGGTCTTGGCGTCAATATCATTCTGCACAGACACACGATCTTCCCAATCAGTAGATATGCCGGTATTGAACTTAGAGTTATCACCATCACCAAAAAGACACATGGCGTTCTCAATACCAAACTGACTCTCATATTGAGGGAAGTACTTTTTCATTGAATCCATCAATATATCAAGCATAGTCTCGGTATGCTTCTTGCCTTCCCACCCATCGCCTTGGAATAAGAACGTACATTTACCCAATGACCTACCTCCTTGGAACGTGGGTAGTTGAACATCATTAATAGTAGGATTCACGTAAGGATCACCTACCGAACACCCATTAGTACATATACCCTCATCATATAACTGCCGGACATTAGACATATCCTGACACAAGACCAAGGCGGAAGAATCTATATCAGACGGGAATTTGTCCTCATCCTGACCATCCAGCCATTCTTGAACCAGATCTATGATATTCTTACCTCCACTGGAGTAATTATCGAAATCACACAATACAGAAAATTTCCTTTGTGACTCGGCGTTACTTTGTATTAAGGTGGTAGGCTCTGTCTCCGTATAATCACTAGCCAACTTATATGTAAAATCAATCCTAGAATCCACCAAAGAGTTTTTATCCAATATAGTCCTGGTCTCTATCCTCTCGATATCATCACATCCACTAGGGAAATCGGGAGCCTTTATACCGTCTTGATCCTCTGGCAATGATATAGCAGCGCATAACTCGTCAGTAATACCTACATTAGATTCTATGATATCACACAGGTTCTCTATATTATCAGCGATATAATCAATAGCATCATCTACCGTAACATCTTCCCCCATCGTGTTGATAACGAATTGGGTCTCTCCTACCGTGGCATATTCCTGCTCTACATATCTGAGTTGCTTGACATCTAGCTGATTCTTGCATTCTCCTCCAAAACCATCAAATCCCCAAGACGGGTCGTTTATGATCTTTGCCGTATTCTTAAACTGCCAAAGATGACGGCGGCTGTTCCCGGCGCACTGCGGGTTGTTCTCCAGCACCGACGCAGCCGACAGGTCGTCAGAGTTACCGTCCTCATCAACGATAACCTCCATCTCCTCCCTTGTGGCCGGACGAGGGATAAGCGGGAATCTAGCTGTCCTGTATCCTGTATTGGTAAAGAACCTTATACCCAACGGATATACCTCGTCACGCATGAAAGAGGCGTATTTAGAGCAAGCCACACCGTCTTTATACAGATTCTCCGTGGCTATCGATGTCTGCCATTTAACGAAATGACCCAAGAAATTAACGACCGGTTGAAGATTCCATTCATTCTCCACGGTCAATCCGTATTGAAGAAGACGATTCCCGACAGACGTCATGCCTCTGGCTGTCTTATATACCGGTATTTCCTTGGATAACTTCTCCATGGTCGTACGCTCGCTATATTGATCCGTAAGGTAATAGATGGTCCTTTCCGTTATCGGATGTATACCTTCTATGAAATACTCAAGAACCGGGCTTTGCTCGCCATTATATCCAACGGTGTTCTGTATAACACCTACCTTATAATGAGATACCTGCTTATCTATATTGGATACAGTAAGCCGGATACCCATGTTGGTTGATTTGCCCCATAAGCCATCACGAATGACTATATCCTGACGATCGAATATCATGATAGGGTTGGTCAATGAGCAATATCCGGTCTTCTCTATCCCGAACTCATCGCACAACGCCACGCAGAACTGGTAGGTCCCGGCACGCAGGCTTCCCCCGAACTCCACGACCTCAGGCTCCACGCACGGGGCCGTCAGCAGCGGGAATACCAGTAGCTTCTCGCAAGCCAGCCTACACCTCTCTATTGGCTTATCATCCCCACATGTCTTATATCCATGATAATGATACCAGAAGTCACCATCATCATCCGGATTAAGTGCCTTGTCAACCATAACATATCGCTGGGGGTTATATCCATCAGTCCAGTATATCACCTTACCACACTTCTCATCCTTGATCTCTATATCAAAGATCGGGTGATGAATGGAAAAGTTAAGACAAGGGTCATCGGTCCCATCCTCTATCAACACCTCCATCAAATCACATATCTCATCGAAACGACCATCCGACTCCTCAAGCCTCTCGCCAAGGATACGATGAATATCTTTCCCTGATCCCGCTAATTGATCCTCTACGGTCTTGACATAATCCAATGACCTCATGAACGTGATCTTAGAGGTGTTGTTATCAGGATTCACCAGAAAGAAATAAGTGTTATCACCAGCTATATCATTCTTATACCCAATAACCTTATAGCCATCAAATCGCTTACATAAAAGGGTACTAGGCTCGTTCTGGATCTTAAGCTGACTCCCATCGTCACCCTCTATGGTAGCGTTCAAGGCGAAACTGTACTCAGACGGGGATAGGTCCTGTGGATGCTTATCCCTGTTCATCCCGGAATCGGGAACCGCTATATTAGAATTATTTTGCACGATGTTATGTTTTTCGCAAATATAGCAAATCCGCCAGATAATCACTTATGTGGCGGATTCTAATAAACTGTACGTATTATGCAAAACATTCAAATCGCACAAAAATAGAAAATCCTTCTGACTCTTACAAGCCAGAAGGAAAATCTAAACACTTTGCAACGTTTACCCCTAATGAAAATACAAAAACATAATAATTATGGATTTTTCCCCATGTAGCTTGATTGCTTGTCGGCGTCCTCTACGGATATGTAGAAGAACCCGTTAGTCACGTATCTCTCATTGACGTCCACAAAATCAGTAGATCCTTTGTCCACCCCTTTCTTCGATCCCTCATCACACACAGCGACCAGACTATTAAAGTCATTGGAATAACCTACGACTACACCGTGCATATCCCGATTTCGAGGATCGAATACGTACCTCATCTTACACCTATCGTAAGCTAACTCTAAAGAGCTTTTGCTTAGCCTCTCATCTAATCCAGCACCCGCTACCAAGGCCAAAACGCTCTTTGATATGTCACTCATGGTGGTATCCTTGGCCGGAGCCTTAGGTATAGAAACGCCTTCCATGACAAAATCCAACGCCTTATCTACAAGACCATCGAAATCATCATCTCTTATATAATCCTTAAGCACCTCCAGTATATATAACCGGACATGGAGTTCGTTATTGACATCATTCAATGTAATCATAATACTAGTTTTTGGCAAAGCTAGATTATTTCTGTGCAATAAAAGATCAAATATGTCATAAGCGAAGGACTAAAAAAAATAAAAACTCCCCCATTCTCACGGACGAGAGAGCTGATAGATATTTGTATTATGAAAAAGAATAATCACTCACCTATTCTTACAATACAGTCACGAGACTCCTTGTTATAAATCATCGTACCTACCTTAGAATACAAGGTCTTTATATTTTGCCAATTATCCTCGCCGTGAGCGGATACGTTAGTAGGGGCATCACCGGTATAAACCTCCTCACCTCCTATGTTGACAAAATCATATCCACGTTTCTCCATCGTTCCGCCCTTATAAGCTGTAAATTTGATAGTTACATTCCCTCTTTCTCGACCGCCATACCAGTTGCCGTATATACCACATCTGATCTCAAGGGGAAGCTTATCATAATTATCCCCGTCAAGCAACGGTCCCATCTGGATCAAAGCGGCCTCATTCCCTGATTCCATGTTATCGCCACCATGGATAAGATAATCACCTACCCGCTCCTGCGTGGTCTGGTACTGTTTACTCCAACCAACCAGCTTGCCGTCCACGTCCGGGAGGCCGGTGTTGTCGAAACCGGTTGCCGTGTCGAAGTCAATGCCGTCCTCGTCATCCCAGATATACCTAAGCACAAGGAAATCGAACTCAGGGATGATCACCACCGGAACCGACTCCTGCCTGCACACGAACGTCTTCTCCTCCTTGGTGCCTTCTTTTATAACCTTGTACGTAGCCTGACGTATCTCTCCAGTCTCATTGATATCAGCGGTAACCCTAACCTCAGCAGGGCCGGTACCACTTGTCTTATCTAAATGTATCCAATCAGCCATATCATCGTATTTTGTTAAATAAGTTTAATATACTTATCAAAAGCGTTGGGCCACATCCGCTCATAAGACAACATCCTTCTCCTATTATCCTCAGCCAGTTCCCGATAATCATTCAAGGTAATCATCGACATCTTAAGCTCCTTCATAGCCCTAGCGAACTTACCCGGCTCTTGTTGGGCGTATAGCTTATAAGCTTCACCAGCGCCTTGTATCAAGCCATTCACGGCAGCGTTCTCGAAGATCTTCATCTTGATATACGTCTCGACATAATCCTCAAGATAACCTAACGCCGTTTCAGGTATATACGGGAGACCGTCATCATCCTTGGGTGTAGCACGATATATGATGTAAATAAATCCATCAAACCCGGTATACATAGTATTGCCGGATATAGTTATATCATAATTATCCCAAGCATATTTATCCCGATACTTGTCGGCGGCGCAATCACGTCTCAACCCACGACCTATAGACAGCCTTACGGGGTGATGGTAATGGAAGCGAACCTCGTGAGACCCGATATATATCTTCTCCGTGATTGTCTTCTCAAACTCCTCCTTACAGCACTCCGTGCAGGAGTTCCAACGAAACCCGCGCTCCGTGCGCTCGACCCAGCCGATCTCGTGTTGGAGGTCAGCCTTAGCCTTATCGCCGCCAGGGATCTCGCAAACAAGAGGCTCACACCTGTAAGCGTCAAGCATGTCGAAGAAATCGGATGGTAATACCGCCTGCTTGTTACTGGTCTTTACAACCGCCTCGGACATGACGGCTATAACACCCCCAAACCTTTTTAAAGCTATCTCAGCCCACCTATAAACAGACGAGGTGTCTATAGCTCCGCTATCGTCGTATTTATGTAAATCGGCCTTGATCTCGGCCAATAAGCCTTTTATTGTCATATTCAAGTCTTTTGCACAAAGATATGTATTTGAATCCGTGATACAAAAAAAATCCAGTCTACCATCACGAGCTAACTGGATCATAGAAACTTCTACAGCTTATAAACCCATTTAACTCCAAATACCTTACTTTCCGATTCAACTTCCCGGTACAAGAACTTATATCTCCTTCCAGACTCCATAGCCATTCTACACTCCTTGTTTAATGCTGGAGAGATATATAAATGAAAATACTTATTCCTCGGCATAAAATCCATACACGTATGGACGTAAGAATATCCACCTGTCCCACGCCTGTTTATAGTCCCGGTAAGTTTATTCAGATATATCTTACGGTTGGGATTAATCTTATGACATAGATAACCGATGTTATTTATATAAACCCCGCCCTCATTATCTAAGTACTTATCACGTATGACTTTCCAGATCAACGACTGACATTCGAGAATATCATTCTTGTCCACGATCGTATGTTTCCTTCTCTTTCCGTTCTTAGACATAATAGACCTGTAGAACCGAAGAAAGTATTGATCAAGTATTTTAAACGACTTTGTTTTCATGTCGCAAATATAATAATTTCATCCTTATTCAAGAAATATTTGGCAAGTTTTGGTGTGAGTGTAACGGTGATAAGGCCGCACTTACCGCCGCGGCACAGGCTGACGCACAGAGACTAGCGCAGGAAAAAGCCAACGCTATGGAATGCGATTGCCCCAAAACATGGAGCGCTAGTGTAACGACGTCTAGCGGAAGCGGGAAGACGATAAATTACACCATACAATATAATAATCCATGTGGATCGGAAAAGACGTCTAGGATGACTATAGGATACAAAAAAACGAATGGTCAATGGGAGTATGAGACAAGAATAGTCCCTATTCCTTCCGGATCAGGAACTTTTTCTGATTCTACAACAACCAACTACGGGATATCATCTGGAGCTTATGCTTATTATGAGGATGGTCAAGGAAGTGGATCTTGTTGACAATAAAAAAAGGAGAGGCTTATATAGTCTCTCCTTTTTGTTACGATTAGATGAATCTAAGATCTTTCCTCCTAGTATGATTCAATATCCTACTAATATGTCTGGTACTTAATCCCGTTCTTTCCTTTATCTTATCATAGATATAACCCTTGGATACGTAAGCCGACATATCTCCCAGATCTTTTATAATCTTGTCATACATATCGTGCACCTCATTATATCTTATGATAGAGCTGTCTCTCATCCCTCTTTCGCCTATACCGTCAACTATGGCGTCATTGAAACCAAAGAAATTGATTATTGATCTTATTAGATTCATGTTATTGAATTTTTTGTGTTTTCTTATTAATATCCATATCCGGGTTCTCATCCGTATGGATCTGCAATTTGGTTACAGTTTCCCTTAATGTTTCGGAAACCACATATTCAAGAAGTTTGTCTGGGCATATGAAATCATAATCCCATTGAGATGTACATGGCTTATCTTTTTCAGCTCCACATCCCCCTAGCTCTAACGCCGCTTTTCTGTCGAGAGTTATAAGATCAACATTTATAGCCTCTATGTTAATATCTGGTATATAGATATATCCATCATTGACATAATAATAGTATTGATCTATATTCCCGTATTTACGTTCCTTGTTGTTAGCGTATTTTCTTAACGATATGGAGGTAAATATAATATCATCCATGATGTTTGATACTTTGATGATAGCCGGTCCTATACGGGTATATATCATATCGGGCAACCTTTTCTTAGATCTCATAAGAATCCGGCATAACTTGAACTCATCAAAACAGCAATCAACCTTCCGAACTCTCTCCATCTCCAGGCAATTGATATGGGTGTATAACGATTCCTCGCCGAACAAAGTACCGTCAGCGTATTTCTGGGCTATATAAGACCTTGCTTTTTGTCTGCCTATGGATAATATCCACCTCCTACTGACATGAGCGTCCTTGTTAATGGAGTTCATGTCATTCATGATCCTAGATACAAATTCTGAATTTTTCATATGCTAAATACTGAGGAGGGGATATACCCCTCCTGTTGTTACTTCTTTTTCTTAACCTTGCCTCCACATTTCATTTGAGGTTTCTTTTTCTCGGAGACTTTGCCTCCTTCTGCCATCTTCTTTTTCTTAGTACATGTCATAGTCTTACTTTTTTTTTAATGTTAGTGATACAATATTAGTCATTTCTATCGAAAATAGAATAAAAGAGGTTGATGAAACTACCAACTTACCGCCGCGGCACAGGCTGACGCACAGAGACTAGCGCAGGAAAAAGCCAACGCTATGGAATGCGATTGCCCGGAGCAGAAGACGTGGTCATGGTCTGTATCTATGAATAATGATTGCATGAGTCATGAGCAACTTGTCACATCAAGAGGATTTACGATTACGTATAATAATCAATGTGGTAGATCTATATCTGGTTCTGTGAGTGGTATAGGGTATACACAAAACGGAGAAGAGCAGGTCAATAGCGCTAGCTTTACAATTCCCGCAGGATCTGGAAGCAAGAGTGGAAGTGTGTATTTTAGCCGAGAAGTGGTATGTGGAGATGTAACAATCTCTGGTCATGATTCAGGTAATTGTTGACAATCACTGCTGTTATGGTTTTTAATAAAAAGGAGAGACTTATTAGCCTCTCCTTTTTTTTGTTATACATCAGAATCTTAACAGTTCCCAGATCCTCCTCCAGAAACACTTATAGACCCACATTGTACTCCTGAATCAAAACCTATGACACCGGTTTTTTTACCAGACCCAGTAGGTATACTTACGGTAGTACTTCCAGCCGTAACGGTTTGTCCATGATCATTCCTACCAGTAACAGTTACAGTTATTGATTTAGATGATCCACATTGATTATTGTAAGACACTTCATAGGAGCACCTTAAGGTGGATGTAGAACCAGACAGGCCATTACAAGGATCACCGCTCAGCATAGCGTTGGCGCTCCATGTTTTGGGGCAATCGCATTCCATAGCGTTGGCTTTTTCCTGCGCTAGTCTCTGTGCGTCAGCCTGTGCCGCGGCGGTAAGTGCGGCCTTATCACCGTTACACTCACACCAAGCGCCATTGTTTCCGCCAGAAACCCAGTAAGCGGAAGCCTTCGGAGCCGTACATCCTGACGGACAACCTTGCTTGGTAGCAGTAGCCTCTACATAATCATTACATACTCTTCCACTGCAACACGCATCCGCTAATGCCTGAGCTTGAGATCTCAACCTATCTATCTTATCTCTAGCCTGAGCGTTGGCAGAAGACGTGCTAGAAGCGCATATAGATCTAGAAGGTACATCCGGATAGGAGATCGTTACTCCACAAGGTCTATCAGATGGACAATTCCTACTAGTAGCAGATCCTCCTTGGAAACCGATCGTATTACAGCAAGCAGATCCATAGCCTAGATATTCCTCTCTTCCACAATCATTTCTATATAAAGCTACACTTTCGCCAGATCTACACTCAGCCTCTCCTATTCTACTCCAAGAATTAGGATCACAACAGCTATCACAAGAACCACCTGAACATCCACAATCGCAAGACTCATGCAACCTGTTCTCAGTCTCGTCAGGGTGACATCCAGTGCTATCAGTCCTTCTATACCTAGCCCAAACATCACCACCTGAGCAATAGTTTCCGCCATCATAGCTCCAACCACTCCAATTAGGAGGAGTGTCCTCGCAATCTCCGTTCTTATTAGCGTAAGCTTGAGCGGCGGCTCTGGTAGCTGAATTGCTTCTGAATGCCTCTTGAACCTTGTTATTGGCGTCAGCCTGAGAGACCGTTGATGTTATAGGATCTAATCCTAACGAGCTATAAGGAACTGATATAGCCACACCCTGTTTACAAGAGCCGCAATTATCCTTGTAGAAAGTAGCGCTTCCAGTACCGGTCCATACACAAGTGCCATGCTGGTTAGCGTAATCTTGTCCTTTCTGATCTAGGATCTGCTCAGCCTTGCTTCTGGCATCCGCCAAAGAAACCTTGCTGGTGATAGCCGTGCCGCCGTTGGCTTGTGTGGAGGTCACCGTTATCCTCTGGCCTACCCCGCCTTCGGCGCAGTTGTTCTTATAGAAGTCACGGCTTGCCACGTAAGTCCAGGTACATCCTCCGTTCTTATTGGCGTAAGCCTGACCCTCAGCTCCACGAACGGCATTCTCAGCTTTCTTATTGGCGTCAGCCAAAGATATGTTGGAGGTGTACGGATGTCCCGGAAGCTTGCTGCTGCTTACGGATACCATGTCTCCTACGCCGCCATCAGCGCAATTGTTCTTCTGGACCTGACCGGTATAGCTTCCTGTCCACGTACAAGTACCCTTCGAGTTAGCTACGCTCTGTCCCTGAGCCGTAACAGCCGCCAATGCCTTGGCGTTAGCGTCAGCCTGAGATACACATGACTTGAACTTGCCATCAGAGCTAGGACTTGGATCCGTAACATCATTCTGAGTCACGGTAACGGAGCTTCCAACCCCACCATCCGCACATTGACGAGTGAAGGCCTTAGATGCCGTACCAAACCAGAAGCATGTCTTATTACCGCCAGCTATATACCGCTCTTGATTCTCAGGATCAGTATAGCAGGTATTGGTATTACGTTGATGTAATTTAGAGATACAATCCTTGCATACGGTCTCGATAGTCTCCCATACCGGTTGCTCAGTCTTAGTATGACACGTGTCATCATAGTTCTTGTTAACGAACGCCTGACCCATCCTATCGATGTAGGCCTTAGCCAAAGCGTCAGCCTCCTCTTGTGAACGGGTAGAGGTAAAGAACTGTCCCATAAGATCCGGGGTTACGGTAATAGGATCAGCATACTGGCAAGTAGGACACTTAGGAGTGAACTCCTTGCTATAATTACCGACATATATCTTCAACTCATCACAAGTACCACGATCGTTGGCTATAGCCTGACCTTGTGCCTTGACAGCGGCCTTGGCAAGCTCATCAGCGGCGAACTGGCTCTCGTATGAGTAGAATGGACCTCCGGTTACATCAGCCTCAGTAACGGTAACTGAAGACGGGATAAGACCGGACGGACAGTTATTCTTCTCGAACGCCTCGCTATAATGACCGGTATATTTAGGAGCCTCATGGCAAGTACCACGCTCATCGGCGATCTTCTGACCTTGATTCATTACAGCGGCCATAGCCACTAAATTAGCCTCATCTTGAGATACACAAGACTGGAACGGATGACCATCTACCATGTCTTGGGTTACGGTGAACGGATCTCCTACCTGATTAGCTCCGCAATTGCTCTTCGTGAACTCGAAGCTAGCCTTACCGGTATACATAGTAGCGTTAGAGCAGGTACCCTTGGTATTAGCCAAAGCCTGTCCTTGAGCTTGTACAGCGGTCATAGCCATAGCGTCAGCGGCGGTCTGTGAGTCGTTGGACTGGAATGGGTGTCCTTCTACCATATCTTGAGTGATCGTCACCTTAGATCCGATCTTGCACTCACCACAGTTGTTTCTCGTGAACTCCAAGGAAGCACGGCCGGTATACGTACAAAGGGCGTGGATATTGGCAAGAGCCTGTCCTTGGGCGTCAACGGCAGCCTTAGCCTTGCTGTTGGCATCCTCTTGAGACACGGTGGAAGTAAATGGATAACCATCAACCATCCTATCGTTTACCGTATAAGTGCCACCAGCACCAGTACCACAATTGTTACGGGTAAACGTACGTGTATAAGTACCGGTATATACAGGAACCTTCTCACACTTACCTTTCACGTTAGCCACATCCTGGCCTTGAGCCTCAACAGCGGCCTTAGCCTTGTTATTAGCGTCCTCCTGAGATACGGTAGATCTAAAGTCTCCTGTCACCATAGTCTCGTCTACAACAACCTTAGTACCATACTGGGTCTCGTTACAATTGTTACGGGTAAATTCCTTACTGTATTTACCATGATATACGGTCTTCTCCTTACACTCACCTTCAAGGTTAGCCTGTTGTTGGGCGTTAGCCTCAAGATCGGCCTTGGCCTTATTGTCGGCGTCCTCCTGCGAGATAATAGAGAAGTACTTACCGGCGGCTACAACATAAGTATAAGGTTGACCGATATGGAACTCATCACAATTATTTCTCGTGACTGTCTTCTCCATCCTAACGTTATAGTAGACGTTAGTCTGACAATCGCCACGCTCATTGGTGATAGCCTGACCTTGCGCCTCAACAGCGTCCTGCGCCAGCTTATTGGCGGCATCCTGTGATACTGTAGAAGTGAACGGATAGCCGGTACACATCTTCTCATCCACGGTAAAGTCAACAGGCGTAGAACCTTCAGGACAATTAGTTCTCTGGAATACCTTAGAATACGATCCGGTAAATACCGGTATCTTCTCACAATTACCCTTGATATTAGCTATATCCTGACCCTGAGCCTCTACAGCGGCTTGGGCTAACTTATTAGCCTCCTCCTGAGAGACGATAGACCTGAAGTCGCCTTCTACCATAGTCTCGTTAACAACAACCTCCGTTCCGTATTGAGTGGAGTCGCAATTGTTACGGGTAAAGGTCTTGCTAAACTTACCATAATAGATATTCTCCTTAGGCTTACACTCACCTTCCAGATTAGCTTGTTGTTGACCATTCTTTTCAATATCCTCAAGAGCCTTCCTGTCGGCGTCCTCTTGAGAGATAGAAGACACGTACTTACCCTCAGGAACGATGTAAACATATTCCTGACCGTCACTAAACTTATCACAATTGTTACGGATAAAGGTTTTCCTTTGCTCCTCGTTATACCAGATGTCAGTTATACACTCACCATGCTCATTAGCGTACTTCTGTCCGTTAAGAGCTATATCCTCCATAGCCTTAGCGTCAGCGTCCTCCTGTGAGATAAACGACTTGTACGTCCGTTCCTCAACCACATACAAGACAACCGAACCGTGCTGGTTGGCTAGACAGTCATCCTTGGTAAACGGCTGAACCATCTTGATATTATAATAAACGGGCTTGGCATCTTGGGCTATCATATACTCCTTAACAACACTACCGTCCTTTGACGTTATACGGAACTTAGCCGTACAGATCTGACCGGTGTAATTAGCCTTGTATACGATGTTAAGCTTATTATCGCCTACCCCATGGCTCTTGTCGTTAATGGCAAAGCAATTACCCTCAACGCAATTCTTATCTACTTCCCTTGCCATGTCAATCCTCCTCTATTCTCCATGAAACATTATCTCCGGCCTCTACCCTCACGATCTGGGTATCACCATACTTATTAAGCGTCAACCTTTGCGGATCCACGTTAAAGGGTGGTTCCGGTTCCGGCTCCTCGCTGCCATCGCCACAAGTGCAACATACCAGTTCAATATCATACTCGGTATTGGACTTGATATCGATAACGACCTGACCGTTCTCACTAGTCACGTTATCAAAGTCATGATCAAGTATAATATAAGGTATATCATTAGGCTGTTGATTGATATTAACAACCTTGCCATTCAAGACAAACATCTCATGATGCTCCTCGTTATCCATGTTCTTAGGCATGGCTATAACGAAGCTAGCGTCATACAGGTCAGTGGCTCCCGGATCCTCAGGATCGGCGTACACCACGTATCTGCTATCCTCGTCAGGTATCTTAACGGATAGCCCGTTGACGTTCATAGACACCATATAGCATTTACTTACCGAACCACCAAGAGTAAGGCAGGAGGCCTTGACCGAGGCGGAGTTAAGCTTGGCGTTGATGACCGCCGTCCCGCCCTCCATGTCAAACATGATATTGGCCGGATCCACGCTCACCCGCTCCATACCCTTCTGGGTTATGGTAGCGAGTTTCGTTACCTTGCCTTTCTCGACCGCTACGTAAGTCTCCCTAGGCAACCTACCCATCCATCCCGGCTCTACCTTGATCGCCACCTTGTCGGGACCGGTACCGGAAATCTTGTCGTAGGACACCCATGAGGAGCCTTGCTCGATCTTAGCAAGAATATCTTTTAAATTATTCATATCATTCCGCTTGAGTTATAGTCCATTTATCACTCTTGCCTACGATAATCTCCAGAATCTGCTCACCGCCCTCAGGAGGATACTCGAAGTTAGTAGGCTTAATCTCAAACACGCTGGCGCCACCACAACCAAGATCGCAGATCATGTCCGGCAACCATCCCTCCTCGAAAAAACGCTCTATAAGCTCCCTGACGGCCTCTGAAAAAGAATCAAGCTCCAACCTGTCTGCTGGGACAGACCCTTTCTTAAGTGTCTCACCACATACCCAACCGTCACACTCGGAAGCCAAGACCGTATCATACACTCTCTTAGCCATAGCATGAAGTATTTAAAATATTACTATTCAATGTAGTATATACGATATTAACATCAGCGAACTCATCGCCCATGCAATACCTTTTCTTGAACTTAATGGATCTACCAGAAACGACATACCCGTCGTTAGGTACGATAGTACCGCAGTAGGTCACGCTAAGAACATTCAGAGGCTCGTATCTTAACCTTACGGCCTGCACTCCCTTAAACGAATCCCTTTGGATGGACGCCGTTGCTCCAGATACGGCAACCAGCTTCCTTACCAGAGACTCGATTACACTATTCATGCCATCTCCGTTCCTGATATCTGCCTCAGGAAAAGACTGACCATCATATATGATCTGGGAACTGTAGATACTACATTCATTCCCCGGTCTATATTCCGGCTTACATGGATTACAGTTATTCCTCATATCAAATCAATTTATTAATCATTCTCCTTAATTCAAGTATCTCAGCATCCCTGTCCCGTATAGCCTTTATCATAGCGTTAAGGACATCAGACATATCGCAACTGGGAGATAATCCCAATGACTCCACACGTACCTTGTCTCCTGGATAAACACAGTCGGTGCTCATGTACGTAGAGCACGGTACTTTCGTATCGTCTACAGTAGGCCTGTATTGTTTCTTGTTACAACCATTCATTGTTACCATACCTCCTCTTCTGCACCATTATCACCGCCACCATTACCGGCGTTGACAAGCTCGTTTATAATTTTCTTCAAATCCAGAACCTCACGATAGTATAAATCTATCTGCTTATCCCTAGACGCTATAATACGCCTCAATGAGTCTACAACGACAGAGATATCAGTACCTTTCTCTATACCATCCACCACCAACTCATCACCTGAGTATAAGACGCATTTATCATATAAAACTATAGGACATCCATAGCCAACACAAGGCTCGTCCTGACAATCCCGATCGCAAGGATCACAAGGATCCTCGGGGCATTTGTTAAGAAACTTGTCTATCTTAACACCATGACAGCATTCTTCAGGACGCTCCCTCGAATGATCATGACAACAACCACCTGTATTACACATATTAATAATATTAATGTTTTTAGCAAAGATACTTATTTGGTTTGGAAACAAGACAACATACGTTATTAAACAATATAAGGGATACGTCATTCGCATCCCCTATACCCATAAACCATAACAACAAGACAAGATCAGGACTTCAATTTAAGAACAGGATTACCCCATCTGTCTTTCCACTGCCTTCCCAAATCGTTTATAACGCCATCATAGTCTTTTATATATCCAGCCTTAATAGCATAAGATATATTTCTTTCTATTGATACTATCATATCCAACTCCTCGAAGGAAGCCCTATTTCTTATCCCTTCCTCATGTACGCCAAAAACAACAAAATTTATACCCTTAGCAATTCTTGATAGCGATTCCTTTAAATTGCTCTTATCGCTTATAAGCGAAGATACACTGCTGCACATCTCTATATAAGCGTCACCAGCTGCATTTCTTACCCCTACGATATTATCAACAAACCACATTACGACATCGGCGCAAACCTCAGGACTCATTTCCATAGCCACCACAAGGAAAAGGTATGGGTTCATATACCACATCTGTCCATCCCCCTTTCCCTTTCTGCACGCCAATCCCATTTTGTTTAAATCACTAAGATTTAGGGTCTTGTTTTGTAGGCTGATATTTATCCGCTTACATAAATCCCTGTTTTCCAGTCTACTAATTATTTCCCTACATTTCTCCTGAAAGCCATCATACTTAATAATATCATTAAGCTTCTTAGGGGATAAACCCTTTTTAAGCCTATCATCAGACAAGACCTTCATAGCTAAAGTGATGTTAACAAAACCATTATCACTGAGCGCAGGTATAACAACGCCCATCAATCTCCTATCAGAAGATTTGATTTCAACCCGACTTTTCATAACTTTGAACAATATTTTAAATTAAACATAATACCTATCGGTTCGAGATGAATAGATAGGTATGCAAATATAAAACATATTCAACATACAAACAACTGTATTGCAGTATATAAACTTATCACCATTGATATATATACAAAAAATGGAGGAGATATACAATCCCCTCCAAACACTAAATCAACTATTATGGAAAACTAAACGCGCATCATCACCAATAACATTGATCCTCTTGATCAATATTCTCAATCCATTTCTCGCACTCAAGATTAAGATCAGCGTACTCCTGCCCCTCTACCATCAAAACCTCACGAGCTTTGGCGTTGGCATCCTCTACTGATATCCATGACCTAAACCTGTTGGCTTTGATAGAATAATATACCCTACCTGATTTATATCCAAACGGACATACCTTTTCAAACCAATCACCGATCTTCGTATTATAGAATACAGGTGAACAACTACCCTCGGCGTTAGCCTTCTCCTGACCTTCTTTCATGAACTTCCTATAAGCTAACGTATCAGCATCAATCTGGGATATATCGGATATGACGGCTCCGGCTGGCAATTCATACACAATACCTTCTTTACCTGGTGTCCCGGTCTCACAATCGTTCTTGTAAAACAAGCCACGAAGAGGCTGTGAGGCCCAGTCCTCGCAGCAAGCCCCGACGGCGTTGGCCTCACCCTGCCCGATCCGTCCCAGCTCCGCCCTAGCCTTATCATTGGCGTCTTTCTTGGATACGTATGACACAAACCTGCCTTCCTCTACGCATATTTGTTCCTTGGACCCCTTACCACTTACGCAATCGTTCTTGATAAACTCATCGCATACCTGATCATTATACCATACAGCCGGTATTATGTCGGCATATGTATTGGCGTAATCCTGACCGTTGGCATTGACATCATCCTCAGCCTTACTATCAGCCTCCTCCTGCGTATCGCCAAAATAAACATCGGCCGGGACCCGGTAGTCAACAGAGCCGCCCACGTACCCGGCAGGTGGGTTGTTTCTGGTGAACGTCCGTACTATTTCTTTATTACTGTATATCATTACGATTCACTTTGTTACAAAGATAGATATTTTACCAATATGAGACACATAACCGTAAATGCAAATACGCAGTTACCTGATTATCAATTTTTGGGCAAAAATGGAATTAATTATCCCAGTGATTAAACGACTCCGATCCGGCGAACACCCCATAGTCCCTAAACATACCTCCACACAATATGAAATCACTTTTCTTGCTACCATTTATAGATGACAATATGTATTTATATCCCTTGCCTGTTATGTAAATAGTCCTAGCATATATAACCTTACCAGATTCGGTGCATATATTCTTATCACGATAATGAGCAAACTCTTTCCTTACAGCATTAGCCGTAATCTCCCAATCTCCATTAACCTTAACCCTTTTGACTATTATCTTTATCTTAACAAGAAAATCACGTAGACATCTATCACTTATGATTATATCATTCTGCTCAAGTTTCTTGGCCAAATCCCTTATCAGCAAATCTGACTCTCCAGACATGATAAATGACTCGGAAAACTCTATATCCTCTCTCTTCGATTCAAGAACCTTAGCCACCTCCTCAGCTTTAGCCTTCTCCTCTAACGCCAGCTTCTCGGCGGCAACCCTGCCACGATATTCCTTAGCCCAAGCCTCAGCAGCGGCGGGAGGATCATTAAAATCAGGAATCACGCATTTGCCTGTAGTGAGAAGCTCTTTAATCCTGTCCAAGCACCATAACCTGAAATCAACGCTAAGCCACTGAGCGAAATCTAAAGCCAGATCCTCACACATCCATGTGCCAGGATTAACCGTACCCCTGATAATCGTAACAGGCTGAAAATCAGCATTACCATATTTTCTGGTAATGGCATTAATTAACTCATTTACAGAAGATAACGATAAATAATCATTTGGTCTCTTTTTAAACGGCTTCGCCATTTCGGTAGCATTCACATAAGTAATACCGTTCTCTGTTTTGAAAGTTATATCACTACCATTGTAGCTAAATATTGTAGATAATCCTTTTTCGTTGGATCTGGACGCCAAAATTCCACTACTAGCCTTCGTAGAATCATTGGAAATAATTATATTTGCACTCATAATAAATAACCTATATCCATTATATCGTGAGATATGATGGATATACAAAAATAGCCAATTGAATCGTCTATGACAAATCAATTGGCTATTTTTTATATCCAACGCATAAAGATACTTTACAACTTACAAGAGTATCTATCTAACCTACTTGTTTAGAAGACCCCTTACAAATTGGATGCTTGATTAACAGATACTCAATATCTAATAGCACCTCATAAATAAATATCCATACCGTTGATTATCACCAATGTCGATTTTTCTCCATTGGCTTATCATCCATTACAAATCTTATCCTCCAAAGCATAAAGAACTTTAGCCACGGTCTTATCGCCACTTACCTTCACGCAAGACTCTCCTAGGTCCCGGACATCTATAGCCTCCCTGATACGGGTTAGCTCTTCGTATATCTCCTCTATCACGTCGGAGACCATAACACACTCATCAGAGTCCTTATATTTTGACCACTCTGGGAGATCACCCTCGTAAGGCACGCAAGTGGACGGAGTCATATGTGAACAGTTATATTTTTTCATGCCAGCAACTTATTAACACATTCCTTTAACGATCTTATCTCATCCGGGCATAACCCGCAATCATTATCGCATAATGACCTTTGCAGACGAATTATCTTGCCCCAATAAGATACATCGGGCTTGTCCCCGATCCTATACCTATGGTACCTCATGTATCCACTCCATTGGCAAGAAAGCCATTCATCTACGACCTTACATAGATCTATTCTATCAAGGTTTGATATAGATTGCGCGCCCATCTAGTATCTCCTTTCTCATTTCTTGTACCTCCTCGTCAGGCGGGCATCCATATGGCAGGTTCTTGATCCACTCACGGATCTTCTTCTGCATGTTGAGATAGACGATACCCACGTCACCTATGGTACGGGTCTGTTTGTATATGCTCACCACGTCACGCTCCATGGTCTTCAACGGATCGAGCATGACCATACAACCGGCGGTGCTCCTAGAAGCGTATTCCATATCGCTAACAACGGTAGAGGAAGCACGATTCATCATACTTCTCTCAATTCTTTCTCTCTCGGCCTTTAACGCCTTTTCCTTACAAGTATTACAACCCACGACTAAATATTTTTATGTTTAACAATCCACGCAATTAGTAGCCATCTCAAGAAGCCCTCCGACACGATCAATAATCTCATGAGCGGCCTCTATGTTATCCAACCTGACGTTAGCCTCCGCTACAGCCATAAGCGTCTCCATCTCCTGTATCTTGCCTATAAGATCCTTATCCTTATCCTCACACAAGATATCGGTCTTAATCCATAGCCGATCAAGACGTCTACGTATAAGATCCGTCTTAAGATACTTGCGACTGAAGTTGTAAGTAGAAGGGCTACCTATGATCTTGATATCATATATACCATCAGGTAGATCAAGGTACTTGACATTACAATCATCGTAATTAAAGCAATTGAGGCCTAATGTTAGGCTAGTAAAGGTATTGACCTGATTCTTGCCAAGGAACAACGTAGCGGGGTCGGACATGCCCGGCGTAGTGATCTCGATGATCGCCTTCCTGTCCTCCAGTAGCCCCCACTCGGACTCATCCAGAACCTGCAACACCTTGGGATCACGTGTCTCTAGCACCTGAAATGACAGCCGAATATCATTCATATTAACCTTCTTATCGTACCGGCATAAGCTATCGTCATAACGGGCTTGCATATCAAGATCCGGGATATCGGTATAATATGTCTTAACCTCATGACCGTTGATAAACACCGATGTTATCTGACAAACATGAGACCTAGCGACATCAAAAAACACCATCCTTACATTACCCTCATAATCGACTCCCGATGTCGGGTATGTCAATATCTGGGTATTATACTCACCATCGTTACGCCTAGCTACGACAGTAATTACGATAGGCTTCTCTATATCGTAATCATCCATGATAATCCTAGCGGCAAACTTATCATGAATTATCTTCGGTATGATATTGATCTGATTCATCTTAGTATCTTTTTCACAAAGATACTAATTTGATCGATAAAACAAACGAGGCTATAAGATAAGAGCATCAAGAAGATCCTGCTCGCTTAGAATTATACCTCCATTGATAGCCATAGACATAGCTAAATAAAGACATAAGCATGTGAGATCATATCTAAGCATTCTACTCCTAAGAGACACGATAAACTTTTTGAGGTCAGGATTATCCCCAGCCAAAGACATATAGCCGTTAAAAAGGAACGTATTGTATATAGGATCGGATGTAGATGATTTGATATCGCTGTAAGACATACCACAAATATCTACCCACAATCTTATAGATTTGACGACTATCTCCTTTACGAGAGACTTATTCAACAAACATCCGAATCTGACCAAAGCCACTATATCTCCCCACTTCTGATCGGATATCTCTTTAATAACATACATCGACCCATTCAAAGGATCTTTTACGACAGATGACAGTATATTCTTACATCCAATGGAATCCGATAGCTCTTGGATATTAAACATATTATTATCGTGGTTAAATACGATGGACATATCTCCACCTCTTATGATACTAAAGCTACTCATCACGAATCCTCCACAAAAGAATTAATATCAAAACAGTCATCATAAGAGCATAGGCCAGGCTCATATCCTTCCTTGCCATCCTCTATGTCAGAAATAGCTCTATCAGCAATAGATCTTAACTCTAATAGACTTACACCTAAAAAATCTAAGGCCTCTTTCAAGTACTTATATAAGGACGAGGTTTTAACTTCCTTAAACCCCTCGTGAATCAAATGACTATTGAATATACTGAAAAGAACTTTATCATTCCTACCGTCAAACCTTTTACCATTGTTTTTAAGACTACCATCAGAGTCAATCATCTTCCTTATCTTACTCGCAGATCTGGTATTTATGATATTCACCATAATCATAACTTTGTAGTCAACAGCGGCTCTTCTAGCTTTATTAGCCCTCCCCTTTGAACTTACAGGTGCATTGTCCTCGCCGCCAATATACCTGAACTTAGCCTTGCCTACAAAGCATGATGGATAAACCTTGCGAATATTCCACTTATAATTATAATCACCGATTGATCTCATGATCGACAACTCGCTATCAACTACCATCGATATCATCTTATAAGCCTTCTCAAAACACTTAAACGATCCTACATACTCATAGATAAACCGGTACGTCATACCTAGCTTAAAATCTTTATCAGATATCCTATTAAACACTATAGCTCTATCAAAGTTGATGATAATAGCCATAATAATCTTAAGCCTAAAGTAGGGAGGTATATAAATATCATCAGGACTGATGTTCCTAGGATTAGCCGTGGTATAATCAGCGCCAGCGAAAGTATCTCTACGTTTCTTGAAATTACGCGGATATATAGGCTGACCTTTAGATAGCTTAATGCAAGTACGCCCCTCATCTACCTGCTTCTTCTCAGCCTCGGTATACACCGGAAATTCCTTTATCATAGAAGAGCATTTCCTTATATAATTCAAGTCGAAATTCATATTGTTCATATTTTGTCCACTTCAAATATAAGCAAAATATAAGACCTTTAAAAGAATAAGATGAATTAATTTTCCCATATATCACCATTATTATTTCATTAATAACATAACTTGCTGAAACACAGTTGTCCATTTTGTGACATGTGTAATAAGAAGCTTCGCCTCTTTCTGAAGCAAATCTCATTATAAAGCATTCCTTTATTTAATTCTTACCAATTTCTAATTAATAACCCTATTAATGAAATGATGTTAGCTAACGCCTTTTATTATCTAAAGTAGACATCCAAAAAACATTAATTTAAAAATGAGTAGTATGTTGGCAGATAAAGATCTTAATAATCCCACTCAAGACTCTTTATGATTGTATTATTGAGATATTTACTATATCCTTACATTCGATCTTATTTGGCAGATGACTACTATCTTTAAACATAATGATCCTATATGTTTACTTCTTTTCTGCGCTAAAGCGTGAAGTGCCAAAGGGAATCGGCAGGGTTGGTCGTGAGTCGCTCCGCTCCTGGCCGGCCATGGGAGGCAGCCACCAGCCCCACGCCATGACGCCGCCACCTTGTTTATTGGCTTCCAGCAAGAGTCACCTAAAAACAATACTTGTCTATACAATTATCTCTACGGTTCCAGAAGTTAAATAAGAGCTATTTGGCTTTAAGGAAAGTTGTTAGTTAAAAAGATGGTCAATTAAGTTATCTGGTCAAATAAAATCTTTATATTCGCGTCACGGTCGGTTGGATGAGTGGTTTAGTCGGTGGTCTGCAAAACCATATACCCCGGTTCGAATCCGGGACTGACCTCATTTTGGTTTTTGGTTGGTACGTGGGTAAGGATGAATGTAGAGGATTATGGTAGATCATAATCCCTTTCTTTTTGGAGGTTCAAAATCTGACTCCCATCTAGCTATATCACTTATCCTGAAATCGTCCATCATAAAATTTCCGTTATCCATACCATCACCTCGTGTATTAATACCTAGGTTATAAGACCTAAGGGGAAGCGTATTATTGGTTTTCGTGTTAATAATAAGTGTACCATTAACAAAACATCTTAATATGTCATATTCATTACTGCTTCTGACTATAGCTATATGATACCATTTGTTTGCCTCAACTCTATCAACATGCCAACCAGCTTGTTGAGCTTGAAATAAAAAATAAAAACCAGTACCTGTTAAAACTACACCAAAATAAAAAATACCATTAGGATATTCATGCTCAACCAAACAACTTGTAACAAGATTGGTTGACTTATACCAAAAGTCTATAGTAAATGGATGACCGTCATAAAATAGCTCAGGCAATAACGATTCTTTGGTGTTTATGATAGTATAAAGAAAAGGATCCGTTTTGTTATATTGGACACATTGTATTGAGCCATCGGTGATAAGATTGCCATTATTGGCTATAAAGAGATTGCCAGAGGGAGTAGGATTCCCCTCTACCTTAAAATTACCATTGAATCTCATTAAGAATCTAGTATGATCGTCAATCACCCCCCCCCTTAGTATATTCAATCATTCTTCGTCTCATAAAACCTTCATCTTATTTAGCAAATATATTAAAACCAATAATATCAACAACACACTAATTGATGTGATAGCTATTGGCCATCTTGATTCTTTCTTATCATCTACATCCTTATGTTCGATGTCTGTCTTCTTATCAATATCCTCAATACCGGTGATCGTCTTATCAATGCCAAGGGAATCGGCCGTCACCGCGCTGTCCCGCCGGCCAATGACGATATGGGTATCTGTCTGCGAGGACACCGGTCGCTTCCCCGTGGCAGGATCAACATCCTTGTCCGTATCGAACTTCCTCTCCGTTATAACAATATCAGCATTAAGATCAGATGTCTTGATCTCTACGATCTTCCGGTCCATGACCTCATCTATCATCGTCTCTATCCTGCTTATCAAACGATTATCTATAGATGTGTCGCTAACCTGCCTCCTGCTTCCACAAGAGGACAGGAATAGCGACAGACCTAAACAAAAAATCGCCCTAAGACTTATCCTTAACCTCATCATCGGCAATCCTCCTTATATCGTCAAACGTCTCATCAGGTATGTTCTTGGAGAAGCTAAACATCTTGAACACGTTTATTCTCTTGAACACAGCCTTGAATACCTTCACCAAATAAGCGTCGGAGAAAGCATCACCTATCGTATTCAAGAAAAGCATCACATATCCAACAAGGGCTATATACACCCCATATTTGGTAACGGTAAGTATCATGCTAGCCTCCTCCTCGATCGGGTATAACGTCTTATATATAACACATAATGTCATTACTATAAAACAAGACAAAGCGAACTCCTTAAGAATATCAGTGAACCTGACCTCCCTAAACCATCTCTTGAAACTAAACCTCCTCCTACGGCTTCTACGGAGCTTCCAGCCTCTTACGCTTTGCGCTAACCTAGCCAAGAAATTCGCTATTAATACTATAAGTAATACGGTCAATAAATGGTGTACTGGCTGAAAATAAGCCCAACAAGAGGCACCATACGCAAGCGCAATATTCCACAAAGCCCCCACTCGCTCTATCATGTCTTTGTCTTTCATTTTATACCTTACTCGCAAAGTTAACTACTATACCGTTAAGTCCCTAAAACACCACGGCATGTATACCGTTCCTCGTGTCAAGACTATCAAAATGCAACCAATTCACCTTACCCTCAAGCCTAAAAGGATATGGAAGCATATCCTGATGATCTAAAATCAAACCTCTGGCTTGTTCCGCCGTCATCGACTTGACATCGAAATCACCGGCCTTACCCAATACATGAGCGGATAAATAAACATCCTTCTTATCCTTGACGATCTGGCACATGTTGCATCTAAGACCACGCTGGGAAAACTGTCCTTGCTTATCCCAGTTATTACAATACATAGGCTGTTTGATTATATCCCTACGTAATATAAGTAAATTATGGAGAAACTCTGTGTCAAGGAACTGCCACGATCTTTCCTTCCACTTATTGTAAGTATGAGGACACACCAATTCAACTATATCAAAATACGAACCTAGTTCTTTTATAATATCATTTCTATTCATGTTATCCATTTTTAAAATAATGTAAAATAATAATACCACGATAACCTGATCCTCCTCGACCGCTCGTAGCCCCACTATTAGAAGCTTTAGAGGCTCCTCCTCCACCACCACCATAATAAGTGGCATTACCTCCATTTTCGCCATTAATAGTAACACCCTCAGTATCCTCAACTCCAGCCCCATCACCTCCTCCGTGATTGCCACCTTCACCTCCGGATAAAAAGCCTGTATCCCATCCTCTTGTATAAGCTCCCGATCCACCACCAGCGCCCATAGGATAAGGGTATCGGTCAGGATATTTGTTGTTAAAAACATATGATCCATCTTGCCCTGGATTTCCCGGGGAAGGATCATGACCATCCCCTTCAACTCCATATCCGCCTCTTCCACCTTTACCTGCAATAGCCTGATATATACCGAATATACTATCACCACCTATATCTCCTACAACCACCCTATATGTAACACCTGGATTTACGGGTATAGTCCCAGTTAGTACACCACCTCCGTTACCACCACTCCCGGCATTATATATATCGGAATATCCTCCATTAAGACCTCCGGCGACCAACGCGAACTCAACCTCATAGACCCCATCAGGAACCGCCCAATATCCATTATCCTGAGGAGATAATTCCTCGAATACCTCTATTACCTTCCTTTTGGGTAACATTCTTCTTCTCATCATAAGGCAAATAGGATTTTACTCCCACCCCCCCCCACCATTTATATTTTAAAATACTAATATTAAGCATATTATTCAGGTTTTATCGTCCATTTCTGGGCGTAATTATTTTTTAATACATATATTTTCTCCATAGGCGTAGCGGGAGATCCGTTGGACTGACCTTTCACGAATCCCTCGGGGGCCTGCTCCGTGCCGGAAGGACGCTGGTTTTCGGTTGGACAAATAGCATTATACATGCTTACCGAAAGACTATAGAACTGGTTCCTCTTCCCATCCTTAGCCACGGATGTCATAGTAATCTGATCCCATCCTACAACAAGGTCGTAGAAAGAGTTCACGAAATCATCTGATCTTTTTTGGCTATGAGTGGATGCATTCACGTTAAACTGTGTAATAGCCCTCATCTCATAAATATAATCCGGAAGCTTATCCATTCTAAGACTATTGCTATTAGCTGCAATGAAACTAGTAAGATGTTCCAATCCCCTTCCAGACATATTATCATCATTCCAACCCGTCCTCCTTTCTCCACTTACCCAATCATCTAAAAAATAAAAATCAGTAATATTAGGATTTATCTTATCTACCTCGAAAAAAGGAAGGGTATTTATATCAAAATAATTCCACATATCAGAAGGGCCAGGATGTATTTTCAACGAAGTTAATTTAGGAAGATCATTAAACTCCTTTATATACCTATCCAAATAACATGAAGATAATTCAAGGGTTTGAAGATTTTTCATATTCTTTATATTCCTTATCCCGCTAGATTCTATATCCCTAAGATCAAGAATATTAAACATACCTAAATAATACACCTCAGTCTTACTAGTTATAGCCTCAGGCATTTCAGTCATTCTTTGCCCTACATTTGAAAGATCTATATAAATTAATTTATTAGATCTCGACAATTTATCTGCCGGTATGCCATCATTAACATACATCGTATGCGATACGACCAAAAGTTCAAGATCTGGAATATCTATGATCGGGAAAGCCGTCATCTTACAAGTTTGAATATTGGCATAATAAATATCACAAGTAAAATCTATCGATACAGCCCGTTGTACATCCCTCCTCCCATCAGCGTAAGCATGATTATCCACAGGTACGTATTGCGATCCATCCTCCTTCCTGAACCACCACGTAGTATTGGGATTTTTCCTGTGTTGTATTGCCAAAGAACGGAATATAATACGATAATTATCCTGCCCTTGTACCTTGGTCATAGGAAACTGTTCCTTTATTCCATCCCCCCAATCCACATTAGCCATACCGGGCTTTCTGGATCTAAACTCAACAAACGTATTAAAAGGATTATTAACGACAGGATCGGGTACATAATTATAATCATCGGTATAATAATTTCTAAGTGCCCTGTCCCATGTAGTGAACCATACGAACTTATTTGATGAAGCCTCATATTTATATAATGTCTTAGCCATTACCTATCTTGTTAAAATATTCTACAATAACATTCCTGTCCAATCCCATAGAATCACATAAATACTCCCCTTCAGGTTGACCCCCAAACGATAATACCTTATCCGTATCATGAGCTAAAACATCTCCATTGCCTACAAAGGTACGCCCATCGTCAAATACGATAAGCTTATATGGCTTATACGACCTCGTGTCAATATCAGAAGATCGTATTGACCTTAACACCGAAGCCTCTGGCGCCATACTAAACCTCCATCCATAATTATTCATAAGCACATAAACCATCTCCATAGGAGTCGACGGAGAGCCATTAGACTGACCCTTTATAAAACCAGAAGGCGCCTGTAATACGCCACTAGGTCTTTTATCAACAGGATTGGCAGCCAAATACATATTTAGATACAATCCATAAAACTGATTCCTTTTGCCATCGGAAGCGGAGGAGGACATAGTGAGATAATCAAACCCCATCACCTTCTCATATAATGTTGATATAAACGTATCACATCGACTTTGGGTCAACAAGGAGGTATGCATATAAAAACTACTCATAGATCTCATCTCATATATATAATCCGGTAGATTACTTACATCTATATTACTATAGCCATATGAGGCGGTAAGGCTAGTGATATTTTCCAGCCCCTTGCCGATCATATACGTATGCCAGCTCACGACAGACCCATACCATCCATTTATATGGTCGAAGGTCCTTAAGCTAGGATTTATCTTATCCACCTCATCCATAGCCGGGCATGTATTAGGGTCAAACGATGACATGGCCACTCCCGGGGATATATATAATTCTTTTAGCTTGCTAAAAGACAGCCATTCCCTTGGATATACCCTAACCCTGCAACCTGCCAAAGATAATGTTACAAGATTAGGCCACATAGAGGGGAATTTCCTTATATTAGAAGACTCCGTATCATTAAAATCAGCCGTTCGACTTAAATTAATGCCTTTTAACTTAGTCAACCTATCCCAATCGTCTGGTATGGATGTCAATGTCCCTACACCTAATTCATTAAGTTTTATATACTCTATATTTACCGATCTACGTATCCTATCTTTAGGAATATCGGTTATATTCCCATCGCCGGTAATGGATAAGGTTAAGTTGATAATACTTGGGGCGTCTAATATCGGAAATCCTACCATCATTATCCTTACTGTTTGAACGTATGTAATATCATTCGTAAAAGTCATGGTAATGACCCGCTCTTTATCTAGCCCATCAGCGTAAGCATGATTAGGCGCAGGGATATACTCACTCCCATCTTCCTTATAAAACCACCATGGATGGCTATCCGGATTCTTACGATAACTTATATCCCTTCTCCTGAACATCAACCTATATCGCCCGTATATGGATTCGCTCCTACCCTTCACGAAAGGAAATTGCTCTTTATTCCCGTCACCCCAATCGACCTCGCACATGCCGGGGGTCTTGGAATAAAACTGTATACTCTCATTGTAATTATTAACATCCAATATAGGATCAGGCACGTCATCAGTAGTATCATTCCTGTCAACGCCCCTAAAAGCATATTTGCCTTTAGTAAAAAAGGTTATAGACCCTTTATTCGTATCCTTACATATCAACTTCATATCTCTCCCTCCTCTATTCTTCTAAAATACTCGACAACAGGTGAACTATCAAGCCCTAGATTACTACATATATCTATAGCCTCGTATTTATCGGCAAAACTGTACTTGGACATGCTTTCATCTAACACGTCTCCGCTGAACACGGATACATGTCCATCCTTTACGCCAAGAACGAACGGGGTGATCCTCGTCTTCCCCGCCCGCCGTGCCCTCGTAAGGGCAGCCTTAGAAGCCGGGGCAGGTGCCAAGATCCACGTCTGCCCGTAGTTGTTGGTAAGCACATACACCTTCTCCATAGGCGTCGTAGGATTACCATTACTAACGCCCTTCACGAACCCATCAGGAGCCTGATAAACGCCAGACGGCCTCTTATTAGTAGGAACTACGGCAGCATATAAATCTAAGGTAAGTTTATAAAACTGATTCCTGTTACCGTCAGAAGCCGTCTGTGACATCGTTATATAATCCCAGGACATCATCTTATCATAAAACGTGTTAACGAACGTATCAGCCCTCTCCTGCGTATTTATAAATCTACCACCATCACGCAAATTCCATATCCTAAATTCCCTTATCTCATACAAGTAATCCGGAAGATCGTCTACCGGCACCGTACTTGAAGAACAATATGCCCACTGAATCTTGTTCAACTTCCCTCCTACCAGATCTTGTTTCCATGAGCTACCATTACCCATAAAAGCAACACCTGCCTTATCATCCCCCACCTTATCCACCTCATCAAATACAGGTATATTATTCCTATCGCTTACAATATTTATACCCACAGCCGGAATAGAATTAAAAGCCGGATCATAAGAAGGGATGTTACACCAATTGAAATTAAACTCGGTAAGATTCTTCCATTCAGAGAACCTTCTCCAATTAGAATCAGGATCATACCCGAAATTAAAAACGCTATTGCATCCGAAATACCTCAGGTTTTTCATGTTCAAAAAACCTTCTGGCCAATTACTCCATACACCAGAATGAATAAAAGCCCCTATCTGTATATTACGAAGATTAACGCTCTTGCTTATCCTGTCATATGGGATATCGCCATTTTTTAAAACGGATCTAACCACAGCAAAATAAGTTATATCAGGAAGATTAGTTATAGGGAACTCATGAAGGACAATACCATCCATATTAAATTCCCCATCAATTACGTTAGAGAACCTCATCGTAACCTCCCTACGCCTGATATCGCTATACTTATGTGGGGGAACCGGTATGTATTGTGAGCCATCCTCTTTCTTATGCCACCATACGGTATCATCCGGATTCTTCTTATACTCAATGTCAAGAGACCTGAATATAATCCTATAACTACCATCAGATATCTTAACTAAAGGATATTGATCCTTTGTCCCGTCTCCCCAATCAACGTCCACGAATCCTGGCTTTCTTGTCGAGAACCTAAGACTGCGATTAAAAGCATCCGCTGATATTATCGGATCGGGTATATAATCAGCACCCTTACCATCATAACAAGGGAACCTATCCTCATTCACTATAAACGTGACATAGGACGCTACCGTGTCGTATCCTGCCAAAAAAGCCATAATATTAATTAATTGAGGTTATATCATAAGACACCCATTCCTTATATCCATTAACCATCTCATATACTTTGTTGATGGTCTTGCATACGACAGCGAATCCGATATCCACGTTAGGGAACTTCTCGTTAAGCTCATCAATAGTAAGTTCCCTGACAATACTCTCATCCCACTTCCTCATCTCCTTTACCTCCATAAGGATCGGTTTTCCGGTTACGCCTACGCTCATCACCCATTCTCCCTCACGGTTGGAATCAGCCAGATCCGGGAAGATCGTAACACCAAAAAGATCGGAGAGGGTGAAGGTCTCACCGGTACGGGTGAAGGACGCCGCCGCCCCAGGCGTAAGGACCACCTCGTTCACGGCCAACAGGCTCGTAAGTTTCTTGGCTCCTCCTGATACCGTGGCGTTAAACACGACAGTAACATTACCGGTAGCGCTATTAACGAACTTGATCTCATCCTTATCGCTATTTATAGCTTGTAAACGTGATCCAGATACGATATTCACGATCTCATAGTTCTTGTCATAAGTGCTCTGTAGCGTCACATTACCGTATTTAGTATCGATAAGAGTAATCCACTTAGCCTTGCCTCCTACTACCTCCACAAGCTTATAGAACACGTCATTACCGTCAGCGTCAACCCATCTAGCTATAGCTCCAGGAGCGAAATCAGTCACCTCCCGATCTTGGGTATAACTAACGGTGCTTTCCGTAGGCTTATTGGCTAAAGTAACGTAAAGACATTGTTCTACGTCGGCTTCCATCTTAACTATACCAGCTCCATCGTAATAATAATCAGGTACGTTCTTATCTCGTATCAACAAGATAGTACCTTCCTTAAGCTTGTTGGCATTGGTAGGGTCATCCACAAAAGACTTCATCTGGATATAGGTATCGAAGATGATCGACGTACTCTTATCCTCTATCTTCTGGTTGATATTATCAACAATATTATTAATCTCATCTTTTGTATAATAAGGAGATAGATCAACCTTAGGTCCTTCCTGCTCTAAAGCCTGAGTTCCATCCCACCAATAATCAGGCACATCCTGCTCCCTGATCCAGAAGCTGTCCCCCACACGGAGCTTAGCCGTGTTCTCCGGGACCGCCAGCCACTCATTCATGGCATCGACCGTATCAAAGATATACGCCGTGTTCTTGCCCTCGGCTATACGTCTTACGACAGCCAACTCGCTCTCGACATCGCTAAGTCTTTCCTTTATATTATTGATCTCCCGCTCCAGCTTATCATAATTATCCTCCTGATCTATAGCATCGCCTATAGACATATAGACCTCATTGGTGAGCTTATTATAAGTAATACGGGCTACTTTCTCGTAAGATGTCTTATACGACCCAGCTCCTTTATGGGTATTACATACAAAATCATATGTATTCTGATATACTACAGATCCACCGGTATTTATAAAATTATATCCATCTTGGCTCATCGTACCTCCCTTGTATCCGACAAGCTCAAAAGAGCATTTACCCGTACCTTTAGACCCAAACCATGTAGCGTAGGCCATGAAATACGTCTCTTCAGGTAGGATATCATAATACTTAGCCCTTAAATCCTTAACCGACATCCAAACACATTCCTTACCGGAACCGGTATTATTACCACCCCATTTAAGAACTTCTCTAACAGAGCTATCTCCATTTCCGGGGCCAGACCAACCTACAGCAAGATTATCTATGGTGGGAACATTAGAATTAAGGGCTTCCGTCATCGTATCCAAGTCCCTTCCGGAACTTGACTCCCATAAATACCTGAAAGTGACATAATCGACATCCCCGATCTTAATGCCTCCGGTATTGCTGGGATATGTCTTTGTGACTAACTCATAATACCATTTACCATCACGAAAAGTAACCCTTATCCGCTCTACCTGCTTGGGGGATATGGAGACATAAGATCCTCCCACGGAGATATTATCACCATCATCCGCCCTAGAGGTACCGTCCTTTGGATCCTCGGGATCTATGGGGGTGTAGATCGTAGCCTGCTTATCTCCGGTGTTGATAATAACTATATAATAGCTATCCCCATCAAGACCCTCATTATGAGCCATGGTGACAAAACCTTGCTCGCTATCCGGTCTCCATTCAACGACAACCATATGCTTGTCCATAGGTATTCCAGATAAATTATTAACATAATTCGTGGAAGCCATGAACTCGGCGTGATCATCATAAGCCTCATCAACACGTTGATGCTTAGTAGCCAATCCGTCAAGACGTGATATCTCAATGGGATCAGTTACCTCGACCCCATTATAATCATACCACTTATATCCGATCATCGTATTCTCACGACGATATTTCCTTTTTCTTATGACCTGACCTCCAGCTAAGGCGTCAATCATAAAATAATCATTACATACTTTAACCATAGCCTTGATATTAACAGGTTTGACATAAACAAGCCACGATAGTAGCACCAACAGGAATGGAAGTAAGCGTAGTCCCCACAGGGTAGGTAGGGGAGGATGACTCAAGCACCATTATCGACATTCGCTCAACGACCATATTATTATCCATCAACCGACTTCCCTCCACATAGAACCGGCCATCGGCTACCTCATAGCACTCGCGCACCGGGACCATATGTCTTTGGCTTTTATCCGTATAATCACAGATCGTGACCTTAGCCCCCTCTGGAATAGAATTAAGCTCATCGCCAGCATGATAATCAGGATGATCGGAATACACGACATACAATATGGACTTAATATCCTGCAACGCCGGATTGATCGTCCTGAATCCCTTTAAATGGATTTTATGACCACCAACCTCATAGCAGTCATCTACCTCCATGATATTAAGATCACAGCTTATTACCGTCCAGCCACTAACCGTATCTTGGGTAGGGGTGGTATCGGTAGGATGATCAGGATCGGTTGACTCCACGATCTTATAATCAAACTCCCGGACATTAAGCTTATAGTCAATAGACTCCTGACGCCTTATCTTAACCGTTCCATTCCCTGTATCATAGCAGGTATCTGTCGTATCCAAGAACCGATTCTCCATATCAGGCATCTCACACTCAACCCTACTCCATTTATCAATCATAGAGGAGTTAATATCACCTACCTCATATTTATCGTCTTCTGACTGCGTAACCTCGTAGAAATGATAATACTCATATCCTAAAGAGTTATATATAATGATATTATGGATCTTAACCCGTTTATCGTTCTCCGTAACATAACACTGATCATAGTAAGATACATGCCTGTCACGAAGGTTCTCAAGCTCGCAAGGAGATCTCTTCCATCCAAAAGGGATCTCATCATATTCCTGATCTATTAAGATAGTGCCGTCCTCGCTCTCACGTACAATATACTTGGCTTTCCTATCACCTAGATCACCGTCATAAGAGACAACCTTATCCACCTCAATACGCTGTCCTTTGAAAGCATAACACTCACGATATACTTGAACGTTTCTATCCTCCATATCCGTGAAATCACATGGAACCAAAGAGAAACTCTCTGGAAGGGTAGCTAAGTCGGTCCCCGGGACGAAGCCAGCGTCATCCGACTCAAGGACTTCGAAACGGGTATATCTGGCCTTTATCTTGGAGTCATAAGAAACTAACCTACGAAGCTTGACATGGCCGTTACCTCCATCGTAGCATTCAATGTAAGATCTAATGTCACGTTCTTCCATATCATCGAAATCGCAGACAGCCCTTATCCAAGTATCTGGCAAGGAAATGAAGCTGGCACCCTCAGGCTGTGACGGATCGGTAGTCTCCATGACTTTATAACTCTTATCCCTAACCCCTATATTCCCGTCCCATGACGTGAGAACCTCCAGCTTCACCTTACCGGCCGGTGTCTTATAACATTCTACAGTTACCTCAATATCACGATCCTCCATATCCGTGAAGTCACAAACGACCTCAACCCAGTCATCGCTTATGCTGGTGATAAAATTACCTACCGGATTATCAGGATCGGTACTTTGCTTGATGCGATACCATTCCTTTCTGGTACCCATCTCATAATCAAATATCTTATATCCCTCTATCTGCACTCTCCCGGTACCGGTATCAAAACATTTAAGAACCGGTATTATCTCCCTTTGGGTCATGTCCGGGAAATCACATACTATACGATTCCATGTGTCGGGGATAGCGTCATACTCCGTACCGATAGGATTACTATCGTCTGTCGTATTCACCACCTCGTAATGGGATACCTCGGGATTCAGTCGGGGGTCAACTGACTCTACGCCCTCGATCTGGACCTTGCCCCCTTCCGTGGCATAACATTTACTTACGAATATCAACTCCCGATCGGTCATCTCGGCTATACTACAATCTATAGCCACCCATTCGGCAGGAACCTTATCTAATTCCGTACCGATAGGAGTATCAACATCCGAGGAGTTGACAATAAATATCTTCTCGGCCAGTATCTCCCCCTTATTATTCATATAGGTATGGATACGAGCCTCTACCTGACCACCCGGAGTACGATAGCATTGGTTGACGATCGACACACGGGCGTCTTTGATGTTAATGAACTGATAGTCCTTTCTAGGGACATCGCTTACAAGTCTCTTTACTCCTTTATCATCGAAGTAAACGTAACACCCGTCATTCCTCATCATGACCGGATACGTCTTTCCGTCTATTACAACCCCTGAGAAGTCATCTGGCGGAACGGAGAAACCCATGCTTCCGAATATAGAAGCCAGTCTCTTTAAATACTCATTAATAGCGGACATATTATATCGTTTAATTATTCACCTCAAAGATATATATAATTATTTTTGAACGTAATTAAAAACATAAGATGTATGAGAAGAAGAATGTTATTTAACAAAAAAGCCAACAACACGATATTGTTATTTCATTTTAACAATGATTTCAAATATATCGGAAAGAACGTAGGTCCTGTCACATGGGGGGGGGGATCATATGTCTCAGGAAAATTTGATCAAGCCGCTAAATTCGACAGAGCCCCTATAATATTCGACCAATCACAATGGTTCTGGGATATTATATCCGAAGGGAACTATACCATAGAACTATGGTATTATTGTACGAATAAAAGTTCAAAACAAGGATTTATAACATCTGATATATCAGAAAGCCCTACAGGATTTGCCTTCTATATAGGGTATGATAATATCATATATGGAAATTTCGACAATTATGAAAGCGTAAGCTCTTCTGTCTTAGAGATAGGATGGAATCACATAGCATTATCATCTAATAACAAATCATGTGGATTATATATTAATGGTATAAATAAATTTAACAAGAAAAAAAACATATCAAAACAAGACTACGATATATGTATAGGAGGAAGAACAGGGTATAGCGATAATATGATAGGCGGTATTATAGACGAGATGAGAATATCAAACATACCTAGATACACGACAAACTTCACTCCTCCATCACAACCATTTATTATAGATTAAAAAAGGGGAGAGAATTGAATCTCTCCCCTTTAGGAAATATATGAACGCAAAAAAGGTTCTTTATTTCGGCTCGGTTACGATGGCCGGACCAAGACCAGCGGCAGCACCGATCATATTGATCATCTCCTGAACACCCTCATGAGCGCCATAGCGTACACGTAAGATCAGGTTAACCGGATCATCGGCGATAACCTTTCCGAATCCCTGAGCGTATCTATGAGGATTGAGCGTAATCTGGAAGTCAACGTACTGAGCCGTTTGCTCTACACGACTATATTCGTTCATGAACGTCCGCCCCATGAAATCCTGATGTTTCGGGAAGCCGTTGAAATGAGCGTAACCCTTCAACTCGTCATCCATCATATTACCGCCTACATGAGTACGCGGGGCTTTGCTAGACAGTCTCTCGAAATGAAGTTGATCCCACCAGATAGGAGATCCCTCGTCAAGAGAATCAGGATAACCGCCGCTAGCGCCAACGATCTCAACGCTATCCTCGATATATGTCATTTGATCCATCAAGCACTCTGACGGAAATAATAACATTTCCTTGCCACGGAAACGGATACCGCACTTACAGTTAGAGCCAAGTTCCTGAGCCGACTCCAATTTCTTCCACATACGGTTACGATAGGAAGCCGGAGCATTGCTGGTGAAGAATCCTTCAAATACCTTGTCACACTCATCGCACAACATATTGGTATATACCGTTGTCTGGAAGCTATGCTGGCAAGCCGCAGGAGTGCCGTAATCAGTGATCTCCAGTTCCGGGAAAGCCTGTTGAATTTCCTCCAAAGCACTGTTTCCGCACTCGTCATCCGGTATAGTGATATAATACTTTTCTGTAGATACCTTGCAAGAACCACAAGCTGACCAAGAAGCGGTACGAACCGTAGGATTCTCACACATATCAGATGTCTTAGCAACGTAATAGATGATAGCCGTAGGATTAGCTTCCACAAAAGCAGAAATCTCATCACTCGTCAATTTCTTAGAAGTGGCCGCAATATACAAACCCGATCCCTTGATCTGGCTCATCTTATTAACCGTATCAGCTACCACGTTAGGTAAAGATTCTACTGTAGTAGACATATCAACACCATCATCCTCCAAAGAAATAGAATAAAGATAACCACCCTTAACTTCCGTATAGCTAGGAGGACAGTCTGTACATCCTTTCATGATAGAGATAAGACGTTGAGTATAGTCAGCAGGTTTAGCCCCTTTCTTCATAACCTTATAACGTGACATGCTACCCTCAATAGTCTCTCGTACGATCTTCAACCCCGGATATTGGGCGCGAACCTCAGCCAAGGCCAGATCATCACCAGTATCACATACCTCCATACAATAGAAGTTGACATCTTCCGTGTCAGGTTCGGTAGCCTCGTTGGTGCATCTTGTAACAGGAGTAATATCGATATAATCAGATAACTTGCCACCACCAGCAATAGGTTGATTCTTCATCCGCTCAATACACTTCAATACGGCGGGCAACAAATCAACCTCCTCGCAAGGATCACACTCCTCGCATTGATTTGGCGTATTATCACAATCATCCAAAAGAATGGCGTCATTGATCTCTACACGACCCTCCTCATAGCCAAGAAGCTCAAAGGCACGACCAGCGAGAACCAAGCGGATAGCGATACGGTCTCCTTTGGAGACTGAGAATGCCGTGTCATCAGAAACACCATTGTATCCTAAGATAACATCATCGACATAAGCATGATCTTTCTTCGGCCAAGAAGCGTAGATCTCCGTGATCTCGTTCAAAGAGAATAACGGCGTGGAAAAATCCTTATCATAGATAGAGCGGGAAGCCGCTTGTTCATTACGACCGATACGGATCTCATAACGCTTGTCGTTACGAGGCTTACCGGTAAAATCAATCACGGCCTTACAACCGTTCTCGGAAGTATCTTTAGTATCGTAAATACCGATCTGTCCTTCCTTCAAGAAGATGGAATCAACATCCACCATCTTAGCATGTGGGGATACGAAAAGTACCCGATCTTGCGGTCTGTGCAACATATTATCAATATTTTAATTTAAAAATCATTTACCTAACGCAAACATAATGATAAACAATATCACCACAATAAAATAAGGTCGTGAGTATACGACATAATATAGTATTTACATTTTATGTAAAACAAAAAGCCTACCCGTTACCGAGTAGGCTTAATGATCAAACTAACGGTGTTTATTTGAAAGAAGCCACATTATCCTTATCCATGCTATATCTATTCAATTCATTCTCGTTAAGGCTGAATTGTTTAGCAACCATATCCAGAATCTCCTCCACCAAAGGATCGGGCAGCTCAGGGTCAATATCCGTGGACTGCATACCGGCAGCGTTGATATACCCGGTCAGATCCACCCGTACCGGATTTCGGTAGTAGGTCATCCTGACTTCGTCGGTACGGAATCCGTCCTCATACACCACGACCTTCCCATCTCCTATGGTGTAAAACGTCTCCCGGTAATCAAAAGAAGGTTTATTGCTATCATCCCCAAGAAGCTCATGGACGTTCTCGTTCTTAGCTTCCCACATAACGAAATCACCAACCTTGCATCCTTTATAAGAAAACGAACCTTTTATATTTGAGAACCATAGATAATCATCCGGAAGACCGAATGATGTCGATTCAGGATCATCTATATGATTACCCTTATTAAGCGATTCCCAGTATACCAGAAGAGTTTGTATGGAACGGATGGTCTCATCATCCTTCCTGTTAAGATAGTATCTTATCAACCTATCTTGAGCTTCATTAAATAAAAGCACAAATCTTCCAGGATCAAGCTTAATCCCGCCATTGGCTAAATTCTGCTCGTTCTTCTGCAAAGACCTTAGATACGCTTCTTGGATTGTCATCGTTATTCCTCCTTAACCTTATCACCCTCCTCTACGTCATCCTTCTTCTTAATATCCTTAACCTTCTTGGTCTTGGACTTATCATCGATATTAGACATAGATATGATCTCCTCATACTCATCCAATACATTAGCCTTTATGTTAATAAAGTCTTTCTTGGTAGCCAAGAACTCAGCGGATGTCCGAACGTCATGTCCTATGATCTGGCCATTATATTGTAATCCGGATGGAGTCATGTTGATACGACCGTTACGTTGAAGGACGTTTACGATACGGTAAAACTCAAGAACTTCCTTGAAATCACCTTTCAATGACCGATCCCAGATATCAAGCAGATAATCAACATTGGTCTTCTTCTCATTCATCCAGTTTGATAGAGATCCTGTATAATACTCATCCTCCGTGAAATCCGGGCGAGTTACGATACCGATGTAAAGAAGAAGATCGATGACAGCCTGACGATCGTCTCCACCTTTCTTAAGGGCGCTGATAAACTTATAGCTGATGTTCATCTTATTGATCTCACGCTGCTGAACGAAATCCTTCATATTGTCTTTCTCCACGAAACAGAACATGGAGTTCATGAAGACAGGATCGCCATCCATTTCCTGAGGAGTCAACATGCCGGAAAATACAGCCAAATATAAATAAAATAGATCTACGGTATTAGCCGTATTATAAACCTTACCCATGAAGATCTTATCCTTAGCGTCATCCCAAAATTCTAAATTGGTTTGAGATAGATCCATCTGCGACATTTCCTCGAAAGGCTTCATGATATTATCTACCCGCTGTTTGACGAGCCTGTCGATCTCATTCTTGTCAAGACCATTATAGCATCTTGATCTTGGATAAAAACCGGTGTTATAGGCCTTGGAGAAATCATCCCAAGGGCAACATACGTGAGTGGCGTTCTCCGGGAACGGAGCTTTAGCTATATTAGCGTCTTGAAAGGCCTGAGGAGCACTTCCATCGTGTTTGCCTACAACCTCATATAAGGTATCTGACATGATATTGAAACCGTTTACCTCGGCCAATACCTTCCTTGATTTTAAAATTTCTTTCATTTCCTTTTTTTGCGTTAAATTCGTTAAATATGTTCATTTACTTTAATATAATCAGATGTCTCTTTCCTCTAATGAGTTTAAGCTTTTTGTGTGAAACATCCTTTGGATTTTCTCCATTGAAATCCCTGATATTGAAATTTCCTGATTTTCTTCTTCCATAAACAAAGAGTATTTCATTGTTATACAATACTTTATCAAACAATCTAAACCTAAAAATCTCAAAAGGAGCTTGATTGTTTTTCTTCTTCCCTCCTTTTAAAATTTTCATTTTATGTATTTGCCTGTTATGTCTACGAATTAAACGTTTTAAATATTGACGTTCAATTCGTTTCGCATTGAAGTTCCTAGAAATAACAAACGCATCGGATGTATGGGATTTTTCAATCCCGTATTTAATCCGATTGTATTTCGTAATGTATCCGAACGTCATCGAAACGTTGTCGCATCTGGATTTCAACTCATCGTACAATTTCCATTTCATGATCCCCATCACGGCTGCGTCGCGAAGCGACTTGCCTCGTTTTACCTTCAAATCGATGTTACCTTTATGATACTCCTTATGACAAGTCTCACATAAAGTAATAAGATTTGAAGGAGAATCACCTCCTGTTTTTCGAGATTCGATGTGATGAACATTCAAAATCGGATCTTTTGACTTTCCTTTACAATGTTGACATTTATGCCCATCCCTTGCCAAGATATATTCCCTGACATTCCAAAAACCAAGTTGATCTCCTTCCTGATATTCATCACCGGAGATATCGGGATTCTTTATTTTCTGGGTATCAAACTGGGCAACCTCGACGATGACACGGGATACCGGCAGGATAGAACAGATGTTGTCGATAACACGGATATGAGCATCAATCCTATGTCTAACCGAAGGTGCTACCCATCCTGTACGTTTGCTTTTTATCCTGTTGTTAAAACGAGGTTTCCTGTATCTCAACCTATTTCGTCTCGTTCTTCTTGACTCTCTTCTTGTAGACAAAAGTTCTACAATATCACTTCTAAGAATAACTTCACTGCTGTAAAGTTCTTTGCTTTTCGTCGTTGCTGATAGACCAACATGTTTGGTTCCGGCATCGACACCTAACACAATCTCTTGTTTGTAACCTGATGTCTTGTACATCAATTTGATGGTAAAAGGACATGTGTTCACAACGACCGCTTTGCTGTCTTTTAGCAGTCTCCTAACCTTCCCATGCCTTGTCGTAGGCATCATCGGTTTACCATCTATGTCCTGTATATACACCATTTTACAAACTAATTCAATGTTTATTCAACATAAGTCAGGGTAAAAACCCTGTTAGTACCCATCGCCAATGTTATTTTGAGGTTTTATATATAAGCAATACTGTTTCGCAAATACACTACTCCTGTTTAATCACTTACCTTAGAGCAAGGAACTTGGGCAAACATTCCTTGGTAACTATGTATTCTCAAATAACGTAGACTCTGTTTCAAGACTTAGGCTAATAATCCGATCCTTATGGATATATTAAAACCATATAATGAAATTATATGGAATTAATATTATTTTAGATTATTTCCTTTTTGCGTTACTTTAAAAAAAGAGGAGAGGAATATCCTCCCCTCTAAAAACCAAATTACATATATGAAAAACTTAGCCGAAGTAGTTCGGTTGAAGCTCGATAATCAAGAACTTGCTGTTATCCATAACCCAAGCCGCTGAAGCTGAGTGGCACCAGAATTGCTCTTTCATGCCCGGCAAGGATGATACGATCTCATTACCGTTAGCTTTGTGCGCCCAACGACCGTACTCATAACCCCACCACATACTTACACCTTCTGGTTTGATATAGAATACGTTGTTGTTCATATTACCTAACTTAGCGTTAGCCGTATTAGGAATAGCGGAATATGCGTTAGTCGATCCAGCGTCAGTGATATTCTCAATAATACAAGAATAAGAGGATCTAGGATACATACCATTCACTAACTCGCTACGATCTGTCATGTCAGCGTAATCCAAAGAAGGATCATGCTCGAACTCAACATTGCCGATGCCCGGGATGAAAGCTCCCTTAACCTGAACCGGACCTAAGATCATGGCGTCATTAGTACCAGAGATAGGGTTAGAAGGCAACATCCTATCGCTTCCCATACCCCAGCTTAAGTTCTGCAAGGTAGTGAAGAACGATTCCCTGATCAACTTCTCTAAATTGATCATAGCCATAGCTCCTACCTTGAACTTAATCTTACGTTCCGTAATAGGAAGATCCTGACGTCCACGGAAAATATAAGCTGCGGCAGCCATAAGCGTGTCCTTAGTAATACCCATCGGGCGGCTATAGTAGATAGTGTAACCACGGCGAAGCTGACGATAGATACCTTCATTCAAATGGATAGGACCATTTTGATCCATGATAATACCACCTTCTTGCCACATCAACTGTCTAGCTTCCAGCTTAACCAACTCAGCCATACAGAACACCTCCAACGTAGAGGCTACTTTAGCTGTACGCAAATCAAGTCTACCATTAACAGTCTTACCGATAATAGCCAGATCAGGAATATTACCCTCATACTCACTTCTCATGGCATTCATACGACGAAGAGCGGTCTCCACAAACTCTGAAGTGCTGTTCTGGGCGGCCTGCATGGACTTCATACCAGCATACATAGTTGTCTCTCCTTCAACACCACGGTGGTTTCCTAAACGGAACTCACAGGTCATGGAACCGGCCTTGTCAGCTCCAGATACCTTAGAGAACTGAGTGCTGTACTCACCAAGAGCATGACCGATCTTCCAATAACGGATACCAGGACGTAATTTCTCTTTAGGGAAGTATTTAGCCTTACCACCGATAACATGACACCAATAACGTGTCAAGTCACCTTCTGTCTTAGACGGGATCTCACCTGAGATAAGGATATTACAGCCGTTAGCGGCGTCATAGGTGATGACATCATAAGCCGTAAACTCAGAGGTATTCAAAACGATATCAAACAAGCTACCATCAATACCAGGTTTCAGGTGATGACCTGAAGTATCCTCTGCCGTAACGACAGCAAATGTCTTTGTAACAGGAAGATCATAACGGAAAGAAGCTCCAATACCGTTAACGGAGATCGTAGCGCCGTTATTAATCATACCCATATACATCGGAACGGGGTAATTAGCGATATTAGAGAACAGATTCAAAAGACCCAAATGATTCTTATCAGGATCCTCATAATACCAGCTCGCCAATGAGCCTAAGTTATGCTCTACGAGCGAAGTCTTATAGTTCTTGGCATCGGTGAAGGCAATAACGTTATCACCATTCACGGTAGCCGGAAAACTTTTTGTCAAAAATGGATTCATTTCTATTTATTTTTAATGTTATACACTCTTTGATCCACTCAGATCAAGGAAGTTAGCCTCTATAGTATCATTATCGATATTATTTTTATTCTGCTTTCCTCCCTTATTGCCAGAAAGAAGAGTGATGGTCTTCTTATTGACCTCCATCTTAACCTTGTTAGTTTTCTGTTTAAGGAACTCGTCCTTATTCATCAAGAACAAGGCCAGATCAGCGGCCATGTCCGGATTCTTGATAGCCTCCGAATAAGCTTTATCTATAGCCGTATGACCTTGATTGTCTATCGGCTTGGTAACGAAATCGACAGCCTTACCTATCATCGTGTCAGTCAACTGGAATCCTGAGCTTATAGACGTCTTAAGACCTTTCTTATAGATCTTCATCTGCTCAATCAACTCCTGTTTCCTTTTCTCGGATTTTTTCTTCTCCTCCTCGATAAGGTTATCCATCTCCTTTTTCAGGATATCATGGAACTTATTGGCCTTAGACTCGATAAACTCATCGCCTTTACCAATCATCATTTCCATATTATCCTTTATCTCATCTTCCGGCATACCCAACATCTTATAATAATGCTGGATAACCGCAAGCTGATCATTTTTATTACTCATATCAAGGTTATCCAACGGAGCCTGAATACTCTGATATTGGCTTAATAGTTGACCAACGTTACCACCGGCCTTATCCACCTCTATCATCTTCTTCATGAAATCAGACATCGACCCGGTATCAACCTTGTCTTTCAACAACTCATCAGCCTTATCCTTGATCAATCCCTCCACTATATCGAGTAAATCATCCTCTTTAGTGATAGTAGAAAGATCGACCGGTTTATCATCTACCATAATATCTAGGTTCTCGATACTGTCTATGATACCTCTGGCGGCCATCTTCTCCAAGAAAGATTTCCCGTTAAACCCTGATACCACGTTATTATTATCAGCACCGCCTTCGCCAAAAGAATCCGGGTCTGGGTTGGTAGCATCGCCGCCCTTATCCCCGCCACCGTCAGCCGCTCCGCCGTCGGCAGGCTCTTCCTTGGAATCACCTATAGGATTACCATCCTTATCATATTTACCCTCGATATTATTCTTATCGCCATCACCGTCACCACGGTAAAAAAGTTCCTCGACACTCATGGTCTTAAAACCCTTAGCGAAATCACCCATGTCATTCATACAATTTCCTTTTTTGCTTTTTACAAAATTATCATTAATCTAATTACCAATTAAATCAAGCCCATTATAGTATATGACAGAATTTTACGCCAAAATGATTACAGATTTTGTAAAAATATTTACAAAACTTGTAATCAATTCTTGTTTATTATTGACGTAAACCTATCTGTATCAGAACGTTTGTTCCTAGCATCTATCTCCTTTTCCTTTAATTCCAACTTCCTTTTCTCTATCTCCTCACGAGATCTTCGCTCAGCCTCGGCATTAGCCTGTCTGTTTCTCATATCCTCCTCACGGATATCCAGATCCCTTTCCTTCAAGGCTCGATCCGCTATAGCTTCCACATAATCCATACCCTCTTCGTTATCTTGTGTCCTAGCCGCTTGACCGGCGGCCATTATGCTCTTACCCCGTAAATCGAAGTTACCCTTGATATAAGCCAGCTCCTTCTCCTTCTCATGCTCGTCATTACGGGCCTGTTGATCGGCCTCGGCTTTTTGCTGTACAAGTCGTTGTTGATTCTGGTACTCCTCCTGTCTTACACGATCTGCGTAAGATCTGGCATCCCTTCCTATCTGATTCATCTCAGCCGTCGAGTTAGCATTCATCATTCTAGTGATATCAAGCAAGTCATTGCCCAAAGTATTCGTCTGTAATATATATTGCTTCAAATTCTCCAATTCCAGACGTTTCTTGGAATTAGAGACAGCCATAACATTAAGATGACGTAACGACAAGCTATTATCCGTAAGACTGACGTAAGCCAAGGACAGATCGCTGTTCCTGTACATCACGGTCCAATCGTATCCTTCCTTCTGGCATACTTGAGCCACGGCTAGATGAATATCCAATGTCCGTTTCTTGAAGTCATCGAAATCATTAAAGTAAGTCTGGGTCTGTAGCATAGTAGCGTTAACTCCCTGTTTTACGCCCGTAGAACTCTCGTATCTAGTTGACTGACCCATCGCTTGCTCGGATATACCTATCATCCTATAAGCCATCATATAGGCGTAAGACGCCATTTCCATACGGGATCTTATCTGATCCGTATTAGTAAGATCATATACACCGAACTGATTATATATGCTGCTCATCTGCGGATTCTGGTAAGGATTGTTTGTGTCATTACCACCTACACCCATAAATGAGACGGACTTAACGATCTGCATAAAAGTAGCCAAAGCTCCCTTCTTGTCCATCATATCCTTATATTCCGTAGGCAGGAATCCTAAGTCGCCTAAGAAGAACTTACCGATCTCCTTCTCGGCGTTATTGTATAGCTGGTTCATAGCAAGGTTATACATCATCTGGAACGGCTGTATGCGATCAGCGAGACTAGCCCCTATAAATCCAGAAACCGGAATGACATAATCATACAGACTGCTATCACCATGTATCTGATGAGGTATTGGATCCCCACCAATATATATAGGCTTATCCATTAAATTACCTCCGGTGATCTTAACGCCAAACCTAACCTCAGGGACATACTCCAAGATATAGGTGTTCACCTCAGGATCACTGACGGCTTCTGCCATGACCCTCTTCACTTTCTTTATACCATTCTTCTCCAAGAACTCCGGGAGAAGCTCATCTGTCACAAGCTCCTGATCCACCATTCCGGTCTCCGTCATGTAAGTTATTAAGAATATCGGTTTCATGGATACCCAATATCCCTCCATGACTCTAAAAAGACGGGAATCTATCTCATATCTCTTGCCATTGGACATGTCAGAGTTAAAATAGCCAAAGGGATGGAAGCGGGGCAAGAAGCGGGGCTGGGTGTGCTCCTCCCCGTCAGGTCCGAAGGTATGGTACTCTCCCATCGGCACACCATAATAGTCCTCAGCGGCGACTATAGACTCATAGTCATGGTATCCTTTCCATGGAATAACCTCATTCTCATACATACCGGTAATAGAAGGCTTCTTTTTCTTCTGATCATACCTAGTACCGTCATTGGATACCCATCCCTCGTAATCATCATCACCTCCCATAATCCGGCGCTTATCCTTAGCCGTCATCTTATGACCGTATTTTGATATCAACTCAACACCCTCGTAATAATGAAGACGACCTACATAAGATCCATATTGCGGGTATTTTACATCAGGATGGAAAACCTCCATAGGACTCCATACCTCCGGACGGTAGTAATCGAAACCAACGAAATGATTCCGGAACATCTTTCCGCTAAGAAGACGATCCCGGAAATTCTCCCTGTCAAGCTCATCCATATAAAACCTGCTACGATCAGCCTCGATCGTATGATCTCCCCATACAGCCGCCTGCGTCTTCCATCTGGTACTCATGAACCTCTGGATATCATCTGGTGTCATAGACACCTTAGCTTGTTGAATTTGCTCTGCGTAAGCCTGACGTTCCTCCTCGGAATTAAACTCATTGTATGTAGGATCAAGCCCGGCTTCTACAAGACGCTGATTGACGATAATATCCCACTGTTCTTGTATATGGCGATGAAGTAAGTTTGACATCGTATCCTCATACTCACTTATAGCCATATCCCCTACCTCATTAACCGTATACTTATCCTGTAGGTTTGTCAACCATCCCTCAAAAGCGTTTACAATACCACCTATGATATCATAATGCTTCAAGAAAGAGGGTATCCTTATATCACTCCTTAACTTCTGTACGTTCCTTAACTGTGGGATAACATCCGCCATCTCCATAAAAGATAACTTACCATCCGCCATCAGATAATAGTCACGGTACATTTGGTTACGATCATACTGTTTCAATCCTATCGCCTCAAGAGCATCCATACAATCCTCCTTCCATTTCCTGTTCTTTTTCTTCGTGGAAATAGCCTGAGGAGGTAATCCTAATAGCGCCCCTTTTGCCGGAAACGAATGATCTCTATTGAAAATCTCCATGTCAATCTAATTTGTTTTTAGCAAAGATAAGTTATTAAGCAACACTAAACTACCGAAACGCACCTATAGATACCGATCCAAAGGCAGAGGCATATATCTCATGGTGCTTATAAGCGTCTTCCTTGCGGGCGTTATTCATCTCATCTATCTTCGATTTAGGCATGTAGTTATTATCATCAAAATACCTAGCGAGAACCAACGCATGCCCGAAGGCTATTATCCTATCGACGTTCAATCCGGGCTTATACTGTATTATCTCATCCAATAGGGCTATATCATCGATCAGCTCAATACCCTTGACAGTTATATCAAGACCAGTACTATCATCATATCCGATAACGAAATCCTGCCAACAGTAATCCACGACACACGAGAATAGCAGGTTCTGGTTACCGGGGGTAGGATATAGACCTAACTTGCTGTTCTGCCGGGAGCCGGCCTTCACATACTTATTGGCTATTGCCTCACCAGCAAACAGGAAGAAAGACGCTGGCATACCGCTTTTACGGTTAAGGTACTGCTCATACATCTGGTCAGCGTTCTCCATAAGACATATAGCACCATATCCTTTCTGAAGCACCTCACAAGTACGGCAAAACTGATCTATGGATGATGGGCGGGATACGTATGAAGCCACTATTCTATAGGCATAAGGATCTCGAATACCAACACGCCTTTTGAATACATAAAAAGCTCCTAATGAAGGGGTATCAGACTTGGCCTGTTTGTATGGATCGCAATTAGCTACTAATATATTCATACACAAATAGTTATGAAGTTCATTGGTGAAATTGAAAACAGGACCCGTGTACTTTCTTTTTGATATTTTCTTTATCCTCAAATATATCTTATCTCCATCTTTTGATATAAAGCATCCAGAATTTCTCCTCTTCTTTTTTATCTCGTTTTCTATCTTATCCAATTTTGAAGATAACATATCATTGTTCGCGATACCATCTCTAGCAAGCAACGTATCCATGTTTCCAAGTCTTAAATGATATGCTTCCTTGGCATTTATCTTTCTTCCATGTATTGCCATCTCTTTTGATTTTCTAAGCAATGACAAATTGGATACTATGCCTAAAGAGAAGAATATACTTTGAATACTTTCGAGAAGTCCAAGATTTACGCTTACGAACTCCATAAAATAGTACCCTCTCTTATCATGGTAAATACTTCCATCAGAATCAAGATATCCATGAATAATCGACCATTTGTTTTTATGTGGCATATATTTTACCCATTCAGGTATTATTTTCCCAGTACTACCATATCCAAAACAAGAGATTATCCATTTAACGAGATTTATATCCTTCGCATAATACCTAACACATCCATCTCCTTCATTAAAATAATGCTTGCAAGGTATGATATCCGTGAATATTCTATCAAGTCTATCGATTATCTCCTTTTCGCTCTTGTTTATTGAAAACAATACCCCATACTTATCAAAACATCCGTCACCCAGCCATAGACCAATCATCCACCAAAAATCGGAATTATCATACAAATTCATAAAACATTTCTCATCATGTCTTATTTCCTTTCTGTATATATTAGGTATAGATGTCCAATATCCTTTACTTACGTTTTCGGCTTTCGTAAAATCAAACTCAAACTTATCCTCGTCTATCGCGTAACCATGCTTAGAAAAACTTTTTGATACCCATAAAGGATGCTCTTTCGTAAACGTGGTAGTCCTGAACGTATTGCTCATTTTTACCTCGTATATGTCATAGTCAAGCTTGTCTAGTATCATTATACATTCTATGTCATGATACTCGCCATCCATACAAACTAATCTATCACTCATCCTTACAGATTCAACGGTTTTCCATCCTTTATCAGTAAGAACTACGTCTCCGGGTATAATACACCCTGTCACATATATAAAATCGTCAAACCTATTGGATTGAGGCATCTCGAATATCTGGACAGGAGCGTCAATAACACCGCCGCTAAACGGGAATCCAGCCAGTTGCTTATTCGATTTAGTAGTCCCCAGTTTATTACCTGACTCAAGAAAGACATCACACAGCATACCGCTATATTGCCCCGACTCAAGAAGATCGTTCTTATGCTTGATAGCGTACTCAACCGGGAACAGGTTCTGGGATGAGCTTAAAAAACAGTCATCGATCGTAAATGGATAGAACATAGTATGAGAAGTGTACGCAACCCTATCTTTTGTAGATAGTTTCTTCCGTTCCTCATTAAGTTTATTGGTGCTAGCCTCGAAGTCTGTGGCGTCAATCTTGATCTTATTAAGCTTCTTATCATCAGGTTTTCCTAAATAATCACCCAAACCTATAGTTACCTTGACACCAGAGTTTGCCATTTGTCCCGGGACAAACATCGCCCATTTCCGTTCTTTCCATGTTTTTCCTTTCATGGCTCTACGGTTTAGGATATCCCAGTCCATGACCAGAAGGTTATATGTCTCGGGATCGGAGAACATCTCTTGAGCGTCCTTAGACAACTCCACCTCACCACCGGTACCGGCCAAGATAGGACTAAGACGCCAGCCATAAGGCGTGTCGTAGGATGGCATGGCGGCCGTGTAAGGCTTCTTTATCGGACCTTTGCCTACCTCGTCGAAAATAGCCGTAGCCGGTGTCAAACCAGCCGTCTTCTGCGTGGAGGTCTTCCTACCCATGTTGATGTTGGCTATAGAGATAATGGCATGGATATCACGTACACCATTGGACATCCTCTTGCCTAATGTAACTCCCGAACTCCAGTCGGTCTTGGTTCTGTTGATCCTGAAAAAAGGATGCACATGATCAAGACCATACTCACAATACTCGCCGATATTGGATAAGTCACTGTCGCTGAATCCTACTACAGAATGACTAAGACCGATAGTCATCGTAGCGTTCATCTGGAGAAGTGATGACATGATGGTCGTATTATGGGATACGACAAAATTGGTAGTAAGAAACTGATGCGATTTATTATCGACCTCAATACAAGTAGCCTTATATTTACCGTAATAATCTATATCATATATCCTAAGCCTATCGTGAGTCTTAGATATATACATATCGTCACCATCCATGACACAATAATACCCCATAGACCAAAATATTTTCCTTACAAAGGATATAATATACTCGCTTTTATAAACGACCTTAAAACGATCGTCACCGGTATTTATACCGCAAGCGATCTTCATAAACGATCCTATGAACAACTCTTTCTGTTTTCTGGATGAATAAATGACATCATCCATCTCCTTCTTGCTTAGCTCAAAGATCCTGTCGGTAGCTCCACAAAGGAAGGAGGCGGCCAGAGACCCCATGAGCTGGGGCGATATCAGCCACCGCCGCTCAGGGAAATCTACCGCTTCCCCAATATCTATAGTCATTTTGGAGAAGTCAGAATGGATGATACCCATAGTGCTCATAACCTTATAATCACCATGATACTTGACTTTCCACTGGTGCTGCCCGCAACACACCACGCTGCGACCGTCCTCAAAGGTCACTTTGTACGTATCAACGAATCCCTGAGGATATACGCCCACTATAGTCGTAAGCTTACCATCATCACCATATATGATATCCCCGATATCGGCGAATCCTATTTTCTTAGATCCATGAGGAGTATATATCAGCTCCGAGTCCAGAAGAGCCTTGCCAAAACGACGAGTACCAAACATTCCCAATCCTTTCTTCTCCATACGGGCACGTTGGTACATCTCGGCGAAAAACCATTCGTTATCACGCAAACGACTGATCGCTGGCACACGCTCCCCGTTTGGAAGATCCTGGAATACGGGAAAGAAATTAACATGCCAATAAAGCCATGGAGGGATGAACGTACCATTGATAGTCACCCCGTACTTGACCTTATAAGCCTCTTCCTTAAAGAACTGCTTAACATCGTCATCCTGATCCTCCCAACCGAACAGATCGTTCCATACAGGAGGATTTTTCATGTTTACATAAAATTCTGGACTCGTACTTAGACTCATTTTATAATATCCTTTAAAACAGACTCGATTCCACCAGAAACCTGACCCTTACGTTCCTTTTTCTGGACATTGCTTACAGACCTATATACATCCATGATCCCACTTTTCTCCATATAAGAATCATTCCAGGTATTTATCTTATCGATTAATTTTGATATGAAGTCAAATGCCCTTGCCATATCCTCCGGCTTCTCCTTATCCCAAGGATGTTTATCAATATAAGTCTTAGCGTCGTTTATGGCTTTAGCTATGACCTCAAGATTGTCGTTCACCCGATCAGCGTCCTTACTCGTCGACTTTCGTCTTCCCTGTGGCATTGGCTTTCATATCCTTAAATTCGTTATACTGTTTCATAAGAAGCTCATAAGATTGAACAACCCCGATCTTACTTACTTCCGTCACACTCATGTCATGGAACATATCCTCAAGCTCCTTGTCAGCATATCTAAGACGTTCCTTGTCATCATAAAACACGAATCCAGACGTTCTGTCTTCTATAATACTCTTGGCGGTGGACGCATATGTCGTGTCTAAATCCAGATCCATACCGAAGCTGGTAGCCAACTGGATTATAAACATCAACCTAGAATTAACTTTCACAGCCTCTATATTCAACATCTGTATCTTATGAGTCATCTCATGAAGAGAGACGAAATTCTCCTCCTTTATCAACGATGATGATTTAAGGGCTATCTTCTTGGTTCTATCCTCAATCTCACTATAAAGACGCTTGCTCTCACGTTTTATAGCCAGCCAATGTCTTATATGAGTATCTGCTTCTTCTTTAAGATAATCCCTGATCTCTTTCTTAATATCCTTATCCTCTTCCATTACGCATTGTAATCGTTATTGTTTAATTCAATCTCATCACTAATACTTTGGTCTATAGACCTCAATAGATCTCTGGTACTAACATCCCGCAAGAAGCGTACATTACCACCATTAGCCCTAGCAACTCTCCTTAAAGCGGAGTAAAGTATATCACCCAGCGAATATTCGGGTAACTCACGGCAACCGACTTCCATAACAATAAGAGCATGGATACGATCATCTATCGTACTTCTTACGGGACTTCGCATAGTATTTACTTATAAGCTTCCCCTATAATACGTAGCGGGAAATGTTTGAAATTACGTTCAGGATCGTCCTTAGTATAACCAATAAGAGATAGATGTTTCTCAAAATAACCTTCCGTGTATTTTGAGGTATCCAACGTCATCCTAAATATAGTTCTATTCTCATTGTCAGGATGTTTGTTATATGAAACGTCTCCCATACATCCACATCCAAGATGATGCTCCTTGACATGGAAACCATCTTTATGGGTGATAAATAACACGATTTCTATCTTATCACCTATTTTCTGATCAAAAACATTTAGATAAAACTCGCTCTCGTCATCCGTAAGTCCTATATCAAATGCATCGTTAGGGCACTCGATATTAAAATCGTTATGATCGGCGGTTATGACCTCCATAGCATTCCATTTGGCTTTCTCTCCTTCTACGAATTTCAACGGGCATACCTCAGTCTTCATCCAAGCCTTCTCCTTGATAAAACAACCACACAACGAGCAAGCCTGCCTACCCATCAATCTTTGCAATATTACCTTAGCAGGTAACTTAAAGAAAGCGATATTAGAAGAGTTCTTAGGACATTTCTTACATAATTCAAGACGATTCTTATACCATTCGGGATAATCTTTCTTATCCTTAGGAATCCTGCCCAATAAACTATCTTCCCAAGCCTGGGCTATTACTTGGGCCTTACCAATTGTTTGCACGATAATTATTTTTTAAACTGTTTTTGTTGAAAATCCTGTAATTGTTCCCATGTCATTCCATACCGACATTGATACATAGCCTCATGGTTATCACGTATAAGAGGATCTCCGTTCTTTAACCCATCCATATCCTCTATTACCTTAATCTTCTTATCCAGACAATCAAGCTCAATAGGCATCCTTCCATCCGGATAACGATTACCTTCCTTGACAAATATCCGGCGTATCTTATCACGCCTTACACGCATCTCACGAAGATTGCATATAACGTATCCGATAAACGGTATTCTGATAGATATATTGTCAGTATACCTAGCTAGATGATGGATGTAAGATACGGATGCTTTCATGCACCACTCTACCTGTTGTTTGGTGAACTTCCCATCAGATCTTCTTACCACCTCATCAACGATATCCCTATCGAATGAAATAAGATTCCTACCCATCAATATCCAATTTGTTTCTCTTGAATACGAATCCCATTACACGGGTATCATCACCCTCCCCGTCAAGAACGAAATAGTTACGTAGGCTTCTCATCTCAATAGACAACTCACGGGTACGGAAATTCCCGTTCTTCTTGTCCACCAGGAAACCACCACGCTTCAACTCATTGTTAAGGACAGCGATGTAAGACTCCTTCTGCCCATGACAATCCATGTACTTAGCCCTGGTATCATCAGAGTATCCGTAGTTGATGTAGAAAGAAAGTAAGTTTATCGTCCTTTCGGTGATCAAGCTTCTACCCTTGGAATCCAGATAGCCGTTGTATATCCTTAAGAACTGCTGGATCATATCCAACCTAGTATCGTAAGGCGATGCGAATACGAAAGCTTTTCTCTGCTCGGCCATACAAAATTAGTTTTCGACAAAAATACTTTAAAAAAATATTATTGTCAACAAAATATGATATAATCAGTGTAATATATGCTGACTAACATGTATTTACGAGAATCCAAAGGGAAAATGCTAGTGGGATAGAACGAACGAAGCCATGTATGTCTACGGCTGGCTGCAATAGCAAGGGCAGTGAAGTTAACGTACGCTACGCACGTGGACGGAGGGGGACAGCCTTATCCTGCCTCACAGTATGCGACCACTCCTTTTTCTTTTTGGCTTCTTATCATCCCATGACATAGCCCAAGGCATCCAAAGGGGAAAAGGTTGGTGGGGGACACGCTGGGACACCCAGGGTAAGGCTACCGCCGTCATACCGGACAATGCCGCCAGAGATTCGCTATTGACATGGAAGGCGGTAGAGATATATTCGCCTGCCGGAGCGTGAGCGACCGAATACGACCTTACCTTTTTCCCTTTGGATTCCTTCCTCCCAAGCTATGGGATATAAAGCCAAGGGGAAATGGGAAGCCTTGGGGCGATGGGGCCTGCCGTAGAAGATACGGACGGCCGGAGCGTGAGCGATCGTACAAGACCTCGCTTTTTCTTCTTTGGCTTTTTCTCCACCCGATCCCCTTACCGGGATCCCAGCTTCCGGTATAGAATACGGCTTATACCAGGTTTAGCCTGCGGTATGCTACCTGACGGCACCATACCTTGGCGGTAAAAAGCAATGTTTTATTAAATAGAGACTTTAAGTGGAGTACACAGGAACTCGACGTCAGGAGAGGTTCTGTGTACGGATAGAGATATTAGTAAGTAAAATATATTTATAGAGTTAATTATATTTAATAATATACCTATTAACGCGCGCGTAACAAGTAGGTTGAGAAAAACCATCGTTCACGCGCACAGCGTTTTACGGACATCACCTACCCTCCTTAAACAACAAATGGGCGACCTTCACAGGCTACCCATCCATCCGAATAACTTGTTTCGTATTGATGAAACTTGTATATTCGCAGCAAAAACTTAAAAAAAAATGTCTGGAACAAAGATAGCACTTTTACAGAAAATGAAATCAAATTTCGATAAGATTCTTACCGAAGCATATATCCCAAAAGATATACAAGCAAAAAAAGATGAGCTTGGATGCCTAAGGCTTCCGGCAGGATCACTTGTCTGCCCAGTAGATTACAAACCTGTAACTAATAAGGACGGGAAGAAGGTTACGGCTGTAAAATACTCGAACAAGAAAGATAATATAAGAGGTTCCGGTATGGTTATAGAAAAGAAGTGTAAGCAGGTAACGGCTTATCTTTCTATCATAAATGTCCAGAAGCATGTATTTTTAAGAAATAGGATGAGAGATGGTTACCGTGACCGTATCGAGATCAATACCGATGATTTTATAGATATCCTATCCGATGGCATAGCTTATTTCTGCTACAGACATGTTATAGAGAACTGCCATGAGGATATAGACTATCAGCTAAAGACGCTTAAGGCCTATGCCGAGGGCGAGATAAGAATAGCTTTATCTGATATCATGATCTACTCGTATAAGGCTAAGAAGAATGAGGATACGAAAGAAATATTCGTAGGTAAGAAAAGATCCGTATACAAATGTCTGAATAAGAATTTAAGCTCAGACGAAAGACGGAATATGGCTAACAAAAGCCGGAAACTTGATCGGGTAAGAATCCTTTCCAAGATAATATTCAGGGCCAGAACCAGAAACGTACATCATATATACAAAGTAACTAAAAGAAAGACAGTTAAGTTCAATGTAGCATACCTTCTTAATGAGTTAAATAAGAAGCTCATAGGCATAGGTATGCGTGAAATATCTCAATCCACTATATACAGATACATAAGCATGTTCTTAGACATGTGTAAGAAGAATATATCCGATTTGTATGACGAGGTAAAAAAATACAATGGAATAGCGAATACCAAAGACAGAAAGAACGTAACTATCGGATGCTTAAGACTATTATACAAGGGAAAATATATGCATATCCTTATATCGACAGAATACATAAAAGATGTATTTTTAGGAGAAAAATCTTATGAGATGAGTAAAGCTGGATGATTTGAGTATCAGATATAAAATTTAATATTTACATATTATTCACATTTATTTTTAATAGTTAATTATAACTATTCGTATCTTTGTACCATAAATTTAAAAGATATGGTAAAAGAGGATTTTAGAAATGAAAACGACCTCCTTCGTCATATTATGACGGTGGATAAAAACGTAGAGCAGGGTCGTGCCTTGAAGAAGATTTTCACCACTAGGGAGAATCTGTTTATTACCGGTAGAGCTGGTAGTGGTAAAAGTACGTTCATGAGACGTATCGTAAAGTTCTTGGGTAAATGTGTTATTGTAGCTCCTACTGGCGTGGCTGCATTGAACGCAGGAGGGCAGACCATCCATTCGTTTTTCTCTATAAAGAACGATCCTTATATTCCTTCTATCGAGAGAGGTATGTTGTCTAATAAGGTGGATGTAAGTCCGTTTATGAAGAAGAAGATCAAGAATCTTGATACTATCGTTATCGACGAGATCAGTATGGTAAGACCTGATTTGCTTGATGAGGTGGCTGACGTACTTAGACAATGCAGGCGTAGCAAGGAACCTTTTGGTGGAGTTAGGTTGATTATGTTTGGAGATCTATCACAACTACCGCCTGTGGTGACGGCGGATGATTTTATCGACAAATATTATGAGAGCCGGTTCTTTTTCTCATCAAAGGCATTAAGAGCGTCAGGATTCTCGGTCATTACCTTCGAGAACGTATTCCGTCAAAAAGATCCTCAGCTTCTTTCCGTACTTGAGGATATAAGATGTGGGGTTATTACCGACGAGTCAAGACAGATATTGGATAGTAGGGTCAAGTATCCGGATAATATGGATAATACTATAATTATATGCTCAACTAACAAAGAGGCGTATGAGATAAATAAGACTAATCTTGATAAGATCAATAATAAGGTATTTAAGTTCGATGCTACTGTATTCGGGGAGAAGCCTGTAGCGCCCTGTGAGGATGAGCTTATAGTAAAGGTAGGAGCTAAGGTCATAATAACCAGAAACGGCAATGGATATGTCAATGGCTCGATGGGTATCATAACCAGCATAGATACTATTGATGAGACGATATATGTTCATCTAGATAACGATACTGAGGTGGAGATAACCAAAGAGAAGTGGGAGAAGATGAAGTATAAGCAGGTAGATGATTCCCTTGAAGGCATTTCTTGCGGCTATATAATACAATATCCATTGAGGTTAGGATACGCTATAACCGTTCATAAATCTCAGGGAATGACTTTAGATAATATATTCGTAGACATCAGCAGAGCCTTCGAAATAGGACAGATATATACCGCTCTTTCAAGATGTAGGTCTATAGACGGGCTTTATCTGAAATCAGTGCCTAAGGAAGATATGGTACTGCTAAGCGATAAGATATCTGACTTTATAGAGAAGGTGGATGAGAATGAGGGTGTTTTGAATCCAGAAAAGATATCTGATATCGGTAAGGATATGATCAAGAAACAACAGGATTTGTTTAATTTCGATGAATACGGATTATAATGGCTAAGAAAGAACTTTTTTCAGACGTAGATGAGTTAGTATCATCTTTAAATAAAGAGCTTGGGGAAGGCTCGATAATGAACTTCGGCGATGATAAGCCTATAATATCCATACCAAGGGAAAGCACTGGTTCTCTGTTGGTGGACAAGGCCCTCGGCGGCGGATGGGCGGTAGGTCGGATCCATGAGCTGGTCGGGATGGAATCTTGTGGCAAGACCATGATGTGTACGTTAAGTATGATCGAGTTCCAGAAAAAGCACCCCGATAAGCTGGTAGCTATAATAGACGTGGAGAACGCTTTCGATATTGAGTACGCTAGGAAAATGGGATTAGATATAAACCGGTTTTTGATCTCCCAACCAAGCTACGGGGAGCTGGCTATTGACATCACAGCCAAGTTAGTCGAGTCCGGGAAGGTCGGATTTATTGTCGTAGATTCTGTAGCCAATCTGGTACCTAAGAAGGAGATAGAGGGCGATATGGAAGACAGCAACATGGGATTGCAAGCTCGATTGATGTCAAAGGCTATGAGAGTTCTTACAGGGATCGTAAACAAAAGCGACTGTGTTCTGGTATTCATCAACCAATATCGGGAGAAGATCGGTGTTATATACGGCGATCCTAAGGTAACAACCGGCGGTAACGCCCTTAAGTTCTATGCATCTATCCGTATGGAGATGGCGAGAAAGAAGGTTATAGTAGGCGAGGACGGATCTTCAGTAGGTCATGAGGTTAGGATAAAGGTGCTGAAGAATAAGACAGCCGTACCGTTCCAGATAGCCGAGACGGCCTTGTATTATGGAGTTGGGTTCGACAAGGAACTTGAACTTTTGAAGTTATGCGAGGAAACTGGTATCTTTATCCGTAAAGGATCATGGTACTGGTACGGGGATGTTCGTGTAGGGAACGGAGTCGATAATACGTTAAGTATCATGAGAGATAATCAAGAATTGTGTCAAGAGTTAAGAACTAAATTGAATTTGTAATCATGGCAATAGGAGTAAAATTTGTAGACGTAATACCATCCAGTGTAGAAAACGCTGTCGAGGTTAAGAAAGAGGATGTAAAGAACTATCTGTTCGTAGGTATTCCCATGAGTGAGTTTATCGGAAAGAGATATGAGTATGAGGGATTCATATACATGTGCCTACAGGGTGTTACCGGTGGTACGGAACTTGGCGGCGATATAGCCATAGCCGTATTAAGACCAGTTCGGCCAGCGACAGGGCAGGCTTCTTATCATTTGGTGTCGTATACACCTCTTACGTATACGAGATCTGATGTAGCGATATTACTTAGAAATGGCGATTTTAAGGTTGTTAAACGAGACGATTGTAATCTTATCTAATATGGGAACATATATCTCGATAAAATCAACGGTAAACGCATTCAGGTACGGTATTGATCCTATACCTGAATGGTTCGATAAGATATCTAACAAGACTGATGAGGTTGATGTTATGGTTGAAGGGAATAAGGTAAAGGCATTGGATATAAGGCTAGAAAATGGCATTCTACGGGCTTTTTACGGTTATTATATAGGTATGTATCCGGATAACTCAATACAGGTGTTTAGACCGGAGGATTTCCATTCATTATATACGTTGAAGTTATGAATATATCAATAGGTATAGATCCGGGTATAGACACCGGAGGATTGTCCATGATCCCGGAGAACGGGGATATTAAGGTAATTATGACTCCAAGGATATCGGTTAAGGGGGATATAGATCTTAGGGCTATATCAAGCTTCTTCCTCGATGCCGCTGACAAGATCCAAGAAAAGGGAGGCGGGACGCTGGCGATCGCCGTCGAGGACGTCCATAGCATCCACAACAGCTCGGCAGCCAGCAACTTCACCTTTGGCGGGAGACGCCGGGAACCGAACGCCCTATTCGCTATGATGGTGGAGATGATGGAGCGATACGGATCTCACCCGGATGTTAGGTTCATGTTCGAGGAGGTGCAACCAAAGACATGGCAGAAGGAGCTTCATACGACAGCCGATCGGGTGTATACGGCGGCGAAGTTAGACACGAAGGCTACCTCCATCCGATGTGCCATGCGCCTTTTCCCTTTGGTTTCTTTCGTGAAACCATGGTCAGGAAAAGGAGTACAACCTACTAAGATACAAGACGGCATGTGTGACGCTACGCTTATAGCCGAGTATATTAGACGTAAGTTTAAACTATTTTAATACTATTAAGTATTTATTGTATTTGTATTAATATAATTATGATTATATTTGCGATGTAATAAAAAGTTGTTCGTTATGCTTATAAGATGCTTGTCGAAGTCATTAAATGAGAAGTTGGGCAAATTGGAGACGGTGGTTAAGAACGCCGGTTCCAACTCCCTTTATAAGGATCTTAAGATAGATGTTGTCAATAATCTGGCTTATATCACTTCCGTAAATGCCAAGGTATGTGTTATAGAGCGATTGGAGGTCGAAGCTGACTCTAACTTCTCTTTCTTGGTAGAGGCAAGCTCTTTTATTAAGTTCATGAAAAAACAGAAGAATTGCGAGATTACGATACTGCTTTCGGATAAAAAAGATCAGATAACGATCCGCTATGCTTCTGGTGAGTATAGTTGTCCGGCTTTTGATATCAATACATTCCCGCAGGTACATAAGATACTTGATGGAGGAATTAAGGTTAAGATGAGCGATTATGTTTCGGTTCTTAACAAAGCCAGCGATTATACGGAGGTAGATGACTTTTATCCATGCATCGAGAATGTGGTCATTGATATTGATGATATTAATATTAATATAGTAAGTACGGATAGAAATACTATTTACAGGTATTTTGTCCCTAATCAGGATAAGGTAGAGAAGATGTTTATCCCGGTATCGAACGAATCTGCGATATTGCTTGATAAGCATATCGATAAGTCATCGGATATGTTGTCTATAAAAGTGGACGATACTAAGACTTATTTCTCTACGCCTGATATGGATATGTATGAGACCCATTTTGAGGGTAATTATCCAAATTGGAGGTTCGTGGACGAGCATTTTGTCAAAACAAGTACCTATGTCTTTGATAAGGATCTACTCGTCCAAGCCCTCCAAAACAATCTTAAGGTAAATGAGTTCGATCATTGCAAGTTGATATTTACCGATAAAGGATGCGGTATTATGTCAGAGAACCCGTCTTCCGGTAAATCATGTAAGGAGAGACTTGCTTCTTTGTCTTATCATGGTGAAGATATTATATGTAACGTATTATGTGGAAGATATCTTGGTATTATAAAAAGCGTCTCATGTAATAGGGTGGTTATCGAGCATGATCATAAATCTCATTTCAATAAGATTTATGGGGAGGATAATAAGAATGAGTATTTCTTATCATCATCAATTATTGTTTAATTTTTAAATATATATAATATGGGAGTTCGTGAAAATTCGCTAGGATCTAATAATCACTACTTTAAGATAAGTGGTAGTGGAGTTCTTTATCAATCATCCAAGGAGCCTAAAGAAGGTTATGAGGAACATGTGAATGATAAGACCGGGGCTGTATCTTATTGGAAAGTATTTTGGAATGGTATAGAGGGATATTTATCAGATATTGAGATAAGGGAGGTTGACTATAACGGGGCAAAAACTAAATACGTAGCTATAAAAATAAGCGATGACGAAGGAAACTATATTATAAATGTTCCTTTGATCACTCAAAAAGGAGGTATTAATAATTATGTTAAGTCATTGGTGAGATACTTGCCTAATATTGATCTAAAGCGTAAGGTGGTAATCAATCCAGCTCACGCTAGGAAAGGAGATCAATATGCCCCGGGTAATTTTTTTATCTCATATGCTAGGGAAACTCCTGATGGAAGGGATGAGCTTATACAGCAATATTATAAGAATGGTCAGAATGGATGGCCTGACAGAGTTGAGAGTACTGATATAATGGGGAATAAGAAGTTTGATTATACTGCCCAAGATGCTTTCGCCTATCAGGTACTTAATAAATACATTCAAAGCATTAAGACAGATGGGGTGAAACCCGCTCAGTCGGCAAGCCAAAACAACGTTGGTGAGGCTACAACGCAAACGCCCCCACCGTCATATCAGCCGCAAGCCCAGCCGCAGACGCCTCCTCCATCATACCAGCAGGCTCCGCCTCAGACAGCCCAAGCTCCTTCTTTTGGAGGTCAGCAACAACCTCCTCAATATCCTCCTTTTGGAGACGATAGTGACCTACCTTTTTGATTAACTAATTGAAAATGAATAATTTAATGGAAAGTAATTTTAATATATCTACTAAAGTGAACCGTGTCTCGATGCCTACCCAAAATAAGGTAGATACGGTTATGAAGAACTTAGGGCATCGACCTTGTGTAGCGTATTCCGAGGAAAAGAATATGTATTATAAGGATGGAGAATGGGTAGCGTCAGATCTTGACGCTACTATCTTACCTCTTAGGGAGATGTTCGAAAAGACATCTGATTTGAAGTTAGGATTGAAGATCGTTTATTTAATAATAAAATTATAGTATGGCTACGATTGAAGATATCAAAAAACTTCTGGAGAGTAAGTCATTTACATCAGCCAGAGATCTTGAAGAATTTGAGGAAAAACCGGATGATAAGCTTGATGAGGTTCACATGAATTGCGATCCAATGGTAGGGATAGTTGAGAAAGATGGTAAAATTTTTCTCAACTCTTTAAAATTCTCTAAGGCATGGAACTCATTGGGGAAGGATATTCCTATCAAGCAAGGTAATGCCTTCCCGTTGGGTCAAGGTGATGTTCTTGATATAGACACAGGCATATCGGCCTCATTCCCGGATGATACTGTCGGGATGGTTATGATGCTCCCATCGTTCACCAACGATACAGGCCTCACTTTGGTAGGATCACCGTTCGTTTTCTCTAATAACGAGAATATTACGATCAGAGTCTCTAATGTCCGTAAGGATATAGCTATAGTCGAGAAAGATAAGCATATAGCTGAGTTAATTATAGTCGGCAAGATAAAGGCCGATATTCGTAGAACTTATAACAGTAATAAAGATGTTCGGATTGAAGATAGTAAAGAGTAGTTATATAAATACTCTAAAACAGGATCTTGATGAGGCTATTAGTTATTCAAGTAGATTAAAAAGAAATTATGAGGATGCTCGTAGTAAGATAACGGAATTGGAGGAAAAAGAAAGATATCTTAATACGCTTGTGGATTCTCTTGATATGGATATAGAATCCAAGGATTCTCATATCGTTAAGATGGGGAATGAGCTTAGTAAATCAAGAGATCTATATAATGAGTCGGTGAAAGAGAAAGAGACTCTTAAACGGGCTTATATGGATATCGAGAAGAAACATAAACTATCATCTAAATTACTCGATGAGGCTAGAAGAAGGTACAAGGAAATAGAGGAGCAAAATAAGGCTATGTCAGATCGTATCCAGTATCTGGAAAATCATATTGATCCTGAGGCTTTAGATGGTGATGTGTCTGATGAGGTTATTGTTGAGGAGGATAAGATGGACCCTAATTCAGGTCATATCGATATACCTGAAAATAATATCTCTGAGGTTACTGGTACCGATGCCGGCAATGACGTAAATGTCGAGAATAAAACTGAGGAGAAGAAGAAATCTAAGAAACGTAAAAAGACTAAGAAAAATGAATAAGATCTTGTTTTTCTTGTTAACATTATTTACCTTAGCGGCTGTCGGATGTAGTACATCTAGAACCTATTATACGGAGTACGATACTACTGATATATCTTATGTGGTGGATTCCATAGTATCTTCCGGAACCGTGATGGGCCAATGGAAGGAGTGGAAGTTTACGCTGGATGACGGCCGGGTCGATAACTTTGGTTTCACCGCCCTGTACGACGCCAAGGGAAAAGCTAGAGGGTCAATACAGGTTAGGCAAAGATCCGATACGTTTAATATCAAGATAATAGACTATCATAAAAAAGATAAAAAATGAGTTACGGACTAGGTTACATACCATCACCAGCGGATGATAGGGACGCTATCATGAATATGCAACATGAGGCTGTTCCTGATGAGTATAAGATCAATAATGTCGATAGCGTGGTAGATCAAGGTTCTTCCCCTATTTGCGCAGCCGTAAGCCTGGCTGAGATCCTTAACTGGAGAAAAGCTATAAAGGATATCAAAAGACCAGCTAAAATATCTCCTTACGATATATATGATCTGAGAGAGGATAAGGACCAGGACGGGATGGTTCTTCGTGATGCTATCAAGTCTATCAAGAACGTAGGCGTAGATGGGGAGAAAATAAACAGTTACGCTAGGATCATAGATCCGGTATCAGCTAAGGTAGCGTTGATGCTGAATGGGCCTCTGGTTATAGGTCTGTATTGCTATAATTATGGTAATCGGTTCTGGCAAGGCCAAGGACAGAACTTGGGAGGCCATGCCGTTATCCTCACCGGCTGGGACAAGGCCGGCTTCGTCCTACAGAACAGTTGGGGGGCGGGATGGGGTAGGTCTGGTGTAGAGACGTTCCCGTTCGATGATTGGTGCTATATGCTAGAATGTTGGACAATAGTTTCATAACTTTACTATATAAACTTCGAGAAATTCCGTCCCACATCCTCTTGTGAAAGACGATGTGGTATATTTAGGACCCGTAGCTCAATCGGTAAGAGCAATTGGCTCATAACCAGTAGGTTGTCGGTTAAAGTCCGGCCGGGTCCACAGTTGGATTAATAGAGTTTGTCATTAGATTTAGAGTTTAGATTTTGTTTGATGTCCTTGTCCGGGAGGATCGGGACATATGGATCCGAGGATCATTGGATGATTACCATAATATTGGAGATGCTGGTTCGATTCCAGCCGGATTCGCTAAAATATTGTTTGGTAATTATATACAATTTATAGATCTTTGAATAAAGGGGAGTTAATTTAACGGATAGAATTTACGATTCCTAATCGTAGCGTGGATAAGGGTTCGATTCCCCCACTCCCCACATGGTGTTTTCTTAAACATATTCCCGTAGGTCGGTAATTAACGATAACCGGTAGACAGCCTACGGGAATCAATAAAATCTTACGTGCTTAAGATCGCTTTCAGTTCTATTTTTCGTGTGTAATCTATAGGAGGGTAGCACGACCCTCCTTTTTATAATAACTATTTGGGATGGATATTAATCAGATAAAAAAGTACCTGCCATCAGGATGGGATGTGGTTGATCTAATAGATCACGGCATAATCGATCTTGATATTATGAACGGAAAGATGATGGGTGAGTATGTGGCTGTGTTGATGATAAAATCTTATGATAAGACCAATGGTCATATCTTAACCACTTTCTCGTTCCATGATAAAGATATGGATAAGTTGAGGATGTTGATAGGTAATGCTATAATGGCGGTAGGATATAGGAATAATCCTCTTAATGGAGATGGGAACACGGCGATCAAATAAAGGTGCTGAATATACTGAGAGAGGGATATTGAATATCCTTAACAGACAGTTCTTGGTGTCTCCTAGATGGATTATAAACAACTTATATGTCTATAACTGGGAGTCTGATTATCTGGCTATAACCAGATCTATGTACGCTTATGAGGTTGAGGTTAAGATCTCGCTTGCTGACTACAACAAGGATTTCGAGAAACAGGAAAAGCACCAAGTAATGCAAGGCTGGTTCGAGGTCCGGAAGCAAGCCCTATACGAGACCGGGGACTGGGTCAGGTACGGCCGGCCCAACTACTTCTACTACTGCGTACCGGATGGGTTGGTTGATCCTAAGGACATACCTCCGTACGCCGGGCTTGCTTATGTTTGTGGCAGGAATTTGAGAAAGGTCAAGGACGCCCCTATCCTGCACCGTGATAAATTTGATCCGGAAGCCTATAAGATGGCTGACAAATTCTACTATAATTGGTGGAATGAGAGACGTAAGGCTAGACAGATAGAGGGGAAGGATATGAAAGACGAGTTCAGGAAAAGCATGAAAAAGGTGAGGGAGAAGATAACCGTCGATGCCAAGATAAAGGCGATGGAGGCGTTCTGGAGCGTCTGCGATTATGCCTACTGGCCGTACGGGGGAAGAGGGGTGTCCGGAATGAGACCCAACTGTTCCGCTTGTGGTGAGGAATGTAAATTACAATGCCCGAAGGGGAAAGAGTTTAAAAACAAGATAAAATGAGTAAGATTAAAGATTTATTGGCAAGAGCCATTTCATTGGCATCAGAGCAACCTATGAGCTACAAAGAGGTAATTGAGTTACTTGATGGTATAGATACGTGTAAGGTCAAGATATGGCTGGAAGAAGGGGCTAAGCTGCCTGAATATGCTCATAAAGAGGATGCTTGCATGGATTTATTTGTTAAGGATATAGAACTTGACGGTGGTAGGATTATATATCATACCGGTGTACATGTAGCATTGCCGAAGGATTATGAGATGGAAATCCGTCCACGTAGTGGTTTTACTAATAGCGAGCTAATTATGCAAAACGCCCCTGCTACTATTGATGAAGGATATAGTGGTGAGATTATGATAGTTCACAGAAAAATGGATAGGCATAGTCCTTATTATTGTAATGTCGGTGGTAAGGTAGCTCAACTTCTTATTCGTAGACGGGAACGTATCGTATGGGAAGAGGTAGAGTCATTAGAGGATCTTGGAAAATCTGATAGAGGTGACAATGGATTTGGTAGTACAGATAAGATAAATAACGAATGATATGGGAAATAAAAATACATCACTCCACTACTAATGAAGGCTTGAAAGAAATTGACAAACAAACAAATCCTGTTATGTATGGATGGAGATGCCCTGTATGCGGGAGGGTGTATTCAACTTTTACATCTATGTGCGTTTATTGCGGAAAAAATAATAACGTTAATCGTATTATATGTAAATCGATATGAGCGGGAGAATTAAGATAAAGCCTAAGAATAAGGATAAGAAACCTAAGATCGATGTATTTAAGGTGATAGAAGACAGGTTTAAGAACATGAACGAGCTTCGGGATATGATCGACATGGATCCAAAGAAAGGGCTGGGCGGTGGTAGGACGGGGGAGGCCCGGAAGGACGAGGTCTCCCTCCTTCCCTTGGGATTACACTATCCTTACCGTTACTCGATAGTTACCATGAAAACTTTTCCCATAGGCATAAGATTCACATCCCGAACAAAGATCAGTTACTATACAATTATCGTTTAATACATAATCACCATCCCAACTTACATAACTTTCATCTAAAACCTGAGTCTGTAATTCAGATCTGTAAGTGAAATTAATGATCTTCCCAGGATCTTTTATCACCGTTACAGGAACAAAATTAGTTATCCTATTCCCGTATATCACCTTATTAGCCAACTCGCAATGCATACCCGAATTATATTGATACGTAAGGGTTCCCTCTATAATACCTCCACTTATGCCCAAAATAACATTGTACTCATTTTTCGGATTTAGATATGATATCTGGCCACTTATGCTTATAGTTTTTATCTTCTTATCGCGATATATATCAAGATAAGATCCGTTAAAACCAGGTTGATATGGCTTCCCATCAATATATATATCTACAACGCCAAGACACATATTCTTGTTTATATTAACACGGTAGTGGATCTTACCGGGAGAAGAAGTCCTGCGCCTAAACATACCCCCTCCTTATCTGAGGGTTAAAATACCCCCCCCCATATATTCAACTTCTTTATTCATAATATGTTATGTTTTAATTATATCGAAAATATAATAAAATTAATGAGAAGGTCGTGAGGGGACGATGAATGGATTTGATGGGGATATAAGGGATATGTTGGGATGCGCATCACATGTAGAGGTATGCGGGATTGCGGGGATATGAGGGATATGAGGGATATGCGGGATATG